CTCCATTGGTGTTTCAGCATCTGGACAGTATCAAACAGCATTCGGACAAACCACTTATCCTTATTATTCCTCTGATTACGGTGTGACCTGGACCGCCGCCACCGGGTATACAGGAGGAAGTTCGTACCTATACGGTTCCATTTCTGCCTCTGGTCAATACCAAGCCATGAGCGTCTTTAGACTAGGTATCTGCACCTCACAAGATTATGGTCGTACATGGACCTTGATTTATTCCAACTCAAGTACCTCAACCAGTTATAATTGGTGTGCCATGTCGGCCTCCGGTCAATATATTATCATTACCACTCAAGGTCAGGGATATTACATCTCGAATAATTATGGTTCTTCGTGGACACTTTCCACAACTATAACCGCCAACCTATATACAGTATCGGTTTCCTATTCTGGTCAGTACATGGTCGCGGCGGTCTATGGTGGTGGAATCTATTACTCCTCTGATTTTGGAACCACATGGACGTACAATTCAACCGTGACCTCTTTATTTTCAGTGGCCATGTCATCCTCAGGACAGTACATAACGGCACCACAGACGAGTTCTGCCTATTACTCCATCGCGGGAATGACCTTTGGATCGATGACGGGAGCCACGGGAGTGTTTGGAACAGTAACCTCAACCACTTCCTTCCTCGGTCCCATCGGGAATGGTACCGCCAATATCGGTAACTTCTCCACGGTGAATGGCTCCACCATCACTGCCACCACTTCCTTCCTTGGTCCTATCGGTAATGGTACCGCCAATATCGGTAACTTCTCCACGGTGAATGGCTCCACCATCACTGCCACCACTTCCTTCCTGGGTCCTATCGGTAATGGTACCGCCAATATCGGTAACTTCTCCACGGTGAATGGCGCCACCATCACTGCCACCACTTCCTTCCTGGGTCCTATCGGTAATGGTACTGCCAACATCGGAAATTTCACAACGGTGAATGCCGCCAGTCATATTGCCACCACTTCCTTCCTGGGTCCTATCGGTAATGGTACCGCCAATATCGGTAACTTCTCCACGGTGAATGCCGCCAGTCATATTGCCACCACTTCCTTCCTGGGTCCTATCGGTAATGGTACCGCCAATATCGGTAACTTCTCCACGGTGAATGGCGCCACCATCACTGCCACCACTTCCTTCCTGGGTCCTATCGGTAATGGTACTGCCAACATCGGAAATTTCACAACGGTGAATGCCGCCAGTCATATTGCCACCACTTCCTTCCTGGGTCCTATCGGTAATGGTACTGCCAACATTGGAAATTTCTCCACAATCAATGCTACCTACGTCAACATTTCTTCGGCTCTGTATTTACCTTCCGCAACCTCTTACCCACCCGTCCTTACCGTCCCGTCATCGACTACTTACAGCGGTGTTACTACTAGTGGTTATTACTTCAACATGGCCGGATTGAAAATGTATACAGGATTCTTATCATTCAGTTCTACTTATGCTACTGCTGGAAATAGCAGCCTCTTTACCATGACCTACAACACCAATGTTTCATTCACTACCGTATATAGTTCTATATTTTACATCAGCTATGCTGGATTAAATAATACACAACACATAGTCGGAAATACTTCGACCACCATCGCCACAACGTCCACCAAATTTTCTATTTATCAAGTTACGACCACAGCAGCAAGCAGTATGCAAATTACTTTCACCATTATAGGCACCTAATGAAAAGAATCTGTTAAATAAAACATGGAAGATCAAATCCGGAACACCTACTACCAGGCCTTTCAGGATCTTTTGGAAGAAAAAATAAAGAGTTCATCACCAGACTTGGACTGGCTGACGCGTCTATACACCGAGATTAAACAGCGACTTCAACGTCTGGTCCGTCCGGAGTCTCCTCTCTGGAGGGAGATGGAAGAAAACCTTGATCCCAGCCTCTTTCATCAGATGATGGAGTATAAGGTGTATAATTCGACAGACGTATCTCGTCTTGTGACCTATGTCTTTGACCTGTGTCTGCGTCTCGGCGCTCCGGCCCGTGACCACACCACCAAGGAACGTCGTGATAGTCTTTTAGAAAATAACTCACAAGATATGTCGTCTCTCGTTCCTCGTTTCATCCTTCTCGCAAATCAAACCCTGGATGAGATTGAACTTGATTTTGAAAAATGAATTTCTATTTTATTTTCACCATGATGAATCAAAATAATAGGACATCATGACAGAATGTCCGGTTTGTTTAGAGGAGTGTCGTCAGGCTACTACCACAAAATTGTCCACATGTGGTCATGAAATGCATACCGTCTGTGTCAACCAGTTAGTCGAGCATCATCATGTGAATTGCCCACTGTGTCGTCAAAGGATGAATTGGAGACCTCCTTTAGAAAGGTGGACGTGGTCTCACATCGACTTTGTATCTCTTCTGTTTTATGGATACCGGATCTGCGTTTTGTGCTGTCTAAGTTTTACTCTGCTTTTTTTCTACTCCCTGGCCCTTTTTGTCTTGTTCCCCGTCTCCTACGTCCTTTTCGTCTTTGCCTATTCGATCATTGTCCTCGTTTTTTTCAAGCTATTTCATCGTGAGGACTAGATTTTATATTTTTACACCGACTCGGTGTAAAATAGTTCAAAATAAAATATAGTCTATCAAAAAAAGAAAAAATATGGAATTTCCCACCCTTTCTTCACCCACGCGTTCTACTCCGAACAAGGAAAACAAAGAAGGGCCGGATTGGCAGCGGTACCTTGGTCTGATTGAAAAGATTTATTATTACGAGAAAAAATCACAAACCCATGTCGTTCGCCTACAAACCATCGAACGATGCATGAATCAGTTTGGTATTTCCAATATCCGTCTTTTGGTAGTTCGTTCGGTATCCAATGGGATCACTAATTTCCTCATAACCCGCACTTTTGATGTGGATCATGTCGATCCCGTCACCACCCTGATCGGATTTGTGGGACACGTTTCATCAGATCCGACAAGAGGTATCGTTGTCTTTCGGGGCACCCAGAACGGAGCCGATTGGGCTACCAATATTTCGTTTCAAAAAGAAAATATTTTTCGAAGCACGCTGGTCGCCGATCCCAAGGTCATCGGAATCAGCCAGCCCCTCCTTCATACCGAGGCCTTCCAACCTCGAACGGCCGTCCGCGTTCATCAGGGATTTTACAACATGTACACCAGCAATACCGGTTCTCCCGTCAAGACCAAAACCTCTCTTTGCTATTGTAAAGACCTCTGTAAAAGCCACCTCCGACCACTCCCCGGCAACACCAGCAATGCCCGTCTCGGTGTCTGTGAGTACATTCTTCCCTTTTACAGTAGCAAGATCGATGTTCCATGTCGCCCCGGTTACGAAGTCAGCATGCCCTGTTCCGCCAAAAAGCCGTCCGGTGAGTCTCTCCAGCAACAACTCATGTCCCTCCTCCTCGATTTCAAAGGATACGCTAAATCCATTCGACAATGGACCTTTACCGGTCATTCCCTCGGTGGTGCCCTCGCCACCCTTGCCAGTATGCATCTCGCAATGATCGATCCCAATCTTGTCGAGGCGGTGTACACGATCGCCTCCCCCATGGTCGGGGATGGAGCCTTTCGGGAGTTTTACCACCATCAACTGGGCCTTAAGAAAAAAAGTTTCCGATTATTCCATCCTTTAGATCCAGTCCCTCGTCAACCAAGTATTCCCGTACCTCGTTTTGAGATCGGTCTCGGATACCGAACGGTAGGCACCGATCTTCGTCTGAAAACAACCCTTCCCTGTTTCGCACCGTTGGATCCTCTCAAAGAAGATTATCACTCCCTGCATTGTTACCGCCAGTCGCTGTTGTCTCTGCCTCCCAAAGCGTCTCCCACACCTCCCGCACGCCGACGCTACTGGCTCCGTTCTATGTGAGCGCTTGTAAAATAAGTAGAGGTTGCGATATTTTTTGATCCTTGCTCCCATACTAAAAAAATATAGTGATGGATTCCAGTATTTTTAGGGGGCTTTGGGCCCTGGTAGGGAACGATAGTTGTTCCGTGGGACACGTCATCGCCCGGGATAGTCTCGACCAACCAATGGATCTTGAGCCCTCCTCTTGCGTCAGGGTCCACAAGGGCCAGTGTGTACCATGTACGGGGTCGGTGCGCAAACGAGACACGGGGAAGACGGGCGGTCTGACGAGGCGTCATAAATTTTCCTTGAAACACACGGTGTGTCTGTGAATAAATCACGTTCATATTGTGTATTTATCTTATAGTTTTGTAATTCCTTCAGAATATCCATTTATCCATTTACTGGGGGTAAGAATGAAAAGAGGATACCTCGAGACTGAAAAATCTTATTGTACCGCTCCACAATGAAGGTTGGACTTTTCCTCACTCGACAAAAGTGATCTTCTAGCTTGAGAATTTCCTCCAACAATGCAAGAGGCTGGATCGGCCGATCCGTCTTTTCGAGAACAAATACGCCTCCTCCTGTAAAAATAAGATGCAGTGGAAATTCATACTCCAGAGTCGTTATGATGTCTTGAAGTGTTGGGAAATCAGACCGGCATGGGGACTCGTGAAGGGGATGGGTATGAACAAGGATCCTCTCCTTTTGGTACGGCGTACCCCGTTTCTTGACCGCTCGTAAAACCCGTTCCATCTGGGATCGAGAAACCATCATCTCCTTTTCCCATAAACCTCTCTTATTCGTTCGGACCAATAAACCCATGTACTCCACCGGAGAATGACGAACCCTGTGTTGGATCCATTGCCGATCCTTCTCACTGATCTTCATTACGCTCTTTCGTTTATCTCTGTATGATTTTTTTTCTGTCTGTAAAAGGATCTAACATTTCAGAAAAGATTGTAAGAAAGAATAAGTTCAGTATGAGCTATTATCACCAGCTACAGTATCTGGATGATCTTTACCACGTTCACCGATGGAAAGCCTGGTGTCAATCACTTCCTTCGATCCGATGCTTGGTGATAGGCTCCATTTCTTATTTAACGATCTGGACGGGGATTTTGGGAATGGTATTTTGTGCGGTGCCGAGTACGGAATGGCGAGCAAGGTGTCATCGATCCCTGGCCCTTCAGAGTGCGGTGGGTGGATTTTATCTTACACATGTCTATCCGCGAGTGTTGACGGTTCCGTTTTGTAAGATGATCATTCGTCCACCGATGTTGTGGTTCACGGACTTTTTTTCTCATCACATCCCTTTGCTGCTTGCCTACCACAAACATCCAGAGTATTCGTGGCAATCTCCTCAATCTTTATCAGAATGGGTTTGTTTTCATCTACCTCTTTTATTCTTTTTTCTCTTCATGTCTCCTTCTCAAAAATACCACGTCTCGGCCAGTCAATTGATTCAAATGCTGAGTATTTACTTCTCGATTCAGCTTTATTTCGCGTGTCCTCTGAGTCTCTGAACAGCTTTTCATTGTAGATTCCAAGAACAATGAAAATAGATCGATTTAACCGAATCCACGGGGACCGGCATACGAGGAGGCGCTGGAAGGTCCACAGCTGCCTCGTCCAAACGAGTTGGTATGGATCGGGGCCGCCCGCTGTTGCCATTCCCTGTGGCTGTTTTTAGCCATCAGACGGGATTGAAGCTCCGTCCTTTGTTTCATCACATCATCGTGAAACGTCTGATTGGCCAGGTCTCTGACATCCATCCCGCCCAGATCATTGGGCTCATAGGGTCCTGTGATCGGACCGAACCGTGTAAAATCAATCTTGTTTCGGGTGAGGTAGTTATACTGTGTATGGGCGTCGACATCATCATAAAAGAAACGAGGCTGACCACTTTGTGGATCGACGTAGGAACGGTAGGATGTTCCATAGCCGGTGAGGCGCGGATCATAGACCTCTTCGCGACGAATATCGTTCGCAAAGGGGTCCCGGCCTCGAAGCAGGTACTCGGAGGGGTACTGTGTCGGATCGTATTCTGTAATCATCATATTCCCACGATCATCCATCTGACATCCGGTGGGAAGGTGAGGTTGAGTAAAGGAGATTCCGAGGTTGGACATGCTCGCATCTGTTTGATTGACCTGAGAACGCGTATAGACATTGGGTTGAAGAGGAATGGTAAAGAGATTCTTGTTATATTCCTTCATTTCTGGCGAGTATTGGCACGAATCAGGTGCCAGATTGACCGGGTAATTGTACTCAGTGTTCTGAGGATAGTAACCGGGAGCCGTGTCCATAAAGTTGGAGACATACTGCTGCCTGGTTTCTACCGACTGACCATACTGGGAGTTGTCGTATTGTGGTGCGGAATATTCCTCCACCATGACATTGGCTCCGTCTTCTCGCTCGACCTGGGAGATAGGAATCCTCTTCGGAGGAGGTGGCATCGGTCGAACATGTTGCTGCTGCGTTTGTCGGCCAGTGGAAGGACGACAGGAATACTGGTCGAGATTCTTGGCCTTTTTCTGGAGAGGAATGTCCTTGTCCCAGGTCACATATCCATTCTGATGCAATTCCTGTCGACGTTGGTCATTGATCTTGAAAGGCACCACAAAATCATTGGGTGACCATGTATCTGGATCCCAGATAGGAGGAGGAATCACCGGCATGATGCGTGTCTTGGGATTGGCTCCCCCTACCAGCTTCTGATTGAGACTTGTTGTCATCTCACTGATCGGAAGCTGGCCCGCAGGATTACAGGGAGGACACCACAGACCTGATTGCTGGACATCAATGGGTGTCGGATTGGACAGGTGTCCTGGAATTGTCAGGGGAACATTCTTTTCACAAGAATTATACAACAACATATTCTGAGAAGACGACGACGGAGGTCGAACTTCAGGACTCGCTTTTATATTGGAAAGCGAGGTGCGACCCACAACACGGGCCATGTCCATGGCAGAGGGCAAGGGCGGCGCGTGGTACGATTCCTTGACGGGGGAAAACATTCGTTTATAACAGGCAAAATATAAAAGGATCAACAGAACAATGACCCCGATCAAGATCAGGACGTACATGTTCCACCCGTACATGAGGTAAAGAAAGAGAATCAAAAAGATGATGATCCTCGTGATGCAATTAAATTGTTCGGGGATGTCCTGGTGAAAATCAGGCAAGAGATTTGTCATACAAAACAATTCTCGCCAGTCCTCGATCCAGGCTTTGGTGACGTGAGGTTTCGGCTCATCCGATGGATGATGCTTGGTCCTCCAAGATCCATTCATATCATAATTCCGCGTGTTTTTATTTCATTCCTCTTTTTTTTTTTCTTCTTTTTTTTCTTGACGACAGTCTGTTAACAACAGCCCGACGATCCGACGCGCGAGGACCGATCCAAGGCGTCGTTTATCAGAAGGTCTGATCTCGGCCAGCTGTTTCTCCACCGCGTCAGGATCCTCGATCGCCCGTTGAATCAAGTCACAAAGCGTCGGAAACACCCTCATGATCGCCGGCGCGGTGTCCCTGGACAAGCCCGGGATGGAGGCAAGAATATGGGACCATAAACAGTGGGCGTCCACATCCCGCGTCTTTTTGTATTTTCCCATATCCAAGGACGTCGCCGTAGTCGTGGCTTCCTCCTCCACCAGATGAAGAGGCGTCTTGACCAACTTTTCCAAGACCATTCTCAGGCTTCGCACAAACCCGTTCCGATCTCGTACCTGGTAGACCAGGATACGATGAATGCTCTGAAGTCTCAAGAGAGCATTTAAAAGGGTGGATGTCATGGTAGGCTCAAGGGAGAGCAGGTCACCTTCGATCCACACGGCCACGCGACAGGAAGGATGATCGACCATCATTTGTTTCCATCGTTTTCTCTGATCATGGTATCGACCATCGAGGAGAGACTGTCGAAGATCCGTTACGGTTTTTCGCTCAATGAGGAGAAGAGGTCGTGGCGGTGATTCCTTTTGTTGGATCAAAAGATCTCCGACGGTAAGAGATTCAACACGGCTCGCCCATCCATCTCCTTCTTCATGACCTCCCATCATATCTCGAATCAACCCGGCTTCTCTCATATCCAGGATACATTCAAGCATGATGCGATGTGATGAGTGTGTTTTCCTAAAGAAAGACATGTTGCTAAGTCATGATGGAATAACAAAAGAATGATTTTTTTTTTTTCAGAAGGAAAAAAAAAGAAAGAAAATGAGAGAGATTGAGATTGCGATCCACTTGTCCTCGAATTCGCCTCCGGACGAAATCAGAACGTCGCGGATTCTTCGTCCACTTTTACAGCAATTTCTTGCCAACCTTTTTGAGGGAACGGTCACCATGACGAAGCGTGTTTTTTCTTCTATTCACAAGACGATCCTACACGACTGGAAGATGATCATTCAGAGGGAATGCGGCATTTGTCTCGAACCCATCCTCTTGTACTCTCGTGTTCAGATCCCTCTCTGTCGTCACGGCTTTCACCATGATTGTATGAACCGCGTACTGGAACATGGATTTGATTCCTGTCCGGTCTGTCGTCAAAATTTTTCTTGAATCGTCCACCTTGTAATGATGTGATGATGACGACTTAAAGGGAAATATTCCAAACCATGTTGGCTTGAGACCAATTTTTTTGATATTTTACACCTTTGAACATTTAAAACGCCGATTTTAAATTTTATATTTCATCGATCAAGGATAAGAAGTGACTACAATTTAAATTCGGTGTTTTAAATGTTTAAAGATGTAAAAAATAAAATGATAGTTTCAAGGTCACGAGTTTGTTGTTTATGTTGTGGAGGATTCTTCGACCACTTGTTCTTCTTTTTGTTTTGATCGTGCGCTTTTGTCGAGATAGTTCTGGAGAGAGATCTGAACTTCGGGAGAAAGGGGTTTGGACGAGGTTTCGATCATGGTCTTGAGGAATTGGGGGATTCCTTCCGGAAGAATGACTTTACCCTCGGTATTCTCTAACACCGGGGTAATTTTGGGAAGGGTGCGAAACGCCCTTCGGTCTTGGATGGTCTTTCCCTCCAAAAGAAAATTATAATTCATTGGCGGTCGTGTTTATTAGACTCGAAAAAAAATATCCTAAAATATTTTTTTTTTATTCATCAACGCTCACAAGCATGTCTAAAGGATTTCGGTCCCGGTAAATAAACAAAGATGAAGAGAGACTGGGGTGTGATTATAGTGCGTCATGTGGTTAGCGAGCTGACCGATCGATATTGGCAAATCTCGTGGAAAAGAATCCAGCACTATTACCCAGAGACGCCCGTCTTGATTGTGGATGATCACAGTGATCCCAGTATGGTCTCACCCCTTCAAGAGGAAAAGAATATGCTCGGTATTATCCAGGTACCCCTGTGTTGGAAAGGACGGGGAGAAATCCTCGGCTACCACTACTTTCTACGACTTCGACCGTTTTCACGGGCTCTGATTCTTCATGATAGCGTCTTCTTAAACGGGATCAACCTGCCGAGTCCTTCGAGTCTACCTGTTCATTTTCTTTGGACCTTTCCTTCTTGGTACGACGTGGATACGGAGAATATTGCCCTGCTCTCCTGTCTCCATCATGCCGACCAACTTGTGGCCTTTTATCTGGACAAGACGAAATGGCAAGGCTGTTTTGGGGTCATGTCCATGATGTCTCTCGATTTCTTGGAAGCGCTCCACCAAGAGTATGGATTTCCCGATCGTTTATTGCCCTCCATTCATGGTCGGGGTGACCGATCCAACATGGAACGTGTCTTTGCATGTGTCTGTAGCTACCATCAACAACAAACAAAGATTCCCGCCCTTCTCGGAAACATTTATGAATACGGTCCAGTGGAAGTCACCCTCAAGGCGTGGGAAGAAGGCAGGCTCGATTCACTCCCCCTACAAAAAATCTGGACCGGTCGGTGATCTTGTGGGAAGAATGGATAAAGACTTCTTGATGTTTTGAAGGCCAGTCTACGACCGGAACCGGGGTAGTCTCAGTTTTTTTTTTTTTTTTTTTTTTTTGAAAAAAAGAATGAATCCAAAATTCATCCAATACGATGGAATCATGGTGGAACAAGGACATTTCAAAGAATTTGATTACGGAGACCTTTCCTGGCAGGCGACGATGATTTCTACCAAGGCAGCCTCTGTTTTCAGACCCACCACCTGATCCAAAATCCTGATACGACCATTGGTAGCATCCGTCTCACACACCACGATCGTCGGAAATCCACTTATCTCAAACGCTTCCATCACATCCTCCGCAAGATCCCCATTCACTTTAACAAAGGTCATGTCATGAAATTGTTCTCGCTCTGACAACGCCTTGAATAAGGGCGCCATGACGTATAAAAGTCAATCACCATTTTCTGCTCCAGGAGGGTCGACGCTAAAGCCTGTAAACTCACCATGGAATCCACCTCCACGATCATCTTTTCTTCATGTCTCCGTCTTGTTCTTAAATCAACGAGGAAAGAAGGAGTTTCCAATCCTCGCGAACGTGGGTCCAATCAAACATGGTATCGGCGTACTTCTTTTGTTGTTCCAAGAGAGTGGTAAACCCGTTTTCTTGGCGCATTCGAAGGATGGTTTTCTCCAAGGCGGTTTTGAAACGCAGGGTGTGTTCCGCTTTATCTTCGGTGTAAGGATAGAGTTGAGCGAACCCACCCGTGGTGAAGGGAAGGACTCCATAACTGGAACAGACAATGACATTCCTCGCAGACATGGCCTCAATCGCGGCAAGACACGCGGTTTCGGGCCAGATACAGGGATAGGCAAAGATGTCAGAGTGACACAAGGCCTCACGAATCGTTTGATTGGTGACCGCGCCATGATACCGTATCTTGGGATGTTGACGACATCGTTCAAAAATCTCTTCATACGGCTTGTTACGATCCGTCCAGCTCTGACCATACAAAGAAAAACTGGAATAAACATCGAGCTCTAAATACGGATCCGTACGAGACAATTCCTCAAACACCGGAACCAAAATTTCCAGTCCACGGTGGGGTGTCGTATGATAAATCAATCGTATGGTTCGTTTCGAATGAATAGGCTCCTTACAATCGCCACAGATCCGGATCGGATAGATCGCATTGGGAAGAACCACTCCTTCTGAAAATGGTACTCCGAGGTACACATTAAACATTTGCTGTTGCCAATACGAATTGAACACAATCTTGTCAAAACGCTTGCGTGAGGCCGGGTCCGCAAGATGGCTACACTCCTTATCATTGGGCAGATCTTGGAGCCAAAGGATCCGTTTCTTGTCAGGATTCACTTCTCGGACCCGACAAGGAATAATCTGGAAATGGTCTAAAAGCTCCGAAGGAAGATCCTTGTACAAACGTTCCAGCATGAGTTCACTACCACCCTTGGCTTGTTGATTAATTTCGTTTTTTTCCATTTTTTTTTTCTATACGGTTTCAGTCATTAAATGGATTTACATGGGAAAGAAAGAAGAAAAAAAGTCTCAAGATGTAAGAAGAAAAAAAAAGCAAAAGAAAATAAACATGTCGTGGAAGTTAAAGGCCTATGTGATAACTCTTCCCCAAGATCAAGAAAGGTATGATGGGTTGATAGAAAATGCAGAGACGTATGGTCAGCACTTGGATATCATTCGCGTGGAGGCGTTATATGGAAAAAATTTTTCAGAGAGTCAACGAGGAAAGATCAACGACGATCCTTTCTTGCGGTACATTACGACGCCTTCTATTCTTGGGTGTGGGGCGAGTCATTTGCGGGTGTTGGAAACTTTTCTTTACGAAACCTCTGATCCGTACTGTCTCATCATGGAGGATGACTGTCGATTTATCCGAGATTGGCGAGAGGTGGCGGTACGTATCAAGGACAGCAGGATTTTAGAGGAAGAAGAAGGGGTGGATGCGATTATTATGGGGGGAATGGGGGTCACGGCGTATAAAAACCTGAACCAAAACTGGCTGAACCGTTTTCTCTTTCCCATTCCCACCCAAACGGTGAGGGAGGACTTGAAAGACCTCTTGACACCTCCTTCGATCTGGAGTGGAACATCGTGCTACCTCCTTAACCGCCGAGGCGCCACCGCCGTGCTCCAACAAATGAAAGGAAAACTGTACTATCATATGGACATGTGTCTCCATGGTCTGGCCCGGCAGAAACATCTACGAGTCTTGTCCATGTTGGAGCCGTGTTCGACGACGGTCATTCAGAATAGTCATAATGCCGTCTCCTTTCCCTACCTCCTTCAGAGGGCACTGAATCCATTAGTGGGTGAAAACAACCTGTTGATCCTAGAAATGTCGGTGTTGCGTCTTCATCAGGAACTAACGGTATCCTTGTATGTTTTTTTCTGGGCGTTTCTTATGATGCTGACGCCACCCTCTCACCAATGGATATGGTTTCTTATTTCTCTTTTTCAGTACTCCAAAACCCAATCCCCATGGGACATTTTTTTCATGGTTCAGAGCCTCTTGTGCTGGAAAAGTTCCGTCTTGTTGGATGGTTTTCGGATCCTTTGGTTGAGTCTATTGTTGTTATTCCTGGTGGTTTTCCTTTTTATTAGCTTGGGTCTTCCCTGGAAAAATCGTTAGTTGGGTTTTTTTTTTCAACAATTCTGAAAAAAAAGAGGGGAATCAAAACCTTTTTGGTTGTGAGACGTCATCTGGAAATAGTTAACTATACTCGTTCGCTGGCACAAAGAGGGTCGCCGTCACACTGATCTGAGTAATGGTGGAGGTGGTAGCGGAAGGTGCGGGGATGGTGAGGGTCCATGCCGAGGTGGTGTTGGACACATTGGAGGTCGTCAAGAGCTGGCAGACGGGGAACTGAAGATCGGCTGTGTCGGCCTCAAAGTAGGTGGCATAGCCCGTCTTGACAGTCACGGATTTGGCGGAGGGGGGAGACACCACGTCAAAGAGCGAGGAGGGGAATCCACCAGAGATGACGATGGTGTCCTTATCGGGACTGTTGGTGTCCGTGAGGGTGGCGGTTAACTGAATAATAGTTCCTTCCTCGGTGGAGCTCACGTTGGTCTGGACGTACGCGTCGGTGATTTCCTCGGTATTATTGGAGGTGGTGGTGTAATACACATGGGTATTGATGTCCTGGTTCTTAGAGGCTTGGCTGATACCGTTCTTACTGGTTTTGATCACCAACGACTGCTGAGGCAGGGGAGCAATGGGTCCAAAGTACTGGTTTCCGGGAAGTATGTAATTACTGCCCATGATCGATCTCTCTCTAACCCTGTCCAAGATATTTTTTTTTTTCTAAAATTTTTTAGGTGTGGAAAGGTCATAGACCGCGAGTCCAAGTGTTGACAAAACTAAAAGCAATAATACTACAATACAACCAATCAATACACCGATTTTGACCGAGGAGTCATTGTTTTCAACAGGCGGTGTCTCTGGTGAGACAGGATTGTGAATATCGAGAGGAACCGGAAGAGGTGAGTAATAAGAAGGAGGAATCGGTGGTAGCGAGGTGGAAGGTGGAGGTGGTGGCGAGGTGGAAGGTGGAGGTGGCGAGGTGGAAGGTGGTGGTGGTGGTGGTGCGAGGGTGGTGGTGGAAAGGGTCTTTACGGCAGGAATCACATCCAGATTCGGGTTGTAGGGATCGGTCGTGAAAAATTCAGTCGTGGAACGACCATTGGGCCAGTATCCAGAGTTGATTTCGTTATTTTTATTGGGTAGGATGGTGGTGGTTGTCGAGGACGTGTTCCCGAGACCGTTGTTTTGAGAACGAGAGACACGCGTGATGGTGCCTGCCTCGAACACCACAAATCCTCCGGCACCTTGAGGGGATCCCCTTGAATTCACCTGAATGGCCCTCTCGAACTGGCTGACCCTGTTAAAGGGGTACATGGCCATTTTGAAATACCCTCCTTCCCCAAACGTATTGCCCCACGAATTCCTCACCCACCAATACGGCACCATGATGTTTTTTCCATCGGGCGCCTTATTGATGGTATACGCCGTGTTGGAAAGTACGGCAGGAGAAATGAGGGAGGGATCGACCGCGGCCTGTCCCCATCCCACCACCGCCACGGCGTGCGCTCCAAGAAGGGAAAGGGGAGTGGCCGCGGTGGAGGCCAAGGGGCACGTATCGGCATCCTCCGTGGTGAATCCGGTGGGTATCTGAAACGAATTGGTGGTGCTGATTCCTACACATTCAAGATAAACACCCTCTGGATTAAGAGTCGTCTTAAAGTTGCCTTTATTATTGGTAAGGTTGGAGAAAACAAGGAAACATCCGACCACGGTGCCGTACTGAAGAATATGTTCCTTGATATTGAGCTGAAGTATTAGGACATTGGCATCATAGACGGGATCCGTCACGGAGAATTGTTCGACATTGCGAATGGTATAATTCAAGAAATCACCGGATTCATAGCAACCACAGCTGGGAATGAGAGCATTCATCTGATCGGTGGTGGCACCCGACGTGGTACACAATGAATTATTCGCACACCACGAATAATCCACACAGACGGAGGTAGAGAGACCATTCTGAGCAATCCACTGAGAAACGTACGCAATGTCCCCCCCACCGCATTGAAGCGAGTTAGGAAATGCGGCACCGGCAACACCAGAAGTCGTGTTCCCAGTAGTGATCGGATTGGTGGGATTAGGATAACAGGCAAGAAGATAGGTCCAGCTGAGATTGGGATTGGTGGCGTAATTGTTGCTCACGGCAAATACGTCGGCCACGGCGGTGGCCATGGAATAGGCCCAACAACAACCACATGAATACTGCTGATTCATGGATCCTCTTGGACCCGGCTGAAAGATGGCATATTGACCATCGATATCTAAACGATAATTAATGGGTATATTGACCGCTCGCGCCAATTTACGTCGAACAGGTTTTTTCTTAGGTAATCGAGCGAGAATAATGTTGGTGTTGAGAGGAGGGATGATCAAGGACTCACCGGACATGGGTAGGCCATTTTTTCCAATGACCTCTACACGAGTGGATGTACGTGAGGCCAACCAACTTGAAAAATCAATATCTCGCAACACCACCGCGGTCATTTTTACTCTTGGATGTGATTTTTTTTTTGTAAAATCATATCCTGGATTGTTTTCTTTTCTTTACTTGACAAAAGTACCCCATGACATTCCCCTCCCTTTACTATAATCCTTTCGACCCAACTCTACGATCTTATGATCTTGACAATATTCTTTCCAGGCTTTTGTTGGACCCACTGTATAAGACTCTTCCCAGCCCTCGGTATAGATCGTATCATCCATGATGACCAATGTCGAAGAATGCGCAAGACGAGAACTATTGTCTAAATCCGCCATGACAATAGAATATTCGTGACCCCCATCAATAAAGATAATGTCAAACGTGGTTTCTGGATGCTGCTTGGTATAAGTAGGAATCGAAATTTGACTATCCCCCAGGATCAGCGTGTGACGGTTTGGAAAGGTTTTATCAATGTACTCTTTCGCGACCTGTACATAGGAATGACTACCAATATCAAAGGACGTAAGCATCAGATTGTCATGGTCTCGTAGAAATAACTCGGCCGAATGACCGGCATTAAAACCAATCTCCATCATCGAGACCGTTGGATAGGAACGAGAATGTTCTTTAATGATCTGACTCAGATCCAAAAGCTGCTGAGGTACCTGTCCCGAATGACCCTCTGATATTATTTGACCCCGTTCATGAAGAAATTGTGTGATGGTACGTTCTGTCATTCTTGTTTTTGGTTATTACTCTGAAAATTTTTATTTTTTTTTGGTAAAAAGAAAATTGATTTAAAGATGATGAAACATAAAATAAAAACTTGAAAGGAATGTATTCCACACAGCTTACTGATTACCATCATTACGACGTCCAGAATCTGATTTTTCAGAGACCGGATCGGCATCATTCAGATCGTCTGCAGCGGGTGCGTATCATGACCCATCATTTGGATGGGACACGGGGCGACCTTATTTTATCCACGCCAAGGCTGCTATCCTATGGTCTACAGGAGCAGTTTGATCCAGTGGGCAAGCAGTTGGTGGGGTATCAGCTTCCTCTTGTGATGTGGGGAAGGAAGGGACCATCAGAGGAGGAGACACAATTTATCAAAGCGATGCATGATATCACAGAGGTGTGTAAGGATTTCCTGGTGGAGAACCGGGAGGAGTTTGACAAGCCCCATCTTACCAAAAACGAGCTGCATCGTCTGAATCCGTTGTACTACAAGATGGAGAAGGGAAAGATTGTGGAGGATCGGCCTCCACTATTGTACGCCAAGCTCAATGTGTACCGTAACGAGAATCAGGTCCAGATCCGAACGTTGTTCACGGACGAGATCACGAAAGAGACGATTGATCCGACACTGCTTCTCAATCGTCGTTGTTTTATCTACGGTGCGGTCCGACTGGAAAGCCTTCTTGTTGGCAACAAGGTCAGCATCCAAGTGAAATTATTCGAGGCGCGCGTCCGGTTACTTGATTCGGGATTTAAGAGTCTATTGGAGCCAGGGATGACGTTTAAGAAGAACTCCAAGACTCGATTACCAAACCAACACCATCACAGTGCTAGTACCAGCAGTGGAAAAAGCGTCGAGGAAGAAAACACTGCGACGCCGACAGACGAGAAAAAGATGGCGATCGAATCTATCTAATGGAAGTAACGTCTGATCTTCATTGTACAAGAAATATAGAAAAAGAAATGGTATTGTCTTTCTTTCTCTGCATGGTAATAAAACAGAAATGAACAAACCGAATCATCGACGTATCCAGCCGTTGATTAAGATGGATCATGGTAATTATCATATCGCCTTTTTTTTCGAAGCCTTGGTATCGGCGATGGCGATTACACTGACGATCATGTTGAATGATGGTTTGGCTCGTTACCTTCATGGTAAAAAAATAGTTCCCCGATGGGTGCGATATCTTTGTCACATTATAATTATTATGGTATCTACCCTTGTGACAATTTATTTGTTGTTTTTCATGTTTGGGTATGGTCACTCGCTGCGGGGGGTACCATCATATCCTCGTCCTCGTCCTCGTCGTTCACGGTGAAAAGCATGGAAAGACTTTTGAGAATCGAAAAGACACGGTAAATGGTCATTTCATATTCTTGAAGGAAGGGAGTGAGGAAACGAGAGAGAGTGAAAAAATATTCATCGGATTCGAGGAAATTCTGAATACCACCGGTAAAAGACTTATGAAAGACACGAGGAGCCAGCTTTTGTTGAACCTGTCGAAAAAGTTCAAGTCGGGAGATGAGTTCTTCGAGGTAGTTGGCGTAGAGAAACGATTCCTGAAGGATGGCGTCATGACTGGACCAAAAAAAGATGTCCTGCCAGGATTGATGAGGATGGGTCTTTTTACGAGGAAAGCAAGAAAAAGGAAACCCCTTGACCATTTCTTGACAGAGGTAGTGGTACATTGATTCCTTGGGAAAGGGAAAGGATCGGAGGAGGTACAGACGAGAGTAGGGGAATACGTATCGCACCCATTCTTGTAATAAATCATGCGTGATTCCTCCATAGTCCATGGGATCTTGACATAAAAACTCGGGATAACTCTGAATCACCTCTTCCAGCACAAACTCCTCACGTGGGAGCATGTGGGAGGACGACGACATTTTGGTCAGCCAACGACGGATTTGAGAAAGTGCGATCGACTCTCCTGTGTAGGGGAAAATATGCGTCTTGAAAATACTTTCCATGTACGAAGCATGAAAGATAAAGCCCAGGCCGGATGGTTTCGGATAGAAAGAAAAGAGGTGTGAAAGAGGAAGATCTTCAACGTCGTTCATCTGGGGTGTTGGGATAACCATGAGTTTTCTGGATTCGTAGTAGCGAACGCGACAGTTGCGAATGAGATGACAACAAAGATGAGTCCGATTTTGAATGAGGAATCGTAAGAGGACGGGCTCATCGCCCACTCCCCATTGCGCACACAGTCGGTCGTACAGGGCGTCTTTGCGTTCTTCTCGTAGAATACGGTCTGCCTTGATTTGAGAAATATCCGTCATCCAGCCGGAAGGACACGAATGAACCGAGGCGCCTTTAGAAAACAAAAGAGTGGTGACTTGAATCATGCGTTGACTACTAATCCGTTCTGGATATTTTTCTGCGAGACGTTGAAGAAGCGCCAGCGGAGAAAGCAGTGTCACTTTTTTATCTTTTTTTCCAGACATGAGGAGAATAGGTAGATGAAGGTTGACCATGGGGAAGCCGAGCCACCATCGAAGCTTATACACGCGATCATAGAGCAGAGCCTGAACCAGATAATAATGAAGGAGTGAAAACCCACACAAACCGATAAAGTTGACATCGGCCTTGTAAAGCATCAGCAGTTCCATGCCTTCTTTTTCACGCTCCCACTCCTGAACACGGATCATCGCCGCCCAGAGAAGAGGTGAAAAGAAGGGAACCCCGTCCTCGGTGACCCCGTCCGTGTTGGCACCCCGTTCAAGATAAGGAATCATCGACTGTCCTGTCATCAGACACGCCGTGAGGATCCCACAGTTCTTCAAGGCCATGCGAGGATAGTCCTGAAGAGACGATTCACTGTCCTCCAACAACATAAAATCGATCCCCTTCTTGATCGGAAAATCATCCTTAAAAATATCTTGGACACGCATCCCTTTTACCATCCCGTGAATTATTTTTTTTTTTCTTTGGTGGAAGACACAATCTCTCGAATCGACAATCCGAGTCGTCGACCATAATATCCAAAGGCTCTCTCGGTTGCATGCTCCAACGTATCATCCGTTCCTGATCGAAAGGTATAATGAAATCGAGCAATCAGACCCGTCCCACACAGGCGGTCCCACATCGCCTCCACAATGATCGGACGGATCGTAAACATGGTCCCCGCAAAGAAACACAAGTCGGAAATCCAATCGCTTTCTTCTTCTCCTTCTTCCGCAAACAGAAGAGGATGACCCCGTGCCGAACGGAACAGGAACTCCATACTTCCTTTTTCATAATAAGTACGCCAGCACCGGTTATACGTGTTCCGTAACGGATACGAAAAAAAACAGTCCTTGGAACCTATCATACCGACATTCTCTTTTATGCTTGAAAGTTGAAGGTCCACCTGGAGATAGTCCATACACATGGACCGTTCGTTTTCAGAGAGTTTGGTATGAAGCTTGGTGATCCATGCAGGCTTGGTTCGATAGGGTAGCATTCGGAGTAAGAGCTGATACTGGAGGAAAAAAGGGAGGATGTCGCTGCCCGCGTTGGGGGAGCGAGTGAGGATCAAGAAAGGAAAACGTGGAGATAATTCATCGATCCACTGTTGACGCTCCTGTGAAGTGAGGGGCAAAGAAAAATTGATCATCACCAGGAGAGCCGACCACCAGGGTCGCGTTTGAATCATCTCTCGCAGTACACGGGGGTAAAAAACATGAATACAAATCACATGATCAGGCGTTGAAACCTCTGGATCGATGGTGGAGTGAAAGACCGTAAGAGGTTCAGATCGGAGGAGGTAATTGGTAAGAAGGGAAGGTGGGTGAAAAATACCACGCTGAACAACCAAACGACGATAGATCTCGGTAGAATAATGATCTGAATGCCACAAGTCCCCGTAGGCCAACCTTGCTGGATCCGAGTGGGCGTTCCCACTTTTTTTACCCCCAGCCCGTTCCCAGTGTCGACGGGCCATAGTCTCCGATGTGATCCGAGGCTCGCGATATCGATGACAAAAGAATTCCGGGTCCAGTTCTGCTTCCTCCATGGCAGATGTGTTTTTTTTCATGTAGAAAAAAAAATTAGATAGGAAATCTTCCTTAAAATCCAGAGTTCCTCTTTTGGTAATTGGCGTTGGCATAGTGCTCCATGGTCTGAGCTTTGCGGGACTGGTTGGCCACATTGGCTTCTTGCTGGAGGGCCAGGTCGTAAGGGTAGGTCTCGCAACGAGGGTACACCTGTGCTCCGTTGGGCGTGTAGCCATAGTTTCCAGTAATCGTGGGAATCTGGTCAAGCCCTGCCGTGCGGATACCTGATTCGTAACAAAACATATTGTTGGGATCTTTACACGACTCCGTGTTGGAGTCATAGATATCAGAACGGAATCCATAGGCGTCAAGATTGACATACTCCATGTACTGAGGACGGAGGGCATTCTCCACATCAACACGGTCCAGGGGTGTGTTGCATCCCTCGACCTTGGTATAAAAGGAATCGGCACACACGGGACGTCCCGTCAGATCCCTCCCGTTCCAGACGGGACACACCATCAGATCAGGGTTCTCAAACCGATCTGATTGAATCTTGTCCGCCCACCCCACATCGACCTTACATGTGCGAAGCGCTCCCTGAAGACTGATGGACATTTTTCTTCTTTCTTCTCTCTAATTTTTTTTTTTTCTTTTTTTTTTTACCTTTACCTTTTTTTCTTCAAAAATTATTTAACATAATAGTAAGTAAGTAGGATCAGCGAATGTTCAAAAAGCTGGTAGTACATCGTTATACTAATCTTCCCCCTCATCCTGGTATAGGTGACTTTCTTCGAGGAACCTTATGGCTTGAACATTTTTCTGATAAATTTGAGTATCGAGTGGTGGTGGATTGGTCTCAACATCCATGTCATTTTTGTTTTGAACCTTCCACGAAAGAGGTCTATTCTCACCTTCCTTGTCACGACTTGTTAAATTGTGAGTTTGATAATTTGATTGATCTACTGAAAACTCAAGATGTGGTGGTGGTGCGATCCAATTTTTACCAACCTTGGGGACTTGATTATAAAAAGGTGATCAGACCTGAAACGATCAAGGCGGTGCGAGCACAGATGACGCCTTCGTTCGTGATGAGATACCATATTCAAAAACAACAGATACAACTTCAACTGTTTCCAGGTCAGTATGATGTCGTTCATATAAGGATGAAGGATCAAGACTTTTCTACACTCCCTGACTGTTCAAGTTTGGAAGAGATGCTCTTGAGAAATCGACTACTTTTTCAATCTCCTGTGTTACTCTTGACGAGTTCGGCTCCCTTAAAAAACTATATCACCACCCTACAACCATTGTGGAAGAGTACCTCATCCAATCCTATTCATTTGGGTATGGATCCGGAAACCTTGAAAAATAATCAGCCCTCCTACGTGGAGGTATTGGAAACGATGACGGAATTTTTTCTTCTATCCGAGGCGCGACAAATCTACTCTTTTTCTAGCTATATCTGGGGCTCTGGATTTTCTCACCAGTGTGCCATTATTTACGAGGTTCCCCTCCGTCAATTCCAATTCATGATACCGGAACCTCCTTCTATCCAAAACGAGACCAAGTCTGAGTCGAAAAACAACAAGACTCTACCCTTTTCCAAGTTTTTGAATCCATCTATCCAAAACGAGATCAAGTGTGAGTCGAAAAACATCAAGACTCTACCCTTTTCCAAGTTTTTGAATCCATCTATATCACGAATTCTTAGGAAAATGAAATGATGTCCTTCTTCTTGTTTGAACAATAAGAAGAAAAATAATCATGCTTTTGATTGGTCTGGTCGGTCGAAAAAATGTGGGAAAAGACACTGTGGCCGACTACCTGGTTCGAGATCATCACTTTCATAAAACGGCGTTTGCCGATCCGTTAAAAGAGGTTTGTCAATCTCTTTTTCTCTTGTCTGATCACCAGGTTCATGATCCCTTTGAGAAGGAAGTGGTGGATCCCCGTTGGTCGAGATCTCCGCGTTCGTTGCTTCAATGGATAGGAACAGATCTGATCCGTACACATCTGGACAAGGAGTTTTGGGTAAAACATATGGATTTGCGTCTAGAAAGCTTGACTTCAGATAGCAGAGTGGTTCTATCGGATGTACGATTCCCGAATGAGGCGGACTTGGTGCGTCGACGAGGAGGAATCCTGATCCGCATCCAGGATCCTCACGCTCCTTCCACTTCTCATGATGATCATGCTTCAGAAACGAGTATGGAGGACTATCCGGTGGATATCGTGATTCAGAATTCAAAAGAAGCAGGATTGGAAGAATTCTATGCCAATTGTTTCCAACAATTTTCTTTTTTATGGGAGAAGAAAGAAGAATGAAATTATGGATGGTCTCCCCCAAGGACCGGCATTCGTTCCTTTCTCGTCACCCTTCTTGTTTATCCTTGGTGAAGGATCTCACAGCCGGTCCGGAAGGGATCCTTTTTTTCTTGTTTCCCTATCCTCGTCATCCTCCTATCGGTATCTCCACCCTCACCCCACTTTCTTTGTCCCATCAATCTCGTATTCGATTCCCTTCCTCGATGATCGGTCTACGATGGATGGACTTGCGAGATGTCTGGATTGATCCTCAGTACCAAGGCCAGGGATGGGGAACATGGATGATTCAACGTCTCTTCTCCCGTATCCGACGCCTTCATCTATGTGACCACCTCAAGCTGGATGTCTACCATAAGAATATCAGGGCGCTTCGTTTGTACCAAAAGAATGGATTTCAATCCATCCCTCATCTTCCCACCCAGCAATGGATTCAGAAGCCTTCTAATTTTTATTCCATCTACCATTTCTATCCCGACCCCCAACAATCCCCTGTTCATACCATGTATTTCTCCTTTTCATTAAGAACACGCCGCGCCGCGGTCCATGGGTAAAACCTTTTGAATTTTTTTCTTTCTTCAACAAACGATGGACAAGAAAAAAAAAAGGAGACATTCCTAATTCATGGTGGAGGAGGAAGTTTCTTTGGGAAACCGACGAAACGATTTGAAGATCGATGGATGGGACCAACGATACTTATCTTTGGAAACGAGGAAGAGTTTGGGCTTCATTTGACACCGATTCTCACGAACACATTCTTTGTAGTACGAATCAAAAAATGCGGCAAAGTAGAGGAGAACATAATCATCCACTTCATTCTTTTGAAAGGTCGAGAAACATCCCACTGTTGGTGAGGAGAAACATGGAACACGGAGCACCAGGACGTGACAGTCTTGGAGGAAAGCAAGGCGGCGCAACGAGGCCTTTCCACAGGGTGTGTCTCCCTGGGTGATGAGAATCACCCAATCGTCCGAGGTCGGGGGTTGTTTCTGGTGACAGACCTGAAATAGATAATGAATCAAGGCTACCAGGTACGAGTCATGATCGAGCCGCTCCACTTTTTTTTTGAATTGTGTGCGTTTAAAGATCTGACTGACTGAAGAGAATTGTTGTTGCTGGAGAAGATTATGACGGAAATCAGGAAAGATGTTCATGTAATCGACGAGAAAGAGACGTCCGGTGATTTTTGTGGGATCGAGATCAAAGGGCAGGTGAGCTCGGGGACCGACGCCAGGTCGGAGGAGAGGACGCAGATCTTTGGAAGGAAATTCGCATTGAAGAAGGAGTTGACGATATTCTCGAAGAAATGTCTTTCGCATATCTTCCTGGATCAGGGGCCATTCGTGATCCTGGTAAAAAATAGCGTCCAACTCTGGAAGAATTTTCATATTTCTTTTTTCCCTAGAAAAAAAAAATCTTTCTTCTATTTCTTCTTTCCCACGATGAATCTCCAATTAATTCCGATCCAGAGAATCACTGAAAATATCAATGCCCGTACTCCTAGACGAAATAACGGGTTTGGAAGAAATCCTTTCAAGAGCTTGTCGGTATATTCACACGACAATAAAATAAAGAGCGTCATGCTCAATAATACCACCACCATCTCATCACGGAGCGATGATGTCGCCACAACGACCGCTGCCACGGAAGGATCCTCCTTCTCCTTTTCCTTCTTCCCATTCGCCGTCTCTGTATCCTTTTTTCCATACAAGAGGAGTAAACTCTCCTGTTCCTCCTCCGTCGCGACAATCTTGTCGGTCGGTAGCTTGTCGATTAAATCCCCCATTATTTTTTTATGGTTCTTACTTTCTTTGAGTCTTCGTTCTTAACGGGTTTCATTACTACCATGAGTGGTAGTGATTCAGGTTTTGGTGGAACAAATGTACCGGGCGGAGGAATGAGAAGGGGTAGAAGGTGGTGGCACGCGGGGAAAAGAGGGGATGAGAGGAAAGGTAAGAAAAAGATTGGGGAAACAGGTGCTGATTCCACGAAGAGGAACCAGGATGAGATGTTCGATATCTCTTTCAGAGGAGGCAAAGCGTGAAAACTGTTCGAGAAGCTGGGGAAGGGATCCATGAACCAAGAGTACCAGTTTTCGAGACTTGTCGTCCTCTTTGTCGAGATCCTCTTCCATGACATCCGGAATCATGTGAGGGTCCGTATACAAGGGTCGGAGATGGTCAGAGGAAGTCACTCGCAAGGGCATGCAATAAATACTAGCATACCGTTCATGGTACAAAAAGGCAGAAGAGGTAGGCTCTTTTTTGAACCGTTCCACACACGTTTCTTCTCGCAAACATCGATCCAAGACGGTGTTGGGAGACTGTTCGTAGGTCTTGAATGTTTCTGTTAACCCGACCTGAGTGTCTCCTCGACGATAACCGATGCATACGAGGTAGTCGTCTGGAAACTGAGTCCGGAGTTGTCGGAGAACATGAAGGGTTCCTTTTCGAATATAATTCGATGGACTGATGTGAGTAATTCGTTCCCACCGGGCATTCGGACTCCACTTGTTATTATAAATCTTGTAGATGGAACACATGGAATGGAAAAGGAAACTACTATTTTCTTTCAAAGTAACGTATTTCTTTACACCAACCTTTTTTTTCCATTCATTTTTTTTTTCTTCTCTACAAGAAAAAAAAAAAGTTTCCCATGGACGTCGCACCCTTGACGCCTAAGAAAAAGGTCAAGGAGGAGGAGGAGGAAAAGAACGAAGAGCAGGAACAGCCTCCGGTCCTTACTGCTTCTATGAAGGTATGGTTATTTATTCTCCTTGTATGGGCCTTTCTGGGTGTTCTTGCCTTTATCACCTCGATGGTGTGTTTTATGAGGCAGGGAACGTTTATGGAAAAGTGGGTCGGCTTCTTGACAGCGATCTTTACTGGACCCTTTTATTGGCTGTACTTTTTTAATATTGGAACCGGCTATTGCGGTGATATTCAACAACAACAACAACAATCACCACTACAAGAAGTCGTCCTAAGTTCTTCCAAAAGAAAAAGTCGTGGTCTTAACAAAATCGAGATAGGGAAATTATAGGTACACCTTCTTGATAAACAGTGCGGCCAAGATGCCGGCGAGGATCTGAGCAAGAAGAAAGTATAGATACTTGGGATGGAACCCGTCATAGATCATCTTGGCACAGGTTACCGCGGGGTTGAAATGACCCCCTGAAACGGTACCAAAGGCAAAAATCATAGCGGCCAGTGCGATTCCGATGGCCAAGGGTGCATTGGAAGAAAAGGATTTCTTGGTGGGATCAAAAGCCAAGGCGACGATGATCACCAAAAATAGAAAGGTTCCGAGGAATTCTACCCCTACCTGCCATACCACCGGAGTTTCACTGTGACGTGACGGACTCATTTATTAGAAAATAAAAATAAAAAATGTGTACTGCTTTTTTTTTTTTATTATAGTCAAAAAAAAAGGACATGAACTCTCTATTACAAACCACGTTTGAGACGATCCCTGTTCTCCGACAACATATCCTTGGACCTCGACGCGCGTCCGTTTTGTCCACCAAAGTACCGCTCCTGTCGGTTCTTGATAAAGAAATCATGCTACGACAGATGAACGATCTCAAGGATCAACGGGCGTCTTCTTATCTACGTTTTGTTCAAGACATTCAGAATTTTTCCATCTCCCGTTACGTGATGAATTCCGAGTTGAGTGATGTCGTTCATCGTTCCGTAAACGATGAGGTCCTTCTTCACCGTCTTGATACCATGAGACCCTTTGAATTTCACGAGATTGAGATAGTGAACGATTCAGTGGCCTACCTCGTCTATCTCGTCAAGATCAAGAAGAAACGGTACCTCTCTCTTTATGATTTCTCCAGGTATACCAACCATGATAGGTATCCAAACACTCCATTACGTTTTTCATGTCGAATCCGATAGAGAAGAAACGTACTATACGGTGATGGTTTTTACAAGATGGGGATTCAAGATAAGAACCTTGCCTGGGATCTCCGTACATTGTAGATTGGAGATCTTGGTGTAATGGACAAGTAATTTAGGTATGGATTTGAAGGATGATTTTGATTTACACAAAAGGGCGCATTGTTTGAGAAGAGTCCGCGTTATGATGGTGGTGGTGACCGGAACCTTCAGAATCAAGTGAGGAGAAGGTTTGTTGGCGACATGAAACCAAAGGTCGTGGGGAGAGGCCGCCCGCACGAGCTCTGTATTATGATGACGATTTTTTCCTATCACAATCTCATGAGGAGTTGTTATTGTCATAGAGGAGGATGATGATGGTGAGAACTTGTGCTTACTTTTCGTCATTTTTTTTTTTAAACGTTTGTTTTTTTACGAGAGCTAAGAAAACAAGAACAACCAAGAAAGGATTTCATGAGGATAGTGGCCATGGACATGGGACTACGAAATTTTGCGTTTGCCGAGGTGGAGGTGGAGGTGGAGGTCGGTACCGTGTCTGTATCCGAAGCGAAAACATGGGGGCATGTACGGAGAATAGATGTTCATGATTTAACGGAAGAGGCGGCCGCATGGTCAGATTCTTCCACCAAGCTATACCGCGGACTCATTGTTTATTTGGATCGACATCAAGAGGTGTGGCAGAGAGCCGATGTGATCCTTGTGGAACAGCAGCTGAATCGGCTCAATATTGTGGCAACCAAGCTCGCCTGTCATGTCATGGCCTATTTTCTTCACCGGTTTCCGGAGAAACGAGTGGTGGAATTCCCATCGAGTTACAAGGGTCGTTATCTCAAGGCACCACCGGGACTAAGTCATCCCCAGCGTAAACAATGGGCGATTAAGACCGTGATGGGTATCTATCAAGACCAGGATCCGGTGATGTATGATTGGATCCTCACGTTCCCAAAACGAGATGACATTGCGGATTGTATCTTGATGGCCAACCTTTTTCCAAGGAGTCCTCTTTTTTCTTCTGTCGTCCATCCGTAATTCAGGCGCGGAGTTTTTGAAGTTCGGCGCTCAGATATCGGATCTGAGAACGCGTGTCGAGGTTCTCCTTATGAACTCCCTGAATATACCATTGGACCGAGTCCAGGAGTGGGTTCTGACGTGGAGGAGGGTTCAACGACGGAAAAGAACGAGGATTCTTTGGAGAGGGGGAGGCGGTTTTCTTCATCAGCAGGGTATATCTATCTCTTACCAATAGCCGGAAAGAATTATTTTTTTCTTCTACCAAAATCATCTTGTACCCTGACAATATCTTCTTCTGTCGAAGGGTGCTCCTGATCAACGTGTTTCCAGATCTCGGCCACCACGCCCACCGTATCCAGTCCAACTAATCGATGTCGCTCTCTTGGAGAAAGGATGATGAGACTTCCCCGTTCGTGTCGCACCACCTCTCGTTCCTCATCGTCCGGTGAGGTCATCACACCCACCGGTTCCAGAACACGCCATAATTCTGAACGACGCTCATGATATTGCCAAGAAAGCCTTTGATGAGGTTCCACCACCAAAAACTTGGGTGTCATCCTCTCCTTGGAAAATTCCATACTACACGTCGAGAAAAATAATCGCTGGAAAATCTCAATCTGTGTTTCGTCCACCACCACAAAGGTCCCCCACGGTCTTTTCTCCTCTTGAACCCCCCGAAGACCATATTCCGTCATCAACTTTCGTACCTCCTCCATCGTTCTTTTCTTCTTTGTCTGCTTCCTTCTTCTTAAATCAGCGAATCAATCTGATGAATCAGTGCTTTGATTTTTTTTTTTCTTTTCTCTTTTGATGAAAAGAAAGAATGCAAGTACCACCGCGTCCTAGGATTTACTGTGGATTGAAACCAGATCTCCCAGAAGGATATCATCGATTTGGTCTGCTCTTTGAGTGTTTAAAAAAGGGATATGGAGCATGTTTATACCACGGTCGGCTCGGACAAGGTCTGAATCGTCCACGTTTTCGTTTTTTTAGGTTGGGTTGGTGGATTCCGATCCTTCTTCTATTGGTCATGAGCGGCATCTTTTTCTGGATTTCTTTCCGTGAACAGCAACATCAAACTACACCCAAACCCACCGATAAAAAGAAGACTGATACACGATGAACTTTATTCTATTCTACTCTTCGTCCCAGTCCTCGTTCTCGTCCTCGTTCTCGTCGTTGTCGTTGTCGTTGTCGCTGGTGATGGTGTGGTTGTCGTTGTCTCTGGTGGTGGTAGTAGTTCCAAAGTGGTCAAAAAGGGCGTGAATACGAGACTTTTCTTCTAGATCTTCGAGGTTCACTTTGACCGAGGAGGAAAATCGGTGGTAGATCCACTCCCCTATGAAAGTGCCATCATGGAGAAGACGAAAAAGAAGGATATCAACCACAATACGAAACAGGGACTGACCACATAGGGAGGCCATGACTCCTAGGAAGGCGAGAACATGAATATGCGGTATTTCTACAATCACCTCCTCCTTCTTCTGAAACTTCCAAGTCTCGGTCCATGACGTGGTGCTCCTCATTTCTTGCATCAAAAGCATCATCCAAAACCAATATCCATCATACATCGTCCACTGAAGAAAACACTCGGAAAAAAAGGCCGCTGCTAGTAACATGATATTCTGACTGTACACCAATGGCCAAGGCATGATCAGCTTGTACCCACGTGTCCCCTCCTGGTATCCAGGACCTTCGCGTAATGTCTTCATTCGGTCCACCATCCAATAAAACAAGAAAATATTCATCTTCTTCTTTGGATTCTTCTTTCTTGTTGTTCCTCCTGACCCTGTTCTGACTTTCAATTTTATCTTCCTGGGAATTGATTTAAGCAGAAGCTATAGTATAAAGAAAAGGATTTCCCAAAATGGAAACAACAAGAGTCATGGATTCATGGAGCACACAATATTTCAAAGAGTTTATGAAGAAAATAGAATGGAGGGATGACCCAGGGGGGAAGGCCAAGGTGGAGGCGGAAAAAGAGGTGATGTGTAAACATCAGAATTGGTCCATGGAATCTTTTAATCAGATCTGTGAGGATTGTGGTATGGTGATTACACGCGATGATGATACCGGGGAGGATCATCATCCAGTGGCCAAGTATAATACGGATCCCAAACGGTGTCACGCACGACGCAGTGAGGAGAAAGGAATTTACAAGGACGTGGAGAAACTCGGGTTCAGTGACAAGATCGTTTCCCTCGCCAATGTGCTCTATGAACAGGTCACCTCGGGAAAGATCTACCGAGGTAATTCCCGTCGAGGGATCGTGTTTGCCTGTATTTTCCACGCCTACAAAGTGAATGGAAATCCACAAAGCTGTGAACAACTCATTGAAATCTTTGGCATTGAAAGAAAAATTGGTTTAAAGGGATTGAAATTTGTGAATCTTAATTCGCCCAAGGATTCCAAGTTTCGGGATTATCAGATTTCGACCGAGGACATTATCCGAGAGATTATGGACAAGTTTAACGCCAATGATCTTCAAAAGACGGAGGCGATTCAAATCTATGAAAAGGTTCGGAACCGCTCTTCGTTATTGAACCGATCTCGACCCCAGTCGGTGGCAAGTGGCATTGTGCGGTACTACATCATACAGAAGAACAAAGATATCAACATGGAGTATTTCCGGTCTAGAGTCAAGCTTAGCGAACTGACGATTAATCGGATTGTGACTGAGATTGAAAATGTCATTGATCTTTCCTAACAAAACGAACAAAAATGAAGATAAGAAGAGATGGAAGCGATAGACTAAAGATGGAGAAGAAGAAAAAAGTCGTGATGATGTCGTCTTCCATTATTCGGACGGTTTGTATCCTTCCTCCGCGAGAAATCGGGCCTGACTGGAAAAAGAACCTAGAGGCGGCGCTACGACAATCCATGCTAGGGAGCTGTACCGTGGAGCATGGGTATATTATTTCGATACGGAGGGTGGTCAGAATCGTGGATCAGATGATCACACGTCTAGACGGCAATGTAAAGTTCTTTTTGGACGTGGAGGCAGTGGTACTACGGCCTTCGATTGGACAGGAGGTGGATGCCTTTATCGAGATGATTTTTCCACACGGCGTGTTTTGTTCGTTCAAGATGTTACGGATGATGATCCCTTTATCCATGTGCGCGGGGTTTGAGATTTCTAGGACGTTTACAGAGTCGTGTCTTATGCGGCGAAAGGAGAATCTGATCCTTCGCAAGGGAGACAAGGTCCGTGTCAAGATCCAGGATGTACGGTTTGAAAATAATCAGTATACATGCCTCGCCTCGTTGATCATGAAGATGGAAAAATAATTTTTTTTTTTCATGGTACAAGGTAGAGAGCCGTCGACAATCAATGTCTTCTATCAGTTCTTATGATGAGATTCATATCGTGTCTGGTGGAAAAACCGGGTCTAGCACGTTATTTCAAAGCTTTCGTCGCCTTCATCGCAATGTTTTTCATGCACATAATTGTACTCATCTACGTAGATCGGTTCAGTGTCATCAAAAAATCCTGGTGGTCAACAGTTATCGTCTTCCTTTTTCACGCCACATCTCGTCCCTGTTCCAAAATATAAAAACCCATGTTCCGGGCTTGGTCCTCCATGGCCAGCCTGTCCTATCATACTCCACGGTCGCCAACCGTTTGGATAATTATTTGAACAATCACCAATTTTTTGAATCGTATCATCCAATGCTTGAAATGGTAAACATGTCGTCTCTCTCCTTCTCGCCTCGACAAGGATATTCCTTCCTTCCGAACCTGCTTCCCAACATGGATGTGATTCTACTCCGGTTTGATAAAATTCAAGAATGGGAGAGCCAGATTCAGTCCCTGATTCCAAACTTTCGTCTGGTTCCGGATAATCTGTCTTCTCGCAAAACCTATGCTGCCCTTTATCATTATTTTCGCAAGCATTACCGTTTTCCTCCGTCTGCGAAATATTTATGGGAGGTAGAACAACCTATGATTTCGGTGTATTATTCAGAAGAAGAAAAACAAGTCATTTATCAGGATTTTTTAACCATCCTCCGCTAATCATCCGTTGACTTTTTTTTTTTAAACTAAGGACAACGGATGGAAAGTCCACACCAATCGATTTTTTTTTCTTTCTTTTTTATCAATGGAAAAAGAAACGCGCATGTCCTCTTACCTCTTCAACACGTGTAAGCATCCCGATAACGACCATCTTTATTCTTTCCGAGATGATGTTGGATTTCCAACGTTGGAGGCGGCTTGTTCGGCGGCGACTAGGCAGGAAGATAGTATCATGACTTGTCCCGAAGCCGTCGATGGTGTTCCTTGTCCCGTGATGAACAGCAACAACGACCTACCCATCAACAGCGTCCTACCGCAAGGGTGTACCTTTCTCCCCGATCGAAATTTCACCACATGTCTTCCCGCGATGGGTACGCATCATATTTCCAATCAACAAACGTGTCTTCAAGACTGTGTTCAAAACGTTCCGAACTGTCAGGCCGATGCGGAGCGTATCTGTAACAATCCACAGGCTTTTTGTTCTGAGTACTGTGATAAAGAATGTCGTGGTAAACGTTCTGAAGCCTACTGCCGTTCCGTATGTCAACAGCAGTGTCTTGATGCCAGCACCTGTCTAGGATTTCTCAACGGACGCTGTCTTACACGATCCTGTCCATTGCCTCTTTGCAGCAGCTCCTGTGACCCCCAAGTCATGGACAAGGATATGCGCATCAATTTCAATAACTATGTCTCTCTCCTCCAGCAAGAAAACCCCTTCTGTCAGACCAGCATGATGGCCAATGCCAATGCCCAATGCCTTGACTATGACCGACAGCAGAGTCTATGGACCTACAACAACCCCTACCCGCTCTGTTCCCCATCGACCTCTTTCTCACGACTTTCCGCCACTACGACACCACCGTCGTCCTCTACGTCCTCACCACCAACATTGACCACCACCAACAATGGACAACGGGTGGTTGGAATGCCGATCGCCAAAACCATGGACACATTTCCACCTCACAGCAATGCTCTCCTTTCATCAGACTCGGGAGAAGGAGTACTGAAAAATGTAAATTCCCTAACCTCTGGTAAATACTATTGGATAATTTTAGGAATTATTATCGGACTGATTGTCCTCTTCCTTGTAGTCCTCATTCTCATCATACGTCGTCGGTATTTAACGTCCTCTGAGACAAACAACACCACAGCAGTCACGACAAACTCTACCACAACGCCGCCGCCGACCACATCCTCACCGTTTTTACCAGTACAATCAGTACCACCACCACCACCACCCGTCATGGCAATGGCACCAACATCTACTTCAACTATGACCACCACCACCACCACCACTAACAATGTTCAGACCCGAAGACCAAATCCAAATCTCATCTACCAGGATCAACGTTTCCGTCTTCCCCAAACCATGTCACTGGTTGCCCCACGTTCTTCACCACCACAACGCCAACGCCAACGCCAATACCTTACGTCCCGCCTCTCACCTCCCATCAACCCTACCGGCTTCCGCTTTGATGGTACTACTTAAGAAATACCTCATTTCTACCTCCCTGAATTTGATCCTGTCCTAACCTATCTAAAGAAGACTAATTTGTATAATAAAAATGGTAAAGGTGAAAGCAGCAAAGACAGCTACTACTTCTCAGGCGGCGGCGGAGGCGGTGGTCGAGACGGTGATTCCTGAACAGGTTTCAGTATCTGTGGAGGACGTGAATGTGGCGCCCGCGGCCGCACCCAAGAAGAGGGTCAAGAAGGTCACCAAGGTAAAGACCGAGGTGGTGGAGACAGAGACGATTCCCGCGGCTGCAGCACCCGTGGTGGAGGAGTCGGTGATTGTGGTGGATGCATTGGAGGTGGAGGCCGAGGTGGAGGCCGAACCAGAGGTCGAGGAGGTGGTTGAAGTGGCGGACAAGAAAAAGAGGAGGGCGGTGACCAAGGATCGTCTTCTAGAGGAGTATGAGGAGCTGAAGAAGGAGCTGGTGCCTATTCTCGAGGCCGGGAACCAAAAGAAGATTCTCAAGCTGTTCAAGACGGTGGTGGCGGACACCTATCGTCTGCTGAAGATCAAGACGGCGCAGAAGAGACAGAAGGATGCGACGAATTCGGGATTCATGCGTCCTGTCAAGCCCAGTGTAGCTCTTGAGACTTTTCTGACCAAGATCAAGGGCGGTGAGAAGAGCACGGAGCCTCTTACTCGTGCCCATCTGACCACTATGATATGTAAGTATATCAAGGAGAAGGATCTTCAGAACCCCAAGGATCGTCGGATCATCTTCCCTGACGAGGAGCTCAAGAGTCTCTTTCAGATTACGGAGGGAGATACCGAGCCACTGACCTATTACAACATTCAAAAGCGTATCCAGCCCCACGTGAGCCGTATCGAGGATGTAGTTCCCATTACTGAATCTGTGGAGGTGGCCTAAGTCGATAACATTTGAAGGAAGATCATTTCATAATGCTCAATAGATAGTGTGTTTTTTTTCCCATAAGAAAAAAAAAAATAATGATGGAAAAGAATAAAAAGTTATTTTATATTGAAGACAGAGAAATGAGACAACAGCAACAGCAACAGCAATTTGATCCACGTAAATTAGCACTAACCATTAATCGGATTGGTAGTGGTGCTCCCAAGAAGTCTATTTTGAGTAAAACACCAGCTTTTGATTGGTCGAAAGTTGCTGATGATCTTCCTCAACAGCAACAGCAACAGCAATTTGGTCCACGTAAATTAGCACTAACCAGGAGTGATAGCGGTGTTAAAACACCAGCTTTTGATTGGTCGAAAGTTGCTGATGATCTTCCTCAACAACAAGACCAAAAATCTCCATTGGAACGTTGGTTGAAAAGTCATAGACAAAACCATTCACCACCACCACTACAAACACAACTACGAATACCAAAAACTCCTAGAATTCATAAACGTACACTTTCTTCATCCGTACCTTTTCCTTTTGTTCCTCTACTAGGAGATAAGACACGTCCAGAACTACCCTTGTTATCTGAAGAAATGGCAAAGGTGCTACTCTTATACGGCAAAAAATCTATAGATCGATATCTATTAAAGCTACTACATGAACTAGAGCGTCTTAAGATGGAAGAGGAACAGGCACGATCGCGCCAAAAATTAAATGTGATGGATTCAATACAAATTAGGTCAAAGGCAGCGGCGGACCGAAAATTGAGACAACTCAAAATCCTACAAGATCTAAAATACTTAGAACAACAATTGACAAAATTGAAAGGAAAATTACGAAAGGATCCATTTGATCTTTAATGATACTTTCTTTTTGAATTGGTTAGCGTAAGTGTTATGTCTATCTATCTAGGAAAGATTGATAATGTCTACATTGGAGGGTGGTACGACCACTGTTTTGGGCTTGCGGGGCTTGCGAGTGACCTCGATCATGGCCTGGACGCGAGGAAGGATCATGGTCTTGATGACGCGACCGCTCTCTACCATCTCTTCCATCGTGACGTCCTCCTCGTCTTCCTTACGGAAGGCGAGCCAAGGAGAAATGGCTTCGATTTTTTCAAGCTTTCGAGAGACATCCCACTCGAACCGATCGATGACCCATCCAGGCACCACCTGTCCAATGACGTCCGGTGCCTCGGTCTCTCGTCGGAGACGGAGGTGGGCAATCTGGAGATCCGAATGGACCTTGAACCATCGAACACGGTCCTTCATGCTGGGCCAATACGATTTCTTCTCTTTGGCCCACTTGGTGAGGGTGACGTGGACCAACCATGAGTTGTACGCCGTCTTCGCGCGTCTTGCTTCTCTACGGAGCGTCTCTCCACGACTGGCTAACCGCGCCCCCAGTATCCGCCTCCACAACACCTCGTCCTTTTTCACCAATTGGTCGGTAGTACGACACACCTCCCGCACCCTCATGGGAAAATCCTTGCCATTGCCCTCCTCCAAAAACTCCCCCACCACATAAAGGATCGGGAATTGATGGATCTCCCCCATCAACATTTGTCGCACCACCGACTTGTTGTTACCGCCATAGGCCATCTGTCGATATAGGTATATGGAAAGAACAAGTTGAAGTCAGTTACAGCGTGTCCAGTTTCTATCAATACCATGGGATCGATTTTGCTCAATAAAAATCAGTTTGTTTAGCAGTGTTTTTTCTGATCGTAAAAAAAAACACTGGTCAATGATGGAAAAAAAAAACATGAAGGACGAAACTGATTGAGGAAGAGGGGGATGAAAGGGAATAGGTAGATTAGAAAAGAATTAGAGGTTCTGACTCTTCTTATTTTTTTTTTTTGGAACAGAAATCAACCACCACAAGAAAAAATCATGACGACGGAGACGAAGATGACACCATGCCAGCTGGCCGCGAAGCTGTTGAAGAATGACCGAGAGGTGGATAATCTCAAGGTATCCGAGACAGTACCGCGGGAGATTCTTCCGGACCTGTGTCTGCATCAGATCAAGTTCATGGAGGAGGCATCCGAAAAGACCCAGCTGTGTCCGACAATCTGTCACGGACGCAACCACGTACCGCTGGCAAATGAGGAAACTCTCCAGCTTCTGAAGCGCGCCATTCCAGCCGTCCTTCACTTGATCGGCCTCGGTCATACCGCGGGAACGGCGTCGTTTGAGGACGAACTGGGAGGTCAAGTCCGTCGAACGATCCTTCGCAGCCGCACTACGAGTTTTGCGGGCAAGACGATGATTCAGGTCCAGATTCATCTCAAGACGGCCGTCCCAAGTCAGAAGCTCCTTCTCCCGGTTGAGCTCCTTCACAAGGCCATTCTTCATCGTCGCCATAACCAGACAGGAGCGGCACCAGGAGTCGATTTCTTTGTTCCGTTGGATGAGGAGACAAGGCCTTTTCTCAAGACGGTCCAATCTCTGGTGATGACGGTGTGTGCGTCCTCACCCAAGCCAGAGGAGATCGGGCTTGGTACCTTTTTCTGCGGTACCCACTTTCCAGGAGAGGAAGTTTCTGGCACGAGCTCGACAGACATGGTACCAACCGGCATTCTCTATAAATGGTACCCCAATGAGGAGGCCCGGACCATCGACGCCCTTCAGTATGCCGAGGCGATCCCAACCTGTCGTACCTACCCGGTCCTGATCGAGCCAGTGGACTATCAGAAGGAGTTGCTCATGATGTAGATTAAAAAAAAAGAAAGTACGGTCTTTATCACGAAAGGAAGGAATCGTTTGTTATAAATCGTTCCCACGCTTTTTCTTGAAGCATCTCCTCGATATGTGGTAGATGCTCCAAAACCATAGCTTTTTCGATCTCCTCGTCTTGTTCACAACAATAATTTTCTTTCTTCTTTTGGATTGGGAGTGCGAGTCGTACGCGGAAAAATGGGCACTTTGGAAAATGATGAACCTGTTTGCGCACCAGGAAACACCGTCGTATCTCCCCTAACCTCGTCCACTCCCTACTCTCAAAAATCTGTCGTATCACTCTCCTCTGCTCCTCATCCCCCTTTTCCGGCAATCCATGACGGACTAGTTTAAACAGATGATTCCAGAGAGAGCGGGTGAAGAGATGAAAGACGCAAAGGCGGGGAAGACGAGGATTCCGAGGAGAATGTTCTTGAAATTGGAAGCGGGGTCGAAGTGTGGGTCGGTGAACATTATTCCAAGAATGGATCGCGTCCAAACGAGCGATGGTCTTACGATGTGGATTATAGTTCCATGGCGTGCGGTACGGATCGGGGGATTGAAGAAGAACCGTGAATGGCTGACGCGTCGTTCTAAGATTCTGAATCGTGAGCCATTCAAACGAATGAGCGCCAATTAGAGGATCTGGGGATTGTTGAAATAAGAATTCAGGAAGAGTCTTTCCATCTAAAGAAAGGAATTCATCAGAATCGACGACCAAGAGCCAGGTCTGTTCTTGTTCTTCTCGATGCGATTGAATATAATCGTGGACCAGTCTTAAAAAATCATCATTGTGATGAACATGTTTTTCCTTCTGACCATGAATCAGAAAGGAGAGGTGAGGCCGATTCTGACGACGGTAACGCGAGAGGTCTTCCCACGCCGACACACCAACGATAATTTCATCCACCTTTAACCCCTCGTGGTACCAGGCATGCCACTCCTCAAACCAGGCGGCTTCCTCACAAAACCTGGTCATCACCACGGTTCGCATCTTATTCTTCTTTCTTCACCTCACCTCTGAACATTTAAAACGCCGATGATTTGTTTTTTAAAAAAAAAAATCAAGAATGGAATTACTTTACGCTCATTTTATAGATAAAATGATTGATCAACTTTTGATACTTTCTTACTTTGCTGAGTGGACAAATTGTCAGACGGTATCAATAGAAAGACTTTTTCAGTACATACAAAAAGGACAATAAATTCCACACCAAGTAATCCAATCCTAAGAGCCAGGAGGAACCGGAAGATCTCATGGTCGTGATCGATGTCGATGATGGGGGGGTGTTTGTCGCGGTAACTGGAGGTGGGACGCGCATCAACAAGGTGGGAGGCGGGTGGTAGGCTTCCATGTCCGTAAAAAAACCATAGTCTTCTTCGTCCTCCAGGTGGTACGAAGAGGACATCATGGTCGATCTGTGATGAGTGGAAAGAAAGGGATAGATAGGAAACGCAGTCGGGGTGAGAACAGGTATTCGTGACATTTGTAGGAGGTGGATAAGCGGTCACGAATGTCAATTTATTCACGAGTATATTTTTTCAATAATAAAAATGGTGTATACCTATCCTTTTTCCACCATCAAGAACGAACTGGTGGCCCAACCTTATTCTGTCGCGGTGGGCCTTTTCTCGGTGGGCGTCTTGAGTTATTTTTGGTTTCGAGCCAAGACCTGGTCTCTCCGATGTTTCTTCTTTTTCCTGATTCTTTTTGAATTGTGTCATGTCTACTCTCATACTCGTCCTCATCTCCGTCAACAGACGCTTCAACACCTCTTGGGCTACCTAGTTCTTCTATCGACCTTCTGGACGTTTCAACAAACCACTCGCCGCTGGCCGTCTACTCCCCAGCTTCTGACTCTATTGCTTCTTTTCTTGATCGATGTGTATTGTTTCGTGTCCATGCCTTTCCTTGTCTCGATGGGCACCACCTTTCTCCTTTTTGTGCTCTTGTTTTTCTTTTATTCTCCATGGCCCAGAAAGTGTCGTCAAGGATTGGTCTCCATGGTAGTGGCCATCGTGATCCTGATGCTTCTTTTTTGGAATGAATCGGTAAACTGTCAAAAGATGCTAAAGGCCTATCCTTTTCCCTACCACGCGATGATCGAGGTGGTCGGTTTATATGTACTGATCGTCCTCGGAAATCTTCTCTTTCAAAGAACTGGTCAAACGATCATTTGATGGTTTTCATGATGCTGCGTTCATGACGTGATGCCATTCCAATCACTTTGAGGACCATGGCCGCGGGCCATAATTCCTGGAAACCCATTCCGGAAAGGATCTTGGTCTGGTAGTTTTGAACAAACTTGGACATCATGTCCACCCAGTCTTTGCCCGCCTCTTCACCGAATCGGATCCGGAAATAGCCGGTCAGCAAGATGACCAAATAAGAATGACGAGGATCCATAATGGCCAGCAAAGGTTGAAATTGATCGTCCATAAGATGTTCGGATATCCGGCGGCCATGGACCACATGGACTAAAAGGAATTGAACGTAGGTCTCAAATACTTCTGGACATGTCGTGGATCGAAACTCGTTCAGAAGAGTTGGCAAGGAGTCATTACCGAGCTCGATAAAATGACGGTAACGTCGGTGGAGACTTCTCATGTCCATCGACGTTTCCATGAGCAGCTGGCAGATCCTCTCGCAGCGTAAAGGACTGGTGGATTCCAACAAACCTTTGATCAATTTCTTGGCCAGTGGCCCATTCCCGAAGCGATTCATCAACTGTCGACGCATTCTCGTCTCTTTTATGATAAGTAAAGAAATAAAGCAATGGATAAATGATGAATCCGGAAGACGCGTTGGCGAGATTCGGGGATCTGGATCATCGTCTGTACGAGATTTATGTCCATTTGTTTTATCGATCCGGTACAAGCCCACAACGACCAATTCTAGAGAGTGCGATTATACAGTATTACTATGATCTGGATGATTATTGTCAGGAAGGAGAGGTCATCGGTTCTCCTCATCAAATGATCTTGTACGCCCAGGATCTTTTTCATCGTTCTCAGACGTGGTTGGAGTTCACACCATATCCAGTGAACCCGCTCCATCATCCTGTCCGTTCTTTTTCATGGTGGATACGATTTATTTTTCGATTCATTCTCACCATCAGAGTACCAACTGAATCGGCCATCGGAATCACGTTTCAGGGAATAACGACATGGGGAACACGGGCTTCCATATCCTTGATTCGAGAACCGGGTGGCGATCGAAAAGGTACGGATTATAATGCTATTTTCTTCGAAAATTAAAAAATTCAATCACTAGGACGAGGGCCATTGAACAATTGTTGGTACCAACAAATCCGAAAAGAATAGTAGTGTCCAATTTTTTTATTTTTTTTCTGGATTCAAACAACGTCATTCGACCGATTCACGTGACGGAGAAGAATAAAAATCAACCACGTCAAGAATGACCTAAGGAAGAGGGAGAAAACATAGAAAATTATGAAAGAGGAGGAAGACGACTGTGCGCCAACGGTTCGTGGGGAGATCAAAAAGGCACGGGCGTCCAACTATGATTTTTGTTCAGCGTTGAACGAGTTTGTGGACAACTCCTTGGATGCCGGGGCGGAAACCGTTCAGATTGTTATCCGAGAACGGGAAGACAGTGGGCGGTGGATTCACAAGATTCTGATTTCAGACGATGCACCAAAAGGCATTGGCAGGGAGAGCCTTCGACGAATCTTTTCGTGGACCTTTGAGCGCAATCGGGATCACGCCGAGATTGGGGAATTTGGGACGGGATTTAAAGCGGCCGCCGTCAACCTTGGCAACAAGCTCTCGTTGCTCACGATTGACGGTCGGACGCATGAATGTACCGAAGCCATTGCGGATTGGAGTGAGATGGAACATCATCAGGTCTGGGCACCCAAAATCTTATCGATTGATCATGAGTACATGAAGAGCTACCACCCATTTCTGACGGGTACGACCATTGTGTTGGAGGACCTGCGCCAGGAATTCATGCCTCGGGTCGAGGGTCTTAAGGATCGTATTGTCAACGAACTGGCGTCTTCCTACAAATATTATCTGAAACATCATCCTCTTGTGCGGATGATTGTTCAGGGCGATGGTGGTGGTAGCACGGTCCTCACCTATTCAGAACCCTTGGAAAGCATGCGATACTATTTTGATTCACCGACCAAGATGATACAGTCCAGGATCCTGGTATACAGGGATCGTCATCGTGCGTACCGTCTCTTTGTGGACCGAGATTCACCCCAGACCAACGGTCATGGTGGATTCGAGGTCATTGAGTTCATTGAGAAGCGCAAGAATGGCAATAGTGTGGTTCGGGCGGTGCGAGAAGATCCTCATGGTTATACGCTTATGGACACTCTGGTGTTTCGCAGCTGCAGCTATTATGATCCGGACAAAAAGACCGTGGAAGAAGCGGGAGGAACGGTGGATATTGTAAGAAATCATCGCGTGCTGGGTCGGAATGTCAGTTACCGGATGCCACGGACCGACAACCTCGCCAGTCATCTCAAACACGAGCTCATTTACCAGAATAAATGGATTCATTCCTTGTTAGGTGTCCGATTCAACAAGAGCGCTGACAGTCATTTACCAGAAGGGGAGATGCGGTACACTCTCGAGTTTATTCAAAGGAGCCATGAAAAGGAACTTCTCCGACACGAAAAGAATGTCCTCGGACGAGTGCGAGACCTCAAGAAAGAAGACGATGATTTTTTTTGTTTGGAAGAAAAAGAGTTACTTCCACCATCACCATCACCACCACCACCACCACCACCACCTAATCTTCTCTCGTTGTCCTCTCCTCTGATCCTATGTCCCATCTCACCACCATCATTACCATCATTACCACTATTACCATCAACACCACAGCTGCAGCCGTCGATCGTGGAGAATAGGCGTAAAAACTTTAGTTTAGAGACCAAGCTTGAAGTGATCAAGAAGCAAGAATGTCGTGACACCGAGTTTGATTTCCGGTTGTTGGATTCGATCTTACCGGTGGATTATGATCACAAAAATGGACATCCAGCCAACAATTCAAGGGATAATTGTCAAGCGCTGTCCGTGATTAGTCATGCCTTGAAAAGTCGCCGACCGGAATTATTGGAGGAATATAAGAAGGATCGTGCTCACTACATTGTAGAACTTTTGAATTGTATTACCTCGAGCAAATATTTCATCGAGGCCTTTTTATCCGATCGAATCGACATTCGGCCCAAGAACGATGCGAGTATTCTTCGTGACGGGTTGTTTGTGATTGTGAACAAGAAGAAGATAAAAGAAGAAAAAAAAAAGGAAAAATAAAGAAACGAAATCATGTCCAGACGGTCGGAATTATTTTTCATGATGTTGGTAGTGATCCTCTTCCTGGTGGCCATCACACTTCATTACTATCCCTACATTCTTCAATCCCTAAAGTTGGAGACTCCTCCGTCCGTCGCCACCTCCAACGCCGACAACAAAACCAGCACTAGTACCATCACTAGTACCAGCACACTCCATTCTATTCAACGATTGGATGTTCTCCGAGATACATGGTTGAAATTATCCGTGGAAAAGAATATATTGGTGCTGATTCGGAATCTGATGACGATGAACAACACCAGTCCCCAGGGAATCGGAAGTCCGGAGATCCTGATGGCGTATCGTCAGTTGAAAGGATACCAACAAGAACATTATAGTACTGTTCGGCTGACATGTGTCTACAGCGACGGCATCGTCTTTTTTGATTCCGCACTTCCGATTGATAAAGTGTATTTTATGAACAATGGTCTACCTATGCCGGTCAGCTTGTTCACGCTCGGATCACCGCTCAAGAATCATAATACTCTCCCCGAGATTATGAACAGTCTCATTCTTCATTATCCCAAACCACCCAAGGATCAGACCTCTGAAAACGTGCCTTATCTAATGGGCCAGCCTCTCGAGTCCTCCTTTTTCCGGCAGTTGAATCTAGAAGGATTCGGATTCTGTGAACGGATCTCGAGCAGTCTCGGTGTTCCCTATACCTATCTCAGCCGAGTGGTCTTTTGGTCACGGGAAGATCTCGACAATCCCATCCGGGTCATTCATGGATGTACCCTCCGTGTCAGCGTTCCCGTTACCTCTTCATGAGGACGGTCGTAGACACTGGTGATGAGTATCATGGAATAAATTTCAGATTCTTATTATTGTTGGGCCAAGAAATACTCATAATTGATCGTACCTGAATTTTCCCGGTAGGTCGTCGCGCCATGTTTATGATGAAAACGGCGTGCCATCTCGGTCTTGGGACTGAGGGTGACCATTTTGGAAGCCTTGGAAACGAGATGCGATCGGAGGAGAGACAACAACCGTCCCGCGGAACCGGGCTGGTAAGACCAGATGGTGTAAAAGACCGCGATCGTGGCGGAGGAAGAAGAAGAAGAAGAGAAAGAAGCTAGCTCTTCTTCTGAGGCAGGTACATCCGAGCACCATCGCAAACAAGTCAGGGCCAGTGGTTTGGTTTCAGATCGAAGCAGCCAGATCTCACCCCCCGAGGCGAGTCGTTCTGAAGCGGATAGGTGGGGTCGTATCGGGTCATCTTGTAGGAAACAAATGTACGGATGTTTCTCTGAAATTTGTTGCATAACTTCGGTCGTCATCTTTCTTTATTTTTTTTTGGGGGGGGAAATTCTCAAAAAAAAAAAATCATTGCCTATGGTAGATACTTACTTCCTACTATCCATCCATGGCAATTGAGTATAAGATTCATTCTGATCAGTTAAAAATTGTCGAAGATGGATTCAAGGTGGAAGATTTATTGGGTGACTGGATAGAAAAGCTTGATACCTTATGTTTTCGGGAGGCTCAACCGTTTCCTCACGTGGTGATTCCCAATTTCTTTCGTGAGGACGTCGCTCAACTCCTTTTTGAGGAATTCCCGGATCCTTCACAAGACGGTGACTGGCATCGTTACCATAATCCCATCGAGGTCAAACTGGCTATGGATAATATAGTCGCCATGCCCAACCGTTTTCGTCAGACTTTTTATGAATTATCCACGTCCCATGTCGTCAATATATTTTCTACCATGAGTGGTATCCTGAACCTGACTCATGATCCTTACCTTCATGGCGCCGGAATTCACGCGCACCCTCGTCACGGCCGGCTTCATATGCATCTGGACTATGAAAAACATCCGATCCTTACTGATTATCAAAGGCGTTTGAATGTGATTGTCTACCTATCCAAGGAATGGAATCCTGATTGGAAAGGGAGTACAGAATTGTGGGACCAGGCCATGCAGCATTGTAAAGTGCGGTCCGAGGTACAATTTAACACCGCCATTATCTTTCAGACGAACGAGGTGAGTTGGCATGGGGTGCCCGATAAGATCCAGTGTCCTCCGCACATCTTCCGAAAAACTCTTGCTTATTATTACATTTCACCGCTCGAAAACAGTCCCAATCAAAACAAGTTTGGTGCGGTAAAGGATGGCTACCGAATCAAAGCCGCCTTTCGTCGTCGTCCCTTTGATCCTCGAAACCCCATCCTGGATAAACTCTACAAGATCCGACCCTACCGCCGTATTTCTTCCTTGGATCTCCAAAAGCTGTGGCCCTCCTGGACGCCCCGCCGTTTTTAAATTTTTAAAAAGATCATTCATCGGAAAAACTAAATACGATACATGTAATCACAGTTGGAACAGCGGATAAAGACGGTGGCGGATTCATCTGATCGGCGAGTTTGTTTGCTGAAAGAAAAGGTGCGGCGGCTTTTACAACGTTTACATTCCATGACACCTTCTTCAACTTGAGGTGGATTCTCAAAAAAGTCATCCTGCTCGCGGAACTCACCACGAAGAGTTTCCAAGTTGGGATGATCCCACCCTATTTCCTTTTTTTGAACAAGATCCATCACTTGGTTCAGATTTGCTTGAAAAAGAAATTCAGTGCCTACCTCGTAGAACAAATACATCAACCATTCCTTGTCCTCCGTTATCGTTTTCATGTACGCCATCCACCGGTTCCTATTCGCACTCTTCTTAAAGAGTAGACGCCCAATGCGTGAGGGACCTTCCATGCTTCGTCTTCTTTTCTTCTTTGCTTATTTCATAAACCCAACGGCTTCAAATCATTTCTTTCTTGCCAAATGATTTAACGGGACACCAAAAAAGAAGGAAAGAATGAGGATTTTACAGCCTGGTGAGAGGGAATTATACGACAGTCCATTCAATCCGAACCAGATACGGATTGGGGCGCAGGATAAGAACGATGCTATTTGTCAGCCATTTGCTGTCTATCGGAATGCGGATCCCGAGGAACAAAAGCGGTTTCAGACGGAGCGTGTAATAGTGTCTACGAGGGAGCCGTTGACGTGCGAACAAAAGATGGAGCAGTTGAAGAAAATACTATTAGGACAGAGCTCCCTACCAGGAGGCGGAAGCGAAGATCAGGAACAGGTATTTCAGAACGTCTTGTCTCCGAGGATTGTGGAGACCAAGATTCTACCCGAGCTGGAGAGGACGGTGGGCAAGGATTGGAAGGATGTGGCGACACAGGTCAAGAAGCAGTGTGTGGAGGTGGGCAAGAGGAGATTATACAAAATCATGGGAGAGAAGGAAAAGGAGATTCAAGAAATCATGTCGGAACTATTTCTTCCTTACCTCGACACTATTCTGTCACAGGTATCACCGGAGCAGGAGGGGGAGAAAGAAATGTCCCACCTTTCCAAAACCGCCCAACGATTGGAGCATGATATCATCCTTTTGACGCCCGAGGAAAAAGTCCTTTTCGACTCTCATCTAGAATTTCCTCATGTGGTACTGGTACTGGCCCATCCGGATGGAAGGTACGACTCTATCGGTCGTCGTTCCTACCTTAAGGATGGGAAACAAAAGATCAGTCGAATCTTTGATTCTCAGGATCCTTTTATTCTCTATCTCCGTGGTCTCATGATCTAACAAGAATGAACCTTGAAAGAGAAAATCGGGTGATGCGAGAAGAGTGGAAACAGTATATTGAGGAACATACCAAACGTCGGAACAGGCTTTTAGTGCTGATGGCTTGTCACTGTGACACGGACGTTAAATTCGTGTCGGTGTTGAACAATCTCCGGTATTTCGAGGGTCATGATGTGGTGGTGGTCAATTCGGCGAATCTACCCGCCAACTTGTCCTTCAAGACGATCCTGAAGGACAAGATTTGGAAGTACATGGAGGTGGAGAACCATGTACTCCGTGACTTTGGAAAGTGGGAGCATGCGCTCCGAGTTTTGGATCGGAACGAGTACGATCGTGTGGTACTGACGAATGATTCCTATTTCATGGATGGTCCTATCACGTCCTTTTTAGAAGGAGGAAAGAATGTGGACTTGTATGCGTACAATAGCAGCACGGAGCATAGATACCACTACCAGTCGTTTTTATTTTCGGTGCGGTCTACCAAAGTGGACAATTTATTGGAGCTGATCGACCAGGAACGAGAATTCATTCGCACTCCCGAGTCGTTGATCGAGCATATCGAGCTTTCGTTGATGAACGCGTTTATCAAGCGGGATTGTTTCTTGGATCTGGGAGCATGGGAGGGAACAAACAGTTGTAATATTTTCTTTTATAATGATGTGTTGTACAAGGCCTTGCGTCAGTCGGGACTCTTTCCCTTTATCAAGCTGAAACGAGTGTTTTTCTGGTGTAGGATGCCCATTTTTACGCTTCATTCCTAGAAGCATCTTCCCGTTCCGTGTTGAAAAGAGACGGAATGGTGCTCGAGTTGATCGTGGTGGTGGTGGTGGGAATATTTTGAATGAGTTTTTGTATCATTTGGTACGTGTATTCTTCTTCTCGTAGTTTGTGGCGTATCTGAGTCACGTTGCGACTGATTTCGACAATATGACGTCGTAGATGGTTTTTGAATACCTTGTAACGGATAAAGGAGGTACAGATGTCACAAGTGATAAGTCGTTCGGTGCATTGAGAGGTAATGTGTTCCGAGAGGTGATTCATATGGATATATTCGTGACAGGTAAAGCATTTGGTCTTGTCGTGGTCATAATACATATGACGGGGCATTTCGGTTTCCAGCACGGACTTTTGACATTCACGGCATACATGGTAAAGACGGCAGGTTTCACGATGAACGGTTAATTCTTGTCGAGTGCCGACATGGCCACATTCACACTCGGTGGTGGCGCTGGGACACTCATTAAACACGTGTCGCGCGACTCGGAGGTGATGATCCGAAAATCCGCATTCGTAGGGACAAGACCGGGTGGATTTATCACGGTCCATGAGGAGGTAGTCGGCTCGGAACATTTGTGAACGAGGGAGAGAGTTGATACGACACGTTGTGGGACAAAAAATACATTTCTTTCGCTGGTTACGTTCCGTACGGTGACGATTTAATTCCAAAAATTGTTCCATACAAACAAGACATATTCGCTTCATCGAAAAACAGCTAAATCCTCCATTCATCTGCTGACTACATGGAAAACAGATGGGTTCGACTGGGATCAGTATCGATCCTAAACAAATACAACAATCTTCCATGATCTCATGTAATACTTCTGTGTTTTCCACCATCTTAGTATAAGACTATATTTTTAAACAGTATATTTATTTTTCTTTAAAAAAAAAGAAAAAAGGAACAAGATAAAAAAACGGATGCAGTATTTTTATCTTCCTCTTATCGTGGCGATAGGATTACTTACCGCCCATCTCATGATCTCCCGTTGTTCCAAGCATTTGGAGATTTTTTACAAGGATCTTTCTCCTCCTCAACAAAAGTTGTATCGATCGATTGAAGAGACGCGCCGAGTGATCTACACGCGAGGTCTTTTGTGGGCACTCGTGATGGTGATTGTGTACGCGCTGATGATTGGTGGGGGGTACTATTGTCGACCGACCCCGTACAAAGTAACCGGTGACCTCTTGTGTATCATTACCGGAGTCCCCTTTTTGTATTACATGGTATCCATCAAGGGAGAATCCATGCTGGTGAATGGTCGTCTCGGACCGGAGCAAAGTGCCGAATGGTACAAAATTTATGAATGCATGCAAATCCGATTCTGGCGTGGCTTCATGATGGGAATCGCAGTGAGCAGCCTATTGTTTTACTGGCTAGACCTGTCTCGCCCCCGAGTTTTCCTGGTCATGTCCCTACCCAACAACAAATCATCGTGAGTCTCTTTTTTTTTACAAGCAATGTCAACAGTAAAAAAAAAATATTGAAAAAGATAAATCCATCAAACATGTCACCACGACTAAGGATATTAACCTCTTCGGCCATGAGACATATGTGTCACCGTATGGGAATTCAGAGAATCAGTCAGCCTGTGTTTAACGAGATTCGTTTCTTTTTATTTTCGTGGATCGGAGATGTCCTGCTCAAACTCAATGAGATCATGTCGTACGATGATCATAAAACAACGGTGACCTGGGAAGATGTGATGAAGGTTCTCTCTCCCAAGATCATCCTCCGTCGCCGTAAGGTTCCACGGTGTCGACCGAATACACCAGTTCTTCCCAATTGTTTTGTCTTTCCCGTTCAGTCCTTTTTACGTGTCCTACGATTACATACCATGGACTTGGAACAAAACCTTCGCTTCACTCCAGAAGCCCTCACCCTGTTACAATTTGCCCTGGAAACCTATTTTGCGGAAAAGGTGAAAATTGCATATGAAAACATGACGCGGGCACGACGCAAGACCCTCTTCTCGGAAGATTTTTCAACACACTAACTACATATTTCTGCATTCCTGGACATGAGGCTGGTGTCCAGGAGGCGGGTGCGACATTCTCATCCCGGGTGGAAACGGGGACTGAGTAAAGGGAGAGGCCCGGGGGGGTATCTCGGACGTGGACGTCTTGGTGGACCCGAGATCGAAAGGTTTTCGAGGAAGATGGTTCAGAGGGAATAATCCTTTTTTATCCGTGGTGGAGGACTCCTTGGTATCCGAGATGAAGCCCAGTAGACGATGCAGCTCAAGTTTGATCGGAGGGGAAAGGATTGGTTGATCCTGGATCTCAAATTCAACAAGAAGATCTCCTCGTTGACCTCCCTGATCAAACATTCCCTTTTGTGATACGACCCGCCACTCCCGCAATGTCGAGAAGAAAGGCTGTCCCATCGAATGAACCACCTCGATTCGTTCCTTGGAGGGAAGAAGGACGGATCTTGTAAAGGAGGTCAAGGCCTCGGCCGGATGCAATGAGATCTTCCAGACGAGATCTTTTCCATGAACCAATCGGAAGGAGTCACTGTCCTTGATTTTGATCACCAGAACCAGATCGCCCGTGTCCATGGTCGGCATCTCGTCCGCCTTGCCTTCCACGGTAAGAGTATAGCCGGTTGGACAATGGGGGGGAACCACCACCTGGATGATCTCCGGTTTCACCTGGAAATCACTCTCTTGAACACGGAGACCTAATCCGGTACAAACATGACATACCCGTATGTTTTGCATGATGCCCATGTTCGTCTGAATCCTCTCCACCACCTTGCCCTGTCCCTGACAGGCCACGCAAGTGGTGTTGGTCGTATCTCCCACAAAATGCTTTCTTTTGAACCGGTACTTGACGGTCGCCCCCATGTAGGCCTCGTCTAGAGAGATTTCCAGATCGAGAACACGATGTTCCGTCTTTTGTTTCCGACGTCCACCTCCTCCACCACCACCCCCAAAAACACCACCAAACATTTCAAAAATGTCCGGGAAATTACCCATGTTTTCCGCCAGATCCACCCCCTCCAATCCCTGACTTCCAAATTGATCATACCGCTTCCTTAGCTTTTCATCGGCCAACACCCGGTACGCCTCGTTCACCTTTTTAAAAACCTCCGGATCTCCCCCCTTGTCCGGATGCGATTTGCGCGCTTTTTCCTTGTACGCCTTTTTAATGGCCTCTGTGGAACTTCCCCGTTCCACACCCAGTATCTTGTACAAGTCTTCGCTGTCCTGTCTCTGCATGGTTTGGTTTCTTACCCCCCCTCGTATCTTAAAGTCATTTTTAATTTCTATTATATCCATATCTGATTTAAGAAGTTGACCATTGAGGGAATAAAAAAGAGAAATGGATGGATTGGGACCTAGCAGTAAGGTTCCCGTAATTGGAAGAAATCCGAATGTCAGTATCAAGACTATGAGTTCTTCTGCTGGAACCGCATCGGTACCGGATCGATTGACGGGAATGCAGGAGGGTCACAGTAATTTTGAGTACAAGGTGTTATCCAAAGGAGACTTGTACCGACTGATTTTGGAGGACAAGGAGTTGATCGTGAGGGGAGAGAGGGGTATGCAGGGACCCAAGGGAGACACGGGCACGATTGGGTTAAAAGGCGAAAAGGGGGAGAAGGGAGACAAGGGACCTCCCGTGCGTGGTCCCAAGGGTGAAAAAGGGGATACGGGTATACCGGGACGGACGGGGGACAAGGGAGAGAAGGGAGATCGTGGGGAGAAGGGAGATTTTGGGGGTCCGACGGGGCCACAGGGAGAACTCGGACCGGTGGGTCCACCGGGTCCATTGGGTCCAACCGGTCCGACCGGTGTTCAGGGAGAAAAGGGGGAAAAAGGGGATTTTGGAGGACCTCCGGGACCGATCGGTCCAACAGGACCTCGAGGAGAACGAGGACCTCACGGCGTCCCGATCCGTGGTCCCAAGGGAGATACCGGAGATACGGGCGAAATGGGACCCTTGGGACCGACGGGTCCTCATGGGCCCCTCGGTCCGACCGGACCTCAGGGAGAACGTGGACCGGAAGGGGGTCCACCAGGTCCCACGGGACCTCAGGGTATACCTGGAAAGATGGGAGAACGTGGAATACAAGGTCCGATTGGAATCCCAGGTAAAGAAGGAAAGGAGGGAAAAGCGGGCGTTCCCGGTCCACCCGGGCCTCCAGGCAAGATTATTCTGGTTCAACAGGATGCGTCCAATGTGGTTCACGAAGAATCGATCAAAGTTCGCGGCAAGTTGCATGTCCGTGAATTATATCTCTATTCTGAACCTGAAAAATCAGTCGATTCCATCTTTACCGAGCTTCGCAACGAAATCAAAGATCTCCGACAACGCATTATCGTTCTTGAACGCGATCGCGTTCGTAATCTCCTCCCTACTATCAAGAAACTCCCAATCCCCGACACCACCACCTCCACCACCACGGTAGACACGGTAGACACCACCACCACCTCCACCACCACGGTAGACACAGTAGACACAGTAGACACGGTAGACACAGTAGACACGGTAGACACAGTAGACACAGTAGATACGGTAAACGACACCACCATCTCCACCACAGTAGACACGGTAGACACGGTAGACACAGTAGAAACGGTAGACAATGTGTAATTTCTATGAAAAAAAAAATCGAATTCTCTAAAAAATTAATATGATTTCTTACTGTCTTTCAGAGTAAAAAATTTCAAATGGGGATGAGAGTCTTCTTTCTTTTTCATCTTGTCATGGTTAGATAAAGGATAGAGTGTGGAGATTGCCTATAGAGCGCCGAAGTTTGGGGGTTTCTGAAACGAGGTACCGATTTCCGTTCTTGGACTTTCGGAAGACTCGGTGGTATTGGTCATCAATCTCGTGGATGTGGTTATCATTGGTGCCCATAATCTTTTCGGTCATGACGAGCATGGGGCTGTCTGGACGCATGCGTCCAAAATACCAGATGTTTTTCCAGATGATCCCCCGGTTAGAAGGCATTCGGTTAAGATTTTGTCGAACATAGGGTGGAAGACGCTCTTCCTGCTGGTTGAGCCAGTCCCACTCGCGTCTCATCTGGTAGCTCAGGTTTCGATCCTCTTTCCGCAAGGCCGACTGCTGGCTATACATCTTGTGGAGCATTTTTTTACCTTCCTCTACGATCTGCTGCTCCTTAATCTTTTCACTCTCGGTTTTGGACCGATTCTTTCCGAATCGTATCTGCTCCTCTACAAACCGTTCAAACGCCTCGCTCGTCTCCCCCATTAATTCTGATTCTAACTCCTGAATCTTGTGAAGATGCTTGGTAATCACGTCTCCACTCTGATGACCAAATCGCTTCTCCGCCTGCTCCATGAAACGCTTCTGCTGCCGAATCTCCTCTTTGATATGCTTGGTATAATGTCCCCGGTAAAAAGACATCATCTTGGTATTCATGTCCTCCATTCTGTCAAGAAATATTCAAAATCAGAAAATACGGGAATTAGAACAAGGCATGAACAAAGTGATTGATGATGATGAAAACTGTCCCACCCCCCCACCGAAATTCATTTTTAGTCTGATGGTTTTTACTTACAAATTCAATATCACCACTGTAAAAATGATCTAAAGAGAAGTAGAAAAGAGAACAAAATGACGGAGCCGTTGGATTTTGAGAGCCTGATCAGGAATCTTCATCAGACGAAAAAAATCAACGAAGTGGTCCCGACGCCGCAGATACCGGTGGCAACCATGGATCATTTTGAGAATAATCCCTTGTTAAAGATGTTATCGGGTAAGGATAAGGTGCCGGTAACGACCAATAACAAGAAACCATCAACGTCGACGTCACCGAATTCTTCGGTTACCAATTTGACGGTATTGGACGACGATAGTATGATTCCACCCCACAACGAGCTCATGAAGCGTTTAGTGGAAAAGAGTATGAAACTACCCACGTTTGAGGATGAGAGCAAAAAGGTGGAGGTTGAGGAGGAGGAGGAGGACGCGGATCTTGACGTGGGTTTCGGAGAGGATCCAGTGGTTCGAAGAGAAGGAGAGGAAGACGAAGAAAGAGAAGACGAGTCGATGATTCCACCACCACCACCACTTCCTACCATCCTTTTCCACAATCAGTCGTTGAAGCCACTTTCCACAGTCGTCAAAGAGTCCGAGGAGGATCTCATGACACCGGATCAGATCAACCGTGATCCCACGAGGAATCCAACGTATATGAGTCGTGTGGAAATGGAGTCCAACATCCGGGTCTTGATGAATACAAAGAATGGGATTGATGATATTGTGGACAAGTTATTGGAGAGGGTGGATGTGTTGGAAAAGAAGATGCAGCGCATCAATGAAATTCTATGTCTAGAAGAAGATGAGCTGACAGATTAATTCAATATTATTTTTTTATTTCTGGGAAGATAAAAAACTATATGATGACCAATATCAAGATCAAGATCCGACCTGCCCGTAATTTTTGGAGCAGGACTCCAATGTTAGAATGCCCTCAAAACAAAGTACCTCCGGACACCAATTGTTATTTTCTTTCGCAAGAGAACAACAAAAAAAAATGGAACCTACCGGATTTGTCTCATTATATGCGTGTGTTTTTTGTCGATGCAGACGACGCGAACGAGAACGTTCTCGCCTACTTTTCCTTTAGTTACGACTGGTACCGGGATGTGGATTCGGTCCGATTCTTCGCCGGCCCGAACCTTTCTAGGATTAGGCTCAAAGAGATGGACTGGAGCTGGTTCTGGACTCACGTGCTTTGGAACCGTTCCATTACTGAAAAAAAGATGCTACAATGGTTGAACGATCCACTCAATCCCTTTTCTCGTGATGGCTATTTTCTTGACTTGATCTCTAGTGTCTTACTCGTCCGTATTTATGAAAACCTTCCGAATATTCCCGATAAAACTCCAGGTATAATCAATATAGGAAACACTTGTTACTTCAACTCCATATGGCACATGTTATGGACGATTTCACCTTTGAAAGAATCCTTGGAACAATTTTGTAAAAAAAATCATAAACAACAGCAACAACAACAACAATGGGGGTATTTCGTAGACCCACAAGACCTACAGAAACAGAAACAGAAACGGCAAGATACCGGTCTTACTGGTCAGCAACAGCAACAACAACAACAGCAACAGCAACAGCAACAGCAACAGCATCAACGACAAGTACGAGAAAAACATAAAAAAGAGTTGCTCCGAAAGAAACCTGTCACCATTGACTTATTATGTACTATTATTTTAAAAACTCAAGACCTTGGTAGGTTTATACGATCATTTGCTAACTATATACATAACAAGGGTATGCAAGGGGGTAGTCAGGAAGATGCCACAGAAATACTCGGTTGGATACTTGACGATTTGATGGACTATATTCCTTCCATTAGAAAGTTGATCCGTTTTTATTACGAACCTTCCAAAAATCCAATCCAAATTAGAACACAGGATGGAAACACGTACAAACTTTACAACGAACGAGACGGTAAACCCTTGCTGAACAAAACCAAAAAAGAATTCTCTCAGGTTTTCTTTCTCGCAGTTCCCAATGTAGATCAAGCTTCTTCATTAGAAGAATTGTTTTCTTTAACTATGAAACAGAATAGTGAGTTGATTGAGGGTACAGAAAAGGAGGAAGACATTTATTACCAAACGGACGGAGAACAGAAAATCCAAATACCTAAGGGTACGTCTTTCACTGCCTACTATATAAACAAGCTTTGTCATACTAAACTACCAGAGTATTGGTTTCTGTGTCTTAAACGTTTTAATGATGATGAACACTGGACCAAAAATAATAGTCGTGTTCTCCTTCGTCCTTTACTGCAGGTTCAAGCAGAAGAGACCTATTATTATGTCCTTGTTAGTTTTAATTGTCACTCTGGTAGCAGAAACGGAGGACATTATATCAATTACAGTCTTCGTCGTGATGATCGTCAAACACTCTCTTGGTTTTGTTATAATGATGACCTCGAACCAGAATACATTCCAAGTATCCTTGATCTTCTCAAGCTGGAAAAGGTTCAACGAAACTGTTATACGTTGCTTTATCAAAAAATAGAAAAAGATTGGATTCCAAAGAATGTACGTCTTCCGATGGTGACTTTACCCACACCCGATACCACGGATGCTCTCTGACAAAGACGGACGACCGAGATGTATTTTGGACGGAGAGCTGTCTAGAAGGTCTTGAAGGTAGGGACATAGGGATCGGTCGCGGACATCGATCTCTTGAGTGGCTCGGACACGGACCATGATAATGTTGATTTTTTCCGTCTTTATATGGTGGCTTTGTAGACTATATCGGAGGAAGCGTTCAGCGTGGGGTGGGTGTCCTTCGGCCACGAAATCTTGAAGAGCTTCTAAACGCGTACCGTAGTGACGCATTACTGTGGGATTCCCGATTGCAAATCGATCATTCCATCCCTTGCCAGTAGAAGAGGTCTGGAAAAGATCCGGTAACCAAATGGTTTTTTCTTGGCATCGCGAGAGGATACGGGCGGCTTCCTGGAAGGAAAGAGGTCGTGTAAACAACATGTCTGGTCGCAAATAGATGAGAAGGTCAAAAGAGTCTGGATGATGCAACCACAATCGTGTGACCACTCGTAGTCCAAAAAGCTGCATCAAAAAATACATGAGACTTCGACCCGGATTGTCCGGCCAGGGATCTCCATTCCTAAGATAGGCGTTCCACATAGGAAGAAGATGAGATTCCATGGCCGCTGCATCGTGAACACTCGTCTCAAAAAAAGGAAACTTTTTACGCATTCGTTCCATACTCCCCATGACATCAATCGGTTCGGTATGTTCGGCATTTCGTGGATTGGTAAAGGTGGTCTTGTAATAGGTATGAAGGAAATAAACCACGTTCAAGGGCGTGTGGCTGGCTCTGAAAAAAGGTTCCAACACACATTTCTGAATACTCTGAAGCATAAATTCATCCACGTTCTTGACCTGTCCATAAAAACAGAGTCCAATCCGCATCTTTCTTACTATTTTTTCATTTCCTCCTAAATAAAAAAATACGTGATGATTACGAATGAAGTGAACGTTACTCGATCTCCTGTACAGTCTAAAATAACGGTTCAGTATCCAGGAATATGAACGGTCCATCTTTTCTTTGGTCCTGATAAAAAAGCCATCAAAGCTGAATTATCAGAAAAGATCAGGTTTCAACCGTTGACCGTAGACGAAGATATTATGGATATTATTCTTTACTACCTCAAAAACACGTGTGATACATTAGACACTATTCCACAACAAATCGATAAACCGTTCCAGGGACAGTTTGTTCAAACCATCATTCAACCGCTCATCCAACAACAAAAGAGTTATCGACAAGCCCTTGAAAAACAGGTCCGACAAGAACTACAACATAAAGAACACTCTTCTAGGAAAAAACTTGCATAAAGAGATCCAACGGAGATTGTCCATAAACTCCGCCAATAAATTCCTTTCACGATCATATGATTCGTAAACTCTACCAAGTTGAAATTCCAGTAGTCTAGAAAATTCAATAAAAACTTGATGTATCTTCCCTTTGAAATTCTGTTAAGCCGATATTCCAATAAGCAAAAACGCTCTATTATTTTACTACAGTGGGTCATGGCTCTATGTAACGCGATGATTCGTTCTTCTACCACGATAAATGTCTTTGCCGCATGTTGGACATGATCATCCGAAAACTCCCTCCTCCACCACAATCTCCCGCCTTAAGGGCGTCGTCCAAATCTTCCGTGTCACAAGAAGAAGAAGACGATCCCCGGCCTCCCCGATTCGGTTCTCGTATGTTTTCTAAATCTAGTTCAGGATCATGGTTATCATGGTTCTAAGGAAGGCATCAACGGACAATATAGCAGACGTCATTACGACATACAATCTCGGGTGGCTTGGCGGACTCCTCGGCCCGTTTCTTCTTTTCCTGCCAACGTTCTGACTGTCCCGCATGGAACAGGATCGACTCCTTCATAGACGCACTCCATCCGTTGTACCTGGATTTATGGATCGGATGATCCTTTTCCATCCCGTCGGCCACCACAAAAAAGGTCGGTACCACCTCGACACTCTTTTTGTGAAACGAAGTGGGCAGATCAATATTGTCCTTGAAAAACAAAATGTTTTCATCCTGTAGCTCCGCGGCCAACAACTCGTACTTGTCCGCCACCAAATGACAAGGCCGACATCCATTCGACCATAAGTATAATACAATCACCGGCGTGGTCGCAAGGATCTGTTTCCACTCCCCAAGATCCACCGGCACATCCTGACTCACCCTCTGCTGTTTGTTCAATTCCTCCGGCTTGTAAGCCTTGAGAAAATCGGAATACGAATTCATCCTTTCTTCCTTTTTTAGGCTTGTTGTTAAATCATTCCAAAAGAAAGAAGAAAATGAACCCAAGGGGTGATGACGAGTCAAAAGAAAGAAGAGAAGGAATGAAGATTTTTATTGCGAGTTTTGGGTCCAAGGTATGGATACAAAAAAAGATGAAGGGATATCCGATTGTGGATATTTACACGTCCGGAGGATTTGACGGGTTTATGGATGGCGACCCAATGAATAGCAAGAATCCCATGATCGAACGAGCGCGCAAGGAGTATGGAGTACAAAAACCTTTACTGGTGGATGATTCCAAAGGCAACTTGGACCTTTTGGAGGACGGGGTGGAGGGATATTGGATCCGGGGGAATGTGGGAATCACCAAAAAGGATGCTACGGAGATTCTGTCGCGGATTTCAGAACGAGGATACGATTCCCTTTTTTTGGATGCCGACAAGACGCTTTTTCGGGATCATGTCACCTCACGTTATTACTATGATTGGATGGACGCCGACAAAGATGAGGAGGCATTTGATGTGGAAACCAATATCCTCCTGGCCGAGGGAGGAGAGGACCTCTTTCAAGGTCTGAAAATTTTAATGGAAAAAGAAGAATAAAAAAATGTTGTATACCATTAGCACGGAATCCCTTTCTTGAACCAAATTGTGAATGAATGAGAGTAGAATCGATGAATAATAAAATAACACTCGGTGTGATTGGGGAGAAGATTCACGAATTTTCTTTATGGAATCGCCCTCATATTTATACCGTGTACTTTAAGACCGCGCAAGAGGTTGTCTGTGCGGACAACCTCGATATTGTCTTTCTTTCCACCTCGGTGGAATGGAATACAGACGGCACCTACACCTCGATTCAGTTGGAATGCGATGTGAAAGATCTTAAACAACGAGGTGTTCATACCCTCCTCTTAACCTCGATTCTTCCCATGGATCTGGCAGAACGTCTCCTATGTCATTATTTCCCCTTATCCTTGATCTTTGAGAAACGCGTCTTGGGTGTTCATCCTCTTGGATGGATTCATTCAGAGCTCCTTCATAGTGTGTTTCTACGGTTCTTTGATTCAGGAATCGAGTTTATGAACCTCAAAGACGCTGTCATCATGTACCTCACTCATGCCTGTTCCCAGCTGGTCACTCATGCCTTTCAGAGAGAAATGTCCCAGTTCTACTTTGGACTGTACACCAAACCCGCACCCTTTATTCGTAAAAGCCTCCGATTCGATGTCAAAGAAGAGTACTATCCCGTCCTTGTCTACATGATCCGTCAAATTGAAGATCATCGCATGGACTGCCCTCTTCTTTTTAGCTGTCTGTTTCGTTATGATTTCCTAGATACTCTGTTATGAGCAAAGAAAGAACGTAAGAAAGAACACATGGACGAGGAGTTGGAAGGGCTGATGACCAGATGGGAGGAGGCGAGACGCGCCATCGAAGACTGGGAAAAACGTCTGGACAAGATCCGAGACAAGGTGAAGAAACACGTCGAGACTAGGCATCTCGAAGGTTATGAAAATGATCATTTTACTCTTCGTCGTGTGGTTCAGAACCGCTCTCAGATCAGCAAAGATCTGTGTCCACCGGAAATTTGGGAGCGGTATGCCACCCCTCGTCGTGTCGAATTTTGGTCGCTCGTCACCAAGAAGAAAAAAAAAAAAAAAACCGAAAAAAAAAAATGAATAAAAAAAAAAACAAATCCATTTATAATAGAAGAGAAGTGTTCTTGATTTAAGGATGGAAAAAACGACACCGGATGCATCAGAATCCGCTCCCACCATCCCAACGACTGTTCCCATTAAGTATCCACGATGCCATAGCTGCAAAAAGAAAGTCTCGGTTCTCCTTGCTTGTCCCTATTGTCAAGGCAATTTCTGCGTCCGCGATCGGACCCCCGAATCTCATCTTTGCTCTCAACTCTCGCGTCTCAAAGAAGAACGCATCTTTCTTCCCAAAATTGTACCTAGCAAGATCGATATTCTTTAATGGACCTTTTTTTTTTTTTTTTTTTTTTTCATTTAAGGACAAGGCCATTTTTAAAGAAAAACAAACATGAATTCTTCGAAAGACCGGTTTATTTTTCGATGTAAGACGACCGACGCCCATATTCTCAAGATCTTATTCAAGCTGTTGCATAATAATATCAAGACGGCGTGCTTTAGTATCACTACCGCGGGTATTTCGTTATGCATGACGGATTCGAATCGAAGGACCCTTATCAACCTGGAGATGGCGGCCAAGGAGTTTAATTTGTACCAGTTGAACGAGCCTGTGGTCAACATTGGTGTGAATGTGAATCATATGTACAAATTACTTAAATCCAACAAGAAGAAAGATTCCATTGTGCTTTTTATTCGGGAGGAGAGTCCATCGGACCTGGGCATCCAGGTGATTCCCAAGGACCATACCCGTGTCGCCAACTCTAGCATCCGTATCCAGAACATTCAGAACCTGGAGATCATGGTGCCAGAGGGATACCAGCACAATCTTCTCGTGCCTTCGAGTGAATTTTGTAAAGTCTGTAAGAACATGCTGACCATGTCCAATACCATCACCATCTCGGCGATCGAGGATGCGGTTCGGTTTGTTTGTAATCTGGGAAGTGTCTACAGCCGGGAAGAAATTCTGGGAGAGAACGTCGACGAAGACTCGTTTGAGGAGTGTGCCTTTAAGGACGATTTTGATACCGAGCAGCTCCAACGCATTATCGAGATTACGGGACTCTCTGCCAATCTGAACATTCATTGTACGACGGGCCTGCCCATGTTTATTGAGACCAGGATTGGAAATCTTGGCAATTTATCATTGTACATCAAGTCGAGACGACAACTGGAAGAAGAGCAGCATGCGGAAATTTGATAATCTACGTCGTTGATGATTTTTTTTATTGGTATTCAAATAAAAAAAATATGGAGGTGACGTTGGGCATGGAGTTTCAAACACCTGATGCCAATTTTTTATTGTATAGAGATTATAGCAATACAGCCTATTATTACTCGTACGCGAAAATCATATCTCTTACCGGTGGTGGAGGAGAAGAAGGAGTTGTGTAAGATTCACGTCTATGGAGATGGTACGACCAATACGGTCGTGAAAAAATTCATCGCCAGCACTCCGCTCCACAAAGAAAACGAAACGATTCATGTAAAGCTAGAGAATCAGCGGAATTGGTGGAAAGACGAACTGATTCTTGGAGAACCTTTGAATGAGATATACAACGACGCCGAGTTTGATGTCTTGCTCTCGTCGCCCCGAAGCATCGCCGCCTTGGACCGTGAGTCCATCCTTCGCGCCATCCACAGTGCGATCTCTGACGGAGCCTCTTGTTTGCGAGAGACACTGAAAACTCCATCTCCTCTGTCTCCAACATCGACTCCAACACAGTACACCCCTCTGACGAGAACATCGCATTACCCTATCGTCGTGTATTCTGGATCAAAAATAATCAAGAGGAAACCACTCCCTATTGTATGCTCGGAACCTCTCTCAAACCGGTTTCCTCCTTTTCCTCAGCTGACTATGGGGATTCCGTTTTCTCATGTTCTGTTCGTGCTTCAAGTGATTACACAAGAACTGCTCGAGAATAAGTCTACAAATGGACTGTGTGCGGAGGACGAAGCTCAACTCCATATCCTTCCCGAGGCAGAGAAGGAGGTCCTCACCGTCTTGAAAAAAAACGACCCTTTATATGATTGGGCCGTTCTGATAGTGTACTGGATACGAACCAAACCGAATCGGAAAAAATCTCCTTTTTGATACGTCATCACATGGTACAACTCTTAAAGACCATGCTGACAAAGGAGGAAAAGACTACATTGATGGAAACGTTATCCACGCTATCTTTAGACTATAGAGAGGTGATCCAAACACTGGTGGACAAGGAACAACTATTCCCATTCTCTAAATTGTTTTTTCGAAAATTTCAAAACACAAACCAGTCCACCCTGTTCCAGGTCACTTCAAGACCCGCGAATTTACTCATCGAGATCCGTTTTGTCTACGCCCTCTTAAATACGTGGTGCCGGTCTTCTTCTTCTAAAGGATTACATACGTTGTCTAGTATGACCCGCATGCATTTCCCAAAACCGATAAAAAAAAGAAAGTGGTTAGAGGTAACAAATAGGAACAAACGCTGTCTCATAGAGTTGTCAGAGGAGAATGGTGCTGTTGGTGGTGATCAACAGCATCCATTTTATATCTGACGAGATATTGGCAGCAATTTCAAGAATGCAATCGGTTCAGTGAATGTGGAAGTAATCGGAGGAAAAGAAAGACCAGAGTATCTGAAACGAACGACGCGTTCCAACAGTGGGAACAACAATGCCTACAAGAGACGGTGTAAACCTATGATTTTTACGGTCCATGTTTTTGGAGGAGTCTCTTCAAAAAAAAAAAAAAAAAAAAAAGAGTTTACAATTCGACAAATTCTTTATTGCTTAAAGTTTCGCTATTATTTCATCATAAAAGTAAAAGTAAAAGAGAAGATGAAGAATATAGGCAGGCCCGTTTCACGTTTCATTCCGGGACCACCACCCTCCTCCTCCAAAGTCTCCACGCTTCCTGTGCTTTCACTACCTACCACCGACGAAGACACGTCCATCCTTTTTTATGTGTACAAGGAAGATCCAGAGGATGCCGAGAACCTGCGTTTCTTTCTGGAAAAGGGTGGGTACCACGATGATCCTCGTCATATGTATGTACTCATCATCAACGATCATCTCTGTTCCGTTCCTCTTCCCACAACGACGACTAATTTTTTGGTCTTTCGCAAAAAGAATTCGTTCGACCTCTCGTCTTGGAAAGAAGTCGTACAGCTGTTGGGTATAGACTTTGTGCTCCAATGGAAGCTTATTTTCTTTATGAATTCGTCCTGCCGTGGACCCTTTCTTCCCGTTGGGATCGATCGTCATCAATGGCGCGAATTGTTTCAACGCCTCTTTGTGTCTGATTCATCCGTACGAATCGTCGGACCGGTGATCGAGATTCCTTCTCATCCGATTCCGTGGCCAGAGAGTTCCGAGGTGGATAAGAAACTTACCGTACCTTTTCTTCATACCTACATGTTCTGTGTAGACCGCCAGGGTATGCGGACTCTCCTGGACAAAATCTTTCCTTTGCTCACACCTGAATCCTCCAAAGAAGACATGATCAAGATTGAACGTTGGGTCACCGGCGTCTTTTTATTGTCCACATCCTCTCCTACCGACACGGTGAAAAGTCTTCTACTGCGTCATGCCAACACGGATTGGAGAAATCGGTCGCAATGGATACCTCTCGTCACTGGTTTCACTTGTCCAGAAGTTCCCGGTAATTACAGCGGGATGGATCTTCACCCTCTTGAGGTCATCTTCTTTAAAAACATCCGCCGACAACACCAGTTTCGTTCAGCCCACCAAGCAGGTCTCTCCCCTTCCACTCAACGTGTCCTGCGTCAGTACTCCTCCTGGATGTGATACAGTCCCTCTGTCGTTTCTGTCATTCTCGTTATCCTCACGGTCCTTTCCTGAAATAGCTTCCTCGCCAAGGTCAGAGAAGACGCCACGCGATAGAAATAAGCGCGCTGGGGACAGAGTCCCAGGTAAATGTTAAAGCGAGTTGTACTGATCTGGGTCAGGGAATCGAGGATGGAGTCGAGGGTGAATCGTGTGGTGGAGAGACCCATGGAGTCGACACTGGTGTCGGATCCAAAATAAAGATCGATGAAGACGGAATGGGAAGCGAGCCACGACCATAATAGACGAGAGGGAAGACGATCCAAAAAAACGGCGCCTCGAGCTTGGAGTAGGGGGTGGGGAAGAAAAGACTGTGGGCGCAGACGGAGAAATGACGAGGAACCACTCTCCATCTGTCCGCACGGATCAATGCTCTTGACTTCGCCTCCCATGCCGTAACAAACCAGTGCCAGGAAATATTCCCAGGCGTGTGTTTTTCGGGGCTGTTCATTCCTGAAATCACCTTCTTCCAGGATCTGTGCTTCTCCTTCCAGGTTCATCGCCCATAACAAATTCAGTAATGACCGGTTCAATACCATCATCGTACCACCCACAAACGCGCTGTGGGTTCCTAGTTTCTGAATGTAATTAGGATTCGGAATCCGGTGACACTCTACCTGTCTGGACTGATTCCAATGTTCTCTAATCTGATGATCCGTTTTTCCCTTTTGATTCTCGTACACACGATAAAACGGTATATTAAGACATAACGCATCCTTGGTTCGATATTCATCCATATCAGGAAGGTACTCATCGCCCATGGTTCGGACCCTATCGAGTACGTCGTTGGAAAACAAGGATGGATGACGCGCTAGAATATCCATAACAAAGCGTCGATTGACCGCCTTGTGGTTGGAGCAGACACATTTTTTGGCGCCCATGACATGAGGCGCTGTGGATTCCTCTAGAAACAAGGATTCGATTCGAAGAGCGTGTTGTAGAATCGGGGACAACAGATTTTCACGCCAATGATCATTGGCTTTGGTATGAAGGATCCATACCCCACGCAACAAAGGCTGGACGGAACGCATCCGTCGGAGATTCCATAACAATCCTCCGATATCTCGACCACGATTAGGAATCACATTGATCTCCGTGCTAAACGGTGACAAGTAAGGACGAACGTTCTCGGCGACCGCGTCAGAGTGAACCGTGACGAACCATAGCATATCTTGCCTCAGAAAAAAAGAACGGTACGCCGACCACATTTTCTTGAAAATCTCCATGGACCCGATATGAAGGCTCACCGCCACGGTGTGCCAAAGACTTGGAGGTCGGTACGGGAGATTGGATTTCCAACCGGACCGGCAATACTGATTCACTTCATCTTGTCCACCAACGAAACCGGGGGGGCATGGAAGCACATAATCCCCACGATACTTTAAAAAATGAGAATAGAGTTCAGAATCAGACCTGGAATACAGACTAGGATGAAGTCGACGGTAGGTTTCAGGATTCCAATCACTCATTCCTTTTTATTGTTGTATCCATCTTTTTTTTTTTGTTATTGCCAGAGCGAGCATCCATGGTCTCTCGAAATGTCCGGGACTGGTTATTTCAGTCCTCCGCCTTTTGTCTCTACACCGGCCTTCCCCTTCCAGTACGTCGTCAGAAATGCAACCTCGAACATGTCGTGCCTCGTCGTTTTTTGCGTCCTCTTCGACAAGCACAGATTGATCCTGACAATCTGTTTGTCACCACCGTTCCTATGAATTCTTTCCGCCGAGATTTCCGCTTCGCATCCCACCAAGAAATCCTCGACTCGGATACAGATCCTCAACTCGTCTCCACCTTGTCCGGCGCCCTTCGTCATGAGAAACGCCGCCTCTTCTTTCCTCCTCATGGCCATCGAACCATCGCCCATGTGATCCTCACTATGTGCGATCGTTATCCCGACCTTCCCTTCCACTCGATCGTCTCGGAAGAACTCCTCCTCGATTGGTCCCGTCGCCGTCTTTCTCCCCAAGAACAAGCTCTCCATACCCCTCGTCAATGGAGGATGCGTTAAGAAGTAGAGGAAAGAAAGGAGAAAATGGGGGAAAGACGGTATTTTTGTCATGAAGGTTTTGGAAAGGAAGACGATAGGTATAAGATCTATCCGAATTTGTTTGAAAGAGTGGGTATCTATCAGCGTTATGGGAGGATATACTACCGGTGGTGTGAGGAGAGGATTCCATGGCCCTACCAGATGCGGTGGGAAGAAAAGAAGGTGGTCTTGGAACGAAGCAGAAACCAGGGAGACCTTTGTATTCTTGGAGAGTGGAAACGTGTCGTGGATGCGTACGTGATGGTGTCTGTGGATTCGTGGGGTTTGCGACAGTTGAATCGACTTGTTGGGAAAGACCCATTGCCTCGTGGTTCTCCTCGACTGGATACATTGTTACAGTGTCCTATCACACTGCAAAAGATGCGTGATCCAGTAATTCTGGTAGGGGATGGATGGTCCTATGAACGAAGTGCCATTACTCAATGGCTTTCGCAGCGAGAGGTTCCCCGATCTCCCATGACGAATCTTGTGATCGACCAGGTTAGCCTCATCCCGAACCGGATACTGTCCGACATTCTTTTTTCGACGTCAGAATAAAATGAAATGGACAAGATTTTTTTTTTACCGGTGATAATAAAAAAAAAAATCAAATGAAGGTGTTTCTCATTAGTTTTGGCTCTCCGACTCTTTTGAAACAGATGGTTTGTCTCTATGGCCTGAACGTCGACGGCATCATAACGTCGAGTTCGTTCCCGAACCTGGCGGAAGGAGACCAGATGGAAAATAAGAATGATATGATTCACTATCTACGCCGTCAGCATGGGATCCGTAAACCTCTCCTGGTGGATACGTCTCGCTTCCATCTGCGGGCCGCACAACTAGAAAATATAGCCACCTTCCTTGTCAAGGAAGGGGATGGACTGACTCCCAAAGAGGCTCGTTTGCTGTTGTTCCGATTGGTGAGTGGCGATTATGATGGCGTCTTCTTGGAAGCCGATCATGTCTTTTACCAAAACAATGTCACCCGTGATGTCTTTCTGCCCTCACTGGATCGCCCTCACTCTCTGCCCATCGATGTGACAGGCCTCCGTCTCGGCGCCGGGATCCTCCCCTTCTTCGCCGGTCTCTCCTCCCTCTCCTCCTCCATCATGTATACCTCACCACATGGTGATTTAAACGATAGGCTTCTTGGGACGAAAAAGACAGATGGAGAGGAGGAATGTTCACGAGTTTGATGGACGATTATGTCAAGAGGCGATGGAGGAGATGAATCAGAGGATCCAGGCAGCGACTCCATCCAGCGACAAGGTAGACCTCAAGGACCAGTTGCATGATCTGAGAGCACGGAGCATGTTCCGTGAACTCCAAGTTCGGGAGGACCCAAAGAATTGGGATCCGACCAATCAGATTCATGCCACCGATCTGTTGCGACTCCTTCTGTACAAGATCGAGACTCTCCAGGTCGAAGAGGATAAGAAGGAATGGATCCAGATGCTGGAGGAGCAGCTCCTGGACATGGTGCATCTCGGACCATGTCCGCAGGGAAGGACCATTCGATTATGGCAGTTATACCAGAGTTTATCTTGAATGGAGTAGAAGGAAGTAAAAAAAAAAAAATATATTTTTTTTTTCATGGTAGACAATAGATAGGTACTATGACGAAACCACTTACCAAGGAGAATCCTTATACGAATATGCAAAAGAATCAGTATGATTCAACCGCCGAGGGTTGGAGCACGGAGAACCGTGATCCGGTGGTGGGGTCTTTTGATCAGCACAATGCCTGGACCGATTATGAGTATCTTTTTCACGATATTCCTCGAGAGGCTTGGTCCGGGATGGATGTACTGGATTTTGCCACCGGTCCAGGCCGCAATCTTGTGCGATACCAAGACCGATTTCAATCGATTGATGGGGTGGATATTTCAGACATTAATCTTCGCAATGCCAAGAAATGGATCGCGCACAATGGACTGAACGTAGATCGATTCCGTCTCTACTCATGCAACGGTGTGGATCTGAGCAATATTCTGTCCACGTCGTATGATCTGGTCATGAGCACGATTGCGATGCAGCATATATGTGTTTATGATATTCGGTACCAGTATTTCAAAGAATTCTATCGCGTTCTGCGTCCCGGTGGATGGATAAGCCTTCAGATGGGATTCGGGTCGCCCTCTCCTCAGACCGTACCCTATCACGCCAATCATTACCAGGCTCCCGGTACAAATCGTGTTTGTGATGTGGAGGTGTCTGATCCCGTTCAGCTGGAAAATGACCTTTTGTCCATCGGGTTTGTGGATTTCCACTTTCATCTGCGTCCGGTCGGACCCGGAGATTGTCACCCGCAATGGATTTTCTTCAGTGCTCGAAAGCTCTAACTACATCGTGCGATCCATAGATAGATAAATTAGAAATGAAATTCCAGTACCCGCAAAAACAATACCGGTCCACTCTAAAACAACGAGGGTCTTCGGGAGGGGAGCCGTCGGTGTGTGGATTCGAATCTTACGAAGACGGTCAATAGACAAACACAACATGATGATACCAGCACCTAGTAACAAAACGGTGAGTAGGGTCAAGACTACCTTTACTGATTGTTCTCGCTGAAGTTGATCTTGACAATCAACAATGAAGCTCGATAGATTTTCTTTAACTTTCTCCATATTATTTTTTTATTCTTTATCAAGAAGAATAAAATTTTTTTACTCAAAAAGGGGGGAAGGGTTGATCCTTCGCCACGTGGAGTTCAAGGCCATTCGAAAGATGGAGAACCAGATGACCAAGATTGAGTTCTTCTGGTGTCGGAGACGGTCGCCCATGAAAATCGTAACAGGGTCCGAGGTAGGAGAGGAGGAGATCGGTGACATTCTCGTCCCCTTCATGAAGGGCCAAGAGGAGGGGGCATGGTCCTCTCTTTCTTGTGGTACGGAAAGAATACACGCGTCCCTGAAAAAGATAGGAGACCTCAAAATTTCCATTGGGTAGGGCAAGCACGGTCGGATTCCAATAATCGATCCATTTCATATAATAATATTTTCCCATGGATCTCACCAGACGAAGGGCCATGCGACGACTCTTGCTCGAAGTCAAACATCGTACCAACATTTGGATCTTGGAATGATGGGATTTCATCAGCATGCAGGCTGATAAAAGACTGCTCGTCCCCAACCAAAACCAGATCCCCATGATGTGTCTCTTTTCTTTTATTCTACAGACATTTAAGTCAGTGGAAAATCTTGGAGCAGCAACCCGAACCAGCATAGTCATTTCCGAGACCCCAGACCTGAGAAAGATTGGGTGTTCCTCCGAATCCAGGGATCGGATCATTAAAGGGTCGTTGTGGGGGGCGGCCGCGGCATGTTCCCGCAAAATCTTCAAAATCCCAATCTTCTCTTTTCGTGGCCACCATCATGACGAGATAGGCCATGTACACGGCAAGGATCAGATAAAGTATCATCCACCACATTTTTTTTTTTGATAAGGATTTCTTTTCTTGTTTTCAAGAAATAAAATAATATGAACAGAAGCTCCATGGTAATACTTGGGGGGTTCTTGGTTCTTGTACTCTTCTTGGGCGCTGTCCTCATTTCACCCCTCAAGGAAGCCTTTTGTGGTTCCACCGGCCTTGATTATGAAGCTGGATGTGACGCATTGCCCGTGCCCAAAAACATTCAAACCATGAGCCGTTCACCACCCTTTTATGATCTTAACGCGGTCCGACCGTCGTTATGCTCGTACAAGAACTACCAGTTTCCACCACCCTTGGACTATCCAGCCTTTCCACCATCCTCTGATCCTGACCCTGTGTTTCAGTACTGGGACGATGCAATGCTTTCACATCCTCAGACACCTTATGTGATCTGAGCGCATGGAATGAAAATCATTGACAAAAAAAAATATTATTGACGAGAAGTAGGAAGAAAAACCATGTATTTCCATATTCATCCAGAATCCAGTGTTATTTTTGGCTGGACGAAACAGAGCGGTTGTGCCCACATTCACGATCTCTCGTTGTATCTCGCGGGATCTAAAACCTTGACCTCGTCAAGGCTGCCCGCGGACCATTTCAAGTACACGCTCATTCTTTTTTTTCGGAATCCATATGAACGTCTCGTCTCCCTGTTTCTGGATTATTTCCGAGCGCTGCCCGAGTCGCCCACCTTTTCAGACCTGGTGGCCAAACTTGAACGAAAAGAGTGGTTGGACGCAGATCATTTTGGACCACAATCTGAACCTATGGATCCGTGTGCTAAAAGGATCGTGTTCGACGTAGATCATATCCACTATAATGAGCTGGAAGCCTTATTTAAGAAGACGATTCCTGATTCGATGCGAGCGACCCGACGGGTTCTGAGGGTTGGAGAACCCGCGGCTCATTTGACGCCGGTTCACAAGCTCACCGACATGCAGAAACAATCCGTGGATTGTTTTTATCCCTCTCGATTACAGAAACGAGTGGCGACGATTTATCAGCAGGACCTGGAATTTGCTGGACAGCACGGCCTCTCGTACCACGTCCGCAGCCTGGAAGAACAGGTCCCACTGTTTCAGGTATGTATCTTTAGTTGTCAGAGTCGCCTGAACAAGGCCTACTTGTTGTACGAGCTCCTCAAGAATAAAATGCCTCATATATATATTGTGTATGGAGATCCTTCTCTGACGGAGCCGTACAAGGTCCTGGATAACAAGTACCTGGTCTTGTCCTGTTCAGACGACTATCATTGTCTGTCGTTTAAAACACATGCACTCTTCCAGGCGATGTTGGAGCTTCATCCCGAGATGACGGGTATGTTTAAATGCGATGACGATATGATTCCTAGTTATGCGCAGTTTCGAGAGATGATGACATTGATTGAGGACAAGAAAATTGATTACCTGGGACGAAAAGGATCGACGCCTGGTCGGAAACAGGCATTGACCAAGAAGATGGCCACGAAAGATTTGTTGGTGGATATTCCTCCATGTGAGTATGCGTATGGACCCTTGTACTATCTTAGCAAGAAGGCCCTCCAGCTGTTGAATGGACCCAAGGTGTACAATTATTTTGAGGATGTGATGGTCGGAATGAACCTCCAGGCCCACAAGATTCCTTGTTACGACTATATGGCGTATCAGAATACGATGGTATATCATCCCATGGTGAATGTAGAAAATGTGAACGGACAGATGAAGCATCTTCTGATGGAAATTCATGGAGGCCTCGGAAATATCTTCTTTCAGGTAGCGGCGGGGTGGAGTATGGCCAGGTTACAGAAAAAGTCTCTGATTTTGTTGTATACGGATGACCAACATCGTTTTACGCATTTTGGAATCAAGAATTTCTTGCGTGAGGTGCTTCCCTTTTTCAATGCCGTGGAAAAAAATGCCACGATCTCAACCCTCTTTCCGGACCTGGAAGAATTTCGGGAGGGTAATGGAAACTGTTTCAAGACCATTTTATGGGAGAAGGTTCGGTGGAAGGAAAACAAGGACTACCTGATGACCGGGTATTATCAGAATGAGGAGAATTTCAAGCGGATCGCCGCGGATCTTCCCGGAGTGTTCTTATGGAACGAGGCGTGGAAACAAGAATTACGAAGACGTTTTCCCAAGGTGAACGAAGCCTATTTTCTCCATGTGCGTCGAGGCGACTACGTTCATCACCCTGTGCATTACTTTGATCTTACCACGTACTATATGGATGCGATTCAATGGATACGGGATCAAGACGCCGAGGCGTTTTTTTATATCGTGAGTGACGAGATTGATTGGTGTCAACAAGTATTCAAACAAGAGACCGGGGTTCTCTTTGTAGAAGATCTGGATGCTTACCGCACCCTGTACCTAATGACCCTATGTAAAAAAGGAGGCATCTGCGCCAACAGCACGTTTTCATGGTGGGGGAGCTACCTGAATCCGAATCCGGACAAGAAGATTGTGTTTCCCAAACAATGGATTCAATCCTTGGATGCAACATCGATCTATCCAACGACTTTCGGAAAGGTTCTGTGAAAAATAGTGAAAAATATATTTTTTATATCTATTATAAATTAAAAATGATAAATCGCGCAACCAGAAGAGTAATACCAGGATTAATCAACTCAGCAACCAGAGGAGTAGTTTCAACAGTAATACCAGGAGTTACGAAACCCATCAACTCAGCAGCAACCAGAGGAGTAGTTTCAACAGTAATACCAGGAGTTACGAAACCCATCAACTCAGCAGCAACCAGAAGAGTAATACAAGAGAGCTCTCCAGTAGTTATTACTACTACGAAACCCACCAACCTAGCAACAGGAGGATTCAGAGGAACAAGAGTAATATCAGGAGTTACTACTACGAAACCCACCAACTCATCAGCAGCAGGAGGAGCAGGAGGAGCAGGAGGAGCAGGAGGAGCAGGAGGAACAGGAGGAACAGGAAGAGCAGCAGTAGCAGGAGCAACAGTAGGAGCAGCATTAGGAGCAGCATTAGGAGCAGGAGTTGTAGCATCTACATCAACAACGAAACAGGATGAACAGAAGAAAAAAAAACAACAAAAAATAGAACGTAATAGCCGATTTAACTATATGATGAATAATTTGTCGAATCAACTGACAAAACTTGAAGAAAAACATAATAAAATCGAAAATCTGATTAGGCCTACTTATCTGTCTATAGTAAGTCTTGAAAAAAAACTAGAGGATTGGAAGAGTCGCGGAGGGTCAGAGGATGCCATCGAATTGTTAGAAAAAAGAATCAAGGACCTGAAAAGTACGAAATTTTTGTGGGAAGGAAACAAATCTTACAGGGATTTATTAAAAGAGCTCCAACAGGTAAAATCTGATATTAAAACCTATGTTATAAAAGCACAAAATATTTCTTTTTTCTTTGCCAATCAAGGTGAAAAACAACAAATCTCGGATGAATTTCGAACCTTTTTAAAAGACAGATATCGCCGTTATTTTGGAAGAAGTTTGATAAAGATGTACATTCCGTGGATCGACCAAGAATGGCTAAACGATATCCCAATACCGATTCAAAGAAGGGTCAAGGAAATTCAGAGGAATCGAGGATGGTTCAGCTATTTGTCAGGAGTTCATGATAAAGATGACATTCAAAAATTAACGGAGAAGGAGGTTAAAGATATGGTTCAAAAAATGACAGGTGAACACACACTATCCGTAGTCGAACCTTACAAACTGTTGTCCAAACCTATTCAAAGAATGGGTGAGAGGATCAAACCCTATACTCGAACACAATTGCAACATAAAGTGTTTGAAGTGGTGAATAAAAAACCAGATCCCACGGATAATGAGGCGGTCCTCCTCTACGAGATTTCCAAAAACGCGTTGGCCAATAATACTGGATTTTTACGAAGATATTTTCCCGCGGCATTGGACGATAAAACCAAAAAAAAAGTAGTGGACCAGGTACAAGGTGTACTTGAAAAATTATCTTATAAAGGAAAAAAACGAGATCAATAAATTTTATTCTTGAACATGGAATAAAATGGTACACGTTTGTTCTTACGAATGGCTGTAGATCTTGTATCCCTTGGTTTGGGTGGGAAAGGATCCGTTGTATAAAACCCATGCATCAAAAGCCAGTTGGGGGTTGGTGAGGTAGGCGTAGGGGATCCAACAATACCCCTGGATTCCCCAGTACACGCCCCAAGAATTTCTGACCAGAAATGCGCTCTTGGAATCATCGTACCCTACCACCATGATCGCATGACCTCCCAACAGAGTCTCTCGTTTCGGCACGGGGATGGGTACCATGCCTGTTTCAGATACCGACTTGGACTCAAAGCTGGAATAGACCATGATACCCATAACAAAGGGTAGTTTCTGACTCAATGCAGTTTTCATCTGGGAAAGCAGGATGGGGAGTGAGGCATAACGGGTAGCCTCATAGTCCACGCCTTCTTTATAGGCGTTTGAGCTGGGCGTGGTGTAAAGAAGACTGGATAAGTAGGGCCACAACGATTCGTTACAGACGCCGTTCTTATTGAGTGCGGACATGGTACTACGCAGGGTGGCCCCGTTATCCGTTCGTGTGGTATGCTCGAGAGAACGAGTATTATAGTAGAGGAAGAGGCGTGAGGGAGCGAAACGAAGGCCTTGTTGTCGGAACAGAGTATAGGCAAAGAGAGCGGCGGTGGCATTCGCGGTACAGGATCCGATGGAACCCTGATCATAAATCGAGGGACAAGTGGATCGCAGGTCGACCGAGGGGGGTAAAGGTAGGATATGACAGACGATCCGATGATCGCGCGCGTCATATCCAGAATAGACAAGGTTGTACGTTCGTTCCATGGTGTGTTTATAGCAGATGTCTCTGACATTGCGCAAGAAAAAAAAAAAATTCAATAAAGATAAATTGATAGGTCCCCATGGTGACGACCAAAAAGAAGAACCATTTTGCCAAGACCATGGTATGGGGAGCGGCTGCCTGGCGGTTTCTTCATTGTGTGACCCTCACCTATCCTCAACGTCCCTCTTGGCGTGCCCGCCAGGACATGAAGGATTTCCTTCATTCCTTGGGACCCATCCTGCCTTGTCGTCTTTGTCGGACCCATTATCAATCTTTTCTACGCCAATATCCGGTAGATAGCGCACTGAAAAACCGTGTTACACTGGTTCAATGGATGATGGATCTGCATAACGAGGTGAATCGTCGTTTACACAAGCCCGAAATGTCCTACCACGACGCGCTGTTGCAGATGAGGAGCGCGTGCTCAGCGGCAGCAAAACCTTGAGATCAAAACACGGTCCCATACGGATATGGTCAAACAGATCGACTACTTTGGTCAGGATGCGGAGAAGTGAGAATTGGTGAAACGAAAACAATAGATGAGGATCGAGAATCTGAAGAAAGAACTCTCCGTCCTCGGACCATTCTGATTCAAGGGAGAGTTTGTGGGACTTGTCCAGAGGAAGTTCTTGTAGGAGTTGACTCACCGTCGATCGGATCTGTCGGCAACGATCACGGGTCTCGTCTTCCTCCACTTCTAGGGTATCAGAAAAATCCACCGTGATCTGGAACATTTGATCCGACCACCCAAACTCCACCAGGTCATGGACGGCCCTGTCCTCCTGACGACATCGGATCCAAAGACCCATAAAGACCCGTAAATCCTTCAACCCCACACCTTCGATCTGTTGAAAGGACCAGTATCCTAGCTCGTAAAGATCCATCAAATGAAACGGACAAGAGATCAAATAGTGGTCTCGATTCTCTAGATGCAGCTCCAACACACAACCTGGGTAGTAAGATTCGATACACTCGCGAAAAAAATAGCGGAGCCAGGTCATGTGGATCTGTTCATGAATAAACCCCTTGACATGATCCTCCTCTTCTTCTTCTACCCAACTGATCCGCTGAAAACATTGCTTCATCTTTTCTTGAATGTTGATATGACGAGGGTTTTTCAGACAAAGCTTGATAAAAGAAGGACTATGATAAGGAAAACGCAAGGTGATTACCTGGATGTTTTGATAAAGGATACGCACCTCTGACGCGATAAAAAAATGGCTCTGTCCCGTCATGGGAATGGTACCTGTCCAGTATCCTGATAGCATGCGTTCAAATTCCTTGTCATTCTTCCGATACTCCATGGAACTTCTTTAGAAGAATAGACCTTGTCCTCCTAGATATTTTTTTTTTCTTCATAAAAACAAGATAAGAAAAAAAAAAATTGGTGCCAAGAAACAAGTCATGTTTTCGTCGGGTTGTTCGGGGACCCTTGCTCTTTTTTTGGTCGTATTGATTCTGGTCTATTTCATGATGAATCATGTGGTGGAAGGGTATAAAAAAGAAGATCCCATGCTCTTTGAACTCCGTGATACCATCCGCCCCCTCCATCCAGACACCATTGACCGTCTCATTTTCCTGGAAGATACCAAATCCTACACCATCAACAAGAGCAAGATCTATCTCTGTCTACGCGATGAAAATGGTGAATACTATGACAAGAACATGTTGGTTTATGTGACCCTTCACGAGCTCGCTCATGTCCTTTGTGATGAAGTCGGTCATACCGATAAATTCCGTCTCATTTTTAAAAACATACTCGAACAAGGCGTTCAGATGGGAATCTATAATCCCAATATCGAACCCATCGACAACTACTGTCAGTATAATTAAACTTCTTGGTTAAAGATCTCAAAACGACTCCCCGTAAAGGGATGGTAGTACCGATACAGCATACTCTTCTTCGTGGTAGTCTTCTTCGTCGTGGTTGTCTTCTGGATCTTGCTATCCATTGTTCCTTCTTTGTTTGTTTTTTTTTTTGTTTTAAATGAATCAGTCGTCTTCATCGAGGAGGTCTTCGTCGAGGAGGTCTTCGTCGTCTTGTTCGTCTTCGTTCTCACTCTCTCCAAGGATAGGATCTTCCTCGTCCCCATCATGAAAATAATAATCCTCCTCGTCCTCCAATCCATGTTCTTTAATCTCTTCTTCGACCGGCATTTCTAGTTCTGACCGCTTAGGAACCGTTTTTTTCTGAGGAATCATGGTGGTGGTGGTATTCACCGTGAGGATGGGTGGTGGAGGAGGAGTGGGCGTCATCGTGTTGGAGCGTTGGTCCATCCACTCCATGAGATTCTTGATCATTGTTTCCTTTTTGGAGGACCGGGCCACATTTTCGTTCATACAGTGAGTTCGAAGCTGTTTGACGGTCATTTGTTTCAGTTTCTCCAATCGTGTCTCTCTGGAATCTCGGGGATGGAAGAGCGGCTCCGTCACGGCGGTCGTCGCGGCTGCGGTCAACGCCGATGTGGTGGTCGCGACCACCGCCGCGTTCACGTCTGTGGCGGCCACGACCGCCGGTGTGACATACTTTGATTTTTCTTCCGGTTTCAACTCCTTCCACATCAGACTCACCTTTTTGGAAACCTCCCCAAAACTGAGGGTGGGCTCCGTCTTCATGATCTTGTTTCGCTGTGCCGAGAAAAACACCTGGTAGTTCGACTTTTTGGATTCGACCCCACCACCATTCATGGTGCCAGGCTTCTCCTCCATGACGACGACCGCAGTCCGTGTTTCCTTGTTGTTGTGCCACGCGTGAATAAGCTTTCCATGTGGAAGGTTGTTGTCCACCTCCATCTGATGTAGAAAGCGCACCACACACTCATCCACAGTTTTTTCCATGGTCCTGGTCAACTCGTTCATGGCCAAAATCTTTCCTGTCGAGGTCTTTGAAGGATGAGATTCAATTTTTTAGATCAACGAAAAGAAAAAAAAAATTTTGATTTTATATTTTGGAGAGATCGTAAAATAAATAAGAGAAAGACATGGAAGCGCCTACCTTTCTGATGGATTTGTGTTTGCTGATGGACGATGAACGGTTCCGACACTTTCAGGAAAAATACTTGGATCAGTGGTCTGACGTAGAGACGCTGTTCTTGTACATCTACATGTTTTCCTATCTTCAGAAACGCTACCAGCTCAAGTTTGGTCAGCCCATGGAAAAGGACAAGATGATCCTTCTTCTACAGCATATCTTCAAGGACAAAATACTGCGAGAACGAGCAGTACTGCTTTTTCGTCAATATCAGCAAGATGGTGTTACCGGCCTGTCCAATCACGTGTTTCAATCGATCCCTCCAAACAGTAACAAGGACAAGGAGATGGAGAGGACGGTCTCCTTTAGCAGCCTTTTGTCTTGATGGATTCAAAAAAAAAAAATCAACAGTTAAGAAAAGATCATGCGGGTGATGATCGACACGTTCGGTGGATTATGCAATCAGATGATGGATATTCGAGCCGCGGTCAGTTTTTGTGTTCGGTATAAGTTGTGTTTTACCTTTCGTCATGCTTCGCTGCGCGAGTCGTGTCTAACTCAATGGCGCGATATTCCCTTTTCTGGTTTGTTTGACGAGCAGTACTTTCACGATCACCTTCCCACCTTATATTTGCCCTGTCCGGATCCGATTCCCATGGAAGAACTGGTCAATGCGGAAGGACAGCACGCGTTGGCGTTGTGGGGGCATCCATCGGATGCGGATCTTTACCAGATACTCGTGGAAAAGTGTGAATCTCATCCTCATACGAATCCGTGGATTCTTCTCCGTCAATTCTGGTGCGTATTTGATTGGGTGTACTGTCTTCCCATGGATCCACCCAGCGCCCTTCATCTCACCCTTCTCATGGATATGATTCGGGAGTCGTTGCTTCCTCCACGGTATAATTTTCTTCATTACCGCTATGAGCATGATTTTACCGAATTTTTTAACATTACTTGTCCTCGCCTTGACGATCTGCTTCACAGCATTGATTTTAAGGAACCGGATCTGCCTTTGTACATTGGAACCGATCGCACACATCTTCCTACAGAGTTCCAAGAGTTGTTTCGTTCTTCCATGATTCTTCACAAGGACACGGTGCTTGATACCGTGAAGGATCTGGATTTAAATTATGAAGAAAAGGCGTTTCTTGATTATCGAATCGGACTCGGTGCGGTCGAGGTGTACGGACATTCCCAATCCTCGTTTAGTCATTGGCTGAACAATATGCATCACACCCGAAACTATTATAACGAGATGGAAAAATAAAAAAAAAAAGTGTTAGTAATAGGATAGGATATATTCAGAATGAGTCAAGATACCCACCACTTATCGATCGGTATTGTAGGAAATGGATTTGTAGGTCAAGCCACGCAGGGGTTTTCATGCAGCAAAACTCGTCTGGTGATTTTTGACATTGACCCACTCAAGTGTGATCCGGTGGGAACTACTTGGAGGGATGTGGCGGCATGTGATCTTGTTATGGTATCCGTACCGACGCCCATGCGTCCTGATGGATCATGTTCGACACGGATCGTCGACTCGGTCATTCAAGAACTCCGAGCGCATGGAAATCCTGCCATTATTCTTCGTTCGACCGTGCCCGTTGGATTTAGTGCTTCACGAAAGGTCTTCTTTATGCCCGAATTTTTGACCGAGGCCGCGTGGGCAGACGATTTTCGAACGAATCCCCTCTGGATCCTTGGTATCGATCAGGAAGATCCCGTGTTTCAGGATCAAATGAAACAGGTGATTCAATGGGCCAAGGCAGAGGGCAAACTCGTCTCGGATGCCCTTCAGTTTGTCTCCACCAAGGAGGCCGAGGCCATCAAATATTTTCGAAATTGTTTCCTCGCTACCAAGGTTGCATTTTGTAACGAATTCTATGATTTCTGTGCCTCGCACAAGATCGATTATTCCTCCATGGTGGATCTTGCCGCCTCTGATTCGCGCATCGGCCAAGGACATACCCGCGTGCCCGGACCTGATGGCCGTCGAGGGTTTGGAGGCACCTGTTTCCCCAAAGACATTTCAAGTTTGATCCACCAATTCAAACTCCAAGAGGTGCCCTCCCCCCTCCTGGATGCCGCCCAACAAAGGAATAATGAAAAAGACCGTCCTTCCCACGATTGGAAAGATCTGGTCGGCCGTGCCATTGACATGGACTAGTTATAATAAGAAACTAGCTTCTTTCACTTTCATAAATAGTGGACTTTGGACATCTGAACACAATCTTTCGTCAACTCTCCTCGATTTTTGATATAATTTTTATCATGAAATGATAAAAAAAAAACGAAAACGAGGATAGAACTAGACTATAGCAGCTGGTATACATTCTGAGCAAAATCAGAAGGATTGTCAATTGTAAATCCAGAGGTCAACAAGGACACATCCGCTAGCAAATGAATCAACCGTTTTGACTCTTCCTTATCAGCCTCCGTTTCCGTGTCTGAATTTACCACCATTTTTTCCAGACGTTGGACCAGGGGATGAGAAGGATTGATCTCCAAAACCTTTTTCGCCTTCATCATCCCATGGCTCCGATCATCTCCCATGGTCTGGGCATTCATGATCCTCTCCATGTTGGAGGACCAGGATTGACCCTCTGTCACGATACAGGAAGGAAATTTGCTCAGACGATCCGACACCTTGACCTTCTCAATCTTGCCCTTTAGCGTCGATTGCATAAACTCCAGCAACTCCTTCTTCTCCTCCTGCTTCTTCTTGCGTGCCTCTTCCCGTTCCATCTTGTTCACCTTTTTGGCCGTCGCATCCTCCTTGTCCTCTTCTGAAATTTCATTGTCGTCCAACTCAAACGACTCGTGGCCCACATTGACAAATTCCGCATCCTTGTACCGTTGAAGCTTCTTGATCATAAACTCGTCAATGGGATCCACCAAATACAGCACCGGAATATTCGTATCATTCAGTCTGTCCATCAGAACGGATGTCTTCAGGATTGCCAGATTCTCCCCCGCCAGGTAGTAGATGTACTTCTTACGAGTCGTACTCTCCAGGTACTCGTCCAAAGAAACCACCTTGTCTCCCTCTTGATTGCTCGTAAACCGCAAAAAGGACGCAATCTTGTCCGCATGCTGATTTTCTTCGTACACGGCCTGTTTGAGATGTTTCCTGAAATTCTCGTAAAAGACAGGATATTTTTCAGGATCCTTCGTCATCTCGCTGATCATTTCCATCACGTGTTTCGTCAAATGACGACGGATAGCACTCACTACGTGATTATGCTGAAGCATCTCTCGTGATACATTCAATGGCAGGTCAGACGAATCAATCACCCCCGTCACAAAACTCATCCACTCTGGGATCAATTCCTTGGCATGCTCCGTAATTAACACCTTCTTGACATACAACCGGATATTGGTCTTTTTCTTCTCTGCCGGCGCCGCAAAATCAAAAGGAGGTCGTTTGGGAATGTACAGGATGCCTCGGAACTCCAGCTGTCCCTCCGCCTCGAAATGCCGGTAATAGAGAGGATTGTCCCAATCCATCACACTGAGCGTCTTGTACAACGCTCCGTACTCTTCTTCCGTCGGCTGTTGTGGTTTCTGATACCAGATGGGTTTGGTATTGTTGACCGCCGTCCACTCATACTCGTCTGCGACGACTTTCTTCTCCTCCTCGACCTCAACTTCCTCCACCTTGGGTGTCGTCGACTCGGTCTCCTCGCTCTCTTCCACCACTTCCTCTTCCTCCTCTTTTGAAGCCGGTGGAGCCGGTGGCTTCTTCTCCCACATAAGGATCGGATATTCAATAAACTGACTATGGGTCTTGATGATCTCACGAATCTTGGGCACCTCCAGGAACTCCAGGTCCTCCTCCTTCATGTGAAGCAGTATCTTCGTCCCCCCCTCCTTCAACATGTCCTCCTCCATCTTCTCCTCTACCGAATACCCCGTCTGGGCATCCGAACTCCATTGCCACAGCTTTCCCCCCTTCTTTCGAGTCAAGACGTCCACACGATTCGCCACCAAAAACGCCGAATAAAATCCCACCCCAAACTGTCCAATCATGTCCTCCCCCTTCCCCTGCTCCTCTAAAAACTTGGCCGTACCCGAATGCGCAATCGTGCTAAGATTCTGTCTCAAATCCTCATCACTCATTCCAATCCCATCATCCTCAATACCCAAAACCTTACCCTCCTTGTCCACACTGATCCGGATCCCATACGCCTCTCGCGTCTTGATCGCTCCAGCTTCCGCTCCAGCTCCAAATCTCGCCTTGTCCAATGCATCCGAGGCGTTCGAAATCAACTCCCGCAGAAAGATCTCCTTCTTGCTATAAAAAGAATGAATGATCAGATCCATCAGCCGGGGAATGTCCGCCTTGAACTCGTACGTCGTCTGCGCCATTTTCGTTTCGTTCTTCTTCTTTTTTATTATAGTCGTAAATTCTTAAGCCTCCTCTGTTTTAGAGGCGAGGAGGGAGGAGAAGCGGGAGAGGTGGTAGGACACGGAGTAGGGATGAAGAAACGAGAGGATGGGTTGAAGATAGGGTTGAATCTCATGGGGAGACAGTAGGGCACGAGGAAAACTGGACGAGGCGTGTAATCGAAGGTGGATCTCTTGTAGGATTTCTTCTCGTCGAAGGATACATGAAGGAAGGTTAGGATGGTGGTCAGACGGGAGATTGTTGAGGTCCGGATGAGAGGGAAATCTTGGAAATAAAAGGGGTGATGGCGCCGTTGTGTTTCGACTCGGATCGTACACCGGCAATGGATCCCATTCTCTGGATTCAAGTTCCTTCTTCCACTTTTTTCGAATCTCGTCCGGGACGGGTAAAAAGGTAACGGCAAGAGAGTACTGGAAGTAGAATCGACCGGTGGACGTGGTGGTGATGGACGCACAAAACTCGCGGGTTAGGTCTTCCAGATGTCGTGAGGGCAATGCCATGTTGTGACACACTTCGGCCATGACAAAGGTCGACGAATACAAATGATCTAGACGAACCACGCTTCCCACCTCTTGAGGGAAATGACTCACCACGAGCTGTGATGACGACAGGCCATTGGCCTCGAGATAATTAAAAAAGGCCAGCGGAGACACCATCACAAATTCCTTCTTCTCGTCCAACAACATATTCGAATACTTTTTCTTCCACCGAAGAAACGACTTGATCTGCCCCATATGCTCAAACGGCGCATAGTGATGATACGAGGTTCCCCCAAGATACCCCATCATCCGATACACCATCGATGTATCCCGAGAAGTCAACTTGTGGTCCGTTACCACCGTATACAATGATGAGATAAAAATCGATAATATATCCTGATGCCGGTTTAACCGGAAAGGGGCTACGTTAAGATGATGCATGTTTTTATAGAGGATGTGGCTTTTACCGTAGTCGATGAGGACGGGGTAGAATTGGGGGGTGATGCGGGCGTTGGGGAAGGTAAAGGTCTGATGCTGGGTATTTTCTCGAATCATGATATTCCAGGGATAGAGATCAAAGTGGATAAATCCAATCTCTTGTTGAATCCATTCCAACAAAAGGGCGAGTTGGCGCAGGATGGAGAGAAGAAAATCCATGACCCGATGAGAGGGTTGATGATGAAGATGATGTTCCAGCGTTTCTCCGGGGATGAAATCAGAAAGGATATGTCGACCTCCCCGGGAGCCGTAAGAATAAACAAAAAAGGGATACTCGTTCGCAAAGCGGTTCATTCCCATTTGGGCCACAAAGTGTTCGTGAGTCATGGTGGGTGGGTGGGGACGAAGAGGAGTCTTGACGCATACCTCTCGTCCACCGATCTTGATCTTTCGAATGGAGGTGCTCCGGCTATGAAAAAGCACGTCTTCTTGTTCGATCTTGTTGATGAGAAATTCCTCGGGGATCTGACGCAAGACCCATTCAAAAGTCCGAGGATGAAGTTGATCCCATCCGCCTCGTTTCTCCAAGGCCTCGAAATTCTCTTGAAAGGTCGAAAGAAGGGGAAATACCCGTGGATTCTGCAATCGATTGCCTTCGATTTCCAGGGTAAGATGTTCTCGTTGGTACTGGAAATCAAAGAGGGAAAGGTGTGGGAAACGAAGGCGTCCCGTCACTTCGGACAGGCTCCACAACGTATCCTGAAGAGTATCCAGGAGCGCCTCCCGTCCAAGGTAGGTGACATAGAAAGATCGGGCGGCGATCGCGATCGCCTCGGATTGTTCGGGGTGGTTCTTACACCAGCGTATTTTTTCAAAAATGTCGTTGGGGTTGTTGGGATCCAGCGGAACAAAGTGCTCATACGGCTTCAAACGAGACTGAAACCACAAATGATAGGGACACGGATAGAGGAGGACGACCGAACCCAGAGATAGATCCATGCCCAATCGGTATGCCGAGGAGTGTCCCGGAAGATGCAGAATGTACTTGTACCCAGCCTGTTCTTCCTGGGTCATGGTGGGAACTCTCCCAATCTTTTCCACCAATGATTCGTCAAAAGTGTCGTAATATCCACCATGACGTCGTGGTCGACAATTCCATTTGGTGATGCCTGCATCCAGCCACAAATTGCCGTCTTGATCCTTTCGACCTTCCCGGGAAAGAAGAGAGAAGAACAGACGAGGATTCGTGCTCGGCGTAAGTCCCATTCCCGTGGATGCCCCACGGAAGACCGCCGTGTCTCGTTTGGATCGGAAATCCGCGCGATAGGCATCCGGAAACGCCCGAAACTCTTTTCCAAAAAGCTTGGTGGGATCGGCCTGGTAAGAAGCCCTGGCCCAGTCTTCCCAGGTAGGAATGGGAATGTCTGCATGAATCTCCGTGCCCGTCATCCCAAGAATAGGGCAGTATCGATCATGTCGATGAGATACCAAGGGCGTGTCTTTTCCAAAGAGGGAATCATAGGCCTCTTTTCCATCGATCCGTAGGATCGGGAAATCTCTTTTGTTCAAAAAATATTCTCCGTCAGGAAGAATACGTTCTCGTGTCAGACAAAGAAACATGTCTCGGAGGGTCGAGATCCCCGAGTCTCCCTCACTCGTGGGGTATTCATACCGGACCAGTCCATTGTTGGCATACCAATGATCCATCATGAAATGAACACGAGATTTCTGGAACTCGTGTCCCGACATCGCAGAGGCCTTTTCCAACATCGAATTGAGCCCCCTTGGATATTTTTGAGAATCTACCTTGATCTTATGCGACCACTCGTTGCGAAAATCTACCTTGCTAAAAGGTAAAAAGACGCGGAGCTCGCCTCCCACAATCTTGAGAAAGATCCCCTTCTTAAACTTGTGAAAAATATACTCAAAGGTCTGAATGACATGGTCCGTCTGAAGTTTTCGGTAGAGTGGACAGTGAACCTGTGGAGGAACCATCCCCTTCGCCTTGAACTCGTACCGCTCCTCATGAGAGGTCCGATCCCAATACTCAAGGAACTGCTCGTAATCTCCTGCGGTAAAATGTGTTTGTTTGAAAAACTTGTAGCGTGGATTCGTATTCACCGATCGTGCTGCCTTGGCTTCCATCAGCGACGAATAAAAATCAGGATTCACCTGAAATTCATCCGTATTGGGCATGTCTTTTTCCTGTAATATGAATCACGTTTTACCAACAGCAAAGATTAGTTTCTTTTTCAAAATTTTACTCTTTATATCCCCATGTGAGAGTATGAAAATCAAATTCAGGAGGAGTGAGATTTAGATTCACGTGTAAAAAACAAGATGATGGTTCACTAACTGGCTGGAAATCGTTCGATGGCGTCCCAAAAGGCCTCGTCGTCGGCTTCTTTTTTACGTTGTTCGGTGGTATCTTGAACCTGGATCGAGACAATACGACCCATGATGTGAAGAGACAACGAATCTATTGAATCCAGGAGCATTCCGATGGTTTGCTTGTGAACCTCGACATGTTGAGGAGTCTGTTTTTTCTTGGCAAACCAGGATCGGATGTAATCTTCTATCGGATCGGGGACATGGACTGTGGGTCGATTTCCCATAATCTCTTTCTGTGGTATATATTTTTTTTTTAAATGTATTGATGTACAATAAAACATGCTCAGAATCAAGAAAACGATCATCAGTCCTCGTGTAGGGATTCTTCCACGAGTTGCGGCGATTGAGAGCGAGCACCGTCATCTTCAATCAAAGAATCAAGTAAAGAATAATTCCATGGTCCAGGCCTTTCACCATTCCCTCAAAAACCCCCTCCACTTTTTCAACACGTTTGGGCAAGAGATGAAAAAAGCGATTACGACCTATCAGACACAGAACAAGGATATGAATCTTTATTCTTATGGCAAGATGATGAAGAATGTGCTCGACGATCCTTCGTTGACTGTGATGGAGATGGAGCTTCACAAACCTTCTGTCAAGATCAAGGGAACCAAGATTTCAGTGGGAATCAAGAATGTATTTACCAAGCTCGCGGGATATTTCTATACCACGCTCCATCTACGCGGTCGTTTGCGTTTCTTATTCTTGTCGTTTCGGGATCATCCAGAAGAGGCCAAACAGTGGCCCGTTCTTCCTCTGGAATGGATTGAACCTAACGGGATGTTGGAAGAAACCTTGCGTTCCATCGTCCTTACCCCCACGTCTTCCAATGAGGCGCAACAGGAGGTTGCTGCGCTCCTTGTACCCGGTTGGACCCTGCTTCTGGATACCTATGATGCTCAACTTTCTCTGCGATGTACCACACCTGCCAATAGTTGTCTCTACCACCCCGAAAAACGATTCCATCCCCATCGGCCTCGTCTCCTGACCAAGGACAAATTAATTGGTATGGCCCGGGAATGCGGCTTATCTGATGCGGATCACAGAACCCCTCGCACACGTATTTGTCATTTCCTGGAGACCTTTCAACCCTTTTCCATCGCCCTTCGTCTTTTCTTGGATACTCATCGCAAAGACCTTTTAGAGGTGATGCAACCGGATCCTCGTTTCCGCGTCCTGCTCAAAGGTGGGTACAATCTCCGGACGCTCATGGAACAACAGTACAATCTGACCAATCAGGTCTTCACCTCTGATATTGATCTGATGGTGACCAACTACAAAAGCACGTGGACCCTCCAACGAACAATGAACTATTGGCACCGACTGTTGACTCGCTTTATTCAAAAAACATCTCCCGAAGAATTCAGTTTGGAAACCATCAAGATTGACGACCCCCTCTCGACGCTTCGCATGATTTACCAGCTCAAGTTCATGGGTAACGATTTTATTGACATTGGTTTCATGGACAACGAACCGCTTCGGCGCTCTGATATCAATACGGAGATTTCCAATAAAACGGGTCTCCCCGTTAAGACATGGTCCTTGGCGTTGAAAGAACTTTTTCAAATGATTGTTTGGGAAAATCTGGAAGAAGCCGGTAATCCACGTGCCATCCAACGCCGTAATCCATTCACCGGAACCCTCCCCGAAAAAGGAATCCGTGATCTCTACCGCGCCCGCACTGCCTGCGAGATTATGAAATCTCTTCCCATGCTCGTCAAAACCAAGGACCAAAAAATGATCCAGGAATTATGCCGCCATTCTTCCTTTCTATGTTTCGACAAATTAAAGGAATGGAGTCAAGAACGACGGAGGGCCTTTTTCTTTCAGTTAAAAAACATACTTTCTCGTTACCAATAAAGTACGTTATTGAATTCATTGAATCATCATGATCACTGGTTTTGGACGAGATCTCGCCATCATCACCCTTGTCCTCTTGGTCTTTGGAATTCTGTTCTATGCGATACAACGACGAAAGCAGAGTTTACGACAGAAGCATGAGAGTGTATCCAGCCTTGGAAATGTTCTATCGGTCTACTTCCACCTCTATTCGATTGCCATTTATCGTGGACAAGATTTTGAGTGGAAACAACCCTTGCCTTCCTATTTTCTAGCACAACTTCCTTCCAAGATTCCGTACGATCCTAACGTACATGCGCCGATTCGCCATCAATGGATCGTAGAACAAATCTCGGAAGAGAAACTTGTGACGCTCCGCTCAGATGCCGCATGGTTTGTGAATGAAGATGACCTACAAAAAATATGGGATGGGATGCATCCTTTGGTACATCGCATACTTGAGGAGGCCCTGGTTCAAAGTGAATTAAAGAAAACCGTCAAGATACCGGTGATTCATTTCCGGTGTGCGGACACACCTTTTTGTCGACATGACAAGTATCATTTTCAAAAATACATTTTTTTCAGAGATGCATTACAAGGCCATGACAAGGTGATTTTACTGAGCTGTCATACTCACAACTCCCGGGCCGATTGGACCGACGCCTGTCGACAGTACTCTGATTCTTTGAGAAACTACCTGACGGGGATCGGAGTCCAAGTGACCGTTCAGTGTCATGAAAGCAATCTGAAAGACTTTGCCACGATGTTTTACGCGCCCTTGGTGATTTCGACCGGAAGTTCGTTTTCGTTCATGGCCGGATACTTTGGTCATGGGACGTTTCATTCCGCGGGTCATGTCCACGACCCTGAAATGACCTCACCACTCTCTTCTCTTCCTCCTTGGATGAGATATGATACGGATGTGGGTCATCAACAGGTTTCCGATTACCTCAACGTTCCATCCGTGATCAAGCTTCTTCACACTTCGTAGCATGTACCTCTAAAAAAAAAAATACAGAATTTCTTTTTTCCTCTTGAGCAAAAAGAAAGATGTACTGCTGTGCCACACCCATTGAACGCTGTCAGGGTAAGTCCCAAGTGACCACCATTAATCAGACTCGCAACGCCTGCCTCGAATTCTGTGTCCGACAAACCGGTCCCACCACCGACATGTACTCTTCCCCCTGTGGTCGTTTCTGTCAATTTGTCGTCGACCAGAAAATCAAACAGTACGGCTACTCCCCCTGTGAAAAGAAAATCCAACCCGCCGTCTTTTGGTATCCCTCCTCGTAACCCTATTAACATCTTAACAACATAATCGAGATGTGAAAAAAAAGAATAAAAAAAAGAGGAGAAGAACAAGACAATAAAGAAAGGATGAATGGAGAGGATAACGATCGATCCAGACGATTCTTGCGATGTTTACTCGAGATGGGGATAGAGGAGGAGAGTTTGATTCGGGAGATGACCTCCCAATGGTCACATCAATTTCAGAAGGAAAAGGTATTTGGTTGTTTTGTGGTGGAGGAAGAAAAACTTGGGGTAGTGGACACATGCCATGGTTACCTTCCCTGGTCACAGATTGAAAAATTATCCGGACGGATTGTGAGAAGAAACGAGCACTCTCTCATGGTGGCGGAAATGATGACGATTTTTTTGAACGGCTTGAGGAAAAGCAAGAACAAGGGATCGCTCCTCATGTGTTTTTTTATGCGTCCCCTTCGAGAGGTTCCGTCCATGAATGAGAAGGATACGTATCATCGACAGGGATGGGATCCGGAAGGAACAGGATTTGTCCATTATCACCATTTTCCACAGGACCGTTCCTTGCATGTACCCTTCTTGATGGCCGACCCCCCTGCTTTTATGGCCCATTTATACCAGAACAAGATGCGTGAGAACGATCTGGCCGAGTCGTTTCCCATTCTACGGGTTCGAATCGAGACGGGATTTGAGGAGAAGATGGAGGTGCTCAAGATTTTTTTCAAAGACTGGACTCGCACCTTTCGAGCAGATCCCTTTTCAGTATTTCTTCTTGAATCATGCCGCAATCTTTTGGGTTCCTGGTCCGTCGAGGTGGAAAAGAAAAAAAATATATGGGTCATGGAGACACGAGAACGGATTTTCAAAAATCCCGAACCCTACTCCCTTGAATTCCTTCTCGCCCTCTTTATGATTCAGACTCGAGCACCCATTCCCGTCAAGAAACGCCTGCTGGCTGTTATTCTCAACCGTATTTCATGCCCGTCTTCCGATGTTCAGAAACATCGTGAGAAAACGGTTGGTATATTACCATTGATACTGGACGACCTCGGAGAGAATATGGAGAAGGAGACGTTGGTAAAAATTCAGCGGATCTTGCTTCTTCAGTTTGACAAGATTTGTTACAAGCTAGAGCATGGGGTGGAGATCAAAGGGATCGCGGACTTGTTTTGGTTCTGTTGGTCCTTCATCCAGGTGATTTCGTTGATGGAGTTAAAACCTTACTATCATTCTTATTTTGGAAGGATAGTGAACGATGTGGAGAAATGCAGGATCGAAAATACAGGGGGGGACCTTATGACGGAGATTCTGATCATGGGATGTGTCAGGATGCGGAACAAGATGATTGAAATGATGCCCGCGTTGGGAATGTTTTGTCCGATTTTTCCTTGTCAAGAGAATGAAAAGGAGATGCAAACCAAGCTCTCTCAGAAAATGGTCGACAGGGTCCTTGTCAAAGATAGACACATGGTGGGAATTCAGGGACTGAGCGCGCAAGATACTACGCTGGCCTTTTTCATTTTTTCTCTGGTATAGATTTTTTTTTCTGAAACTATAGAAAAAGAAATGAACTCCTGGTTATTTTACAAGAACTGTACATGCAATGGAAAACCGATTTATTCAGCCATCACGGACTGTAAACAGTGTCAAGATCAATGCAATATTCTTTACAAGGATCCAGTCGTAGTATGTCAACCCTTTGTTTCCGATAAGAGTACCTCCTCCCCTTCTTTTCAGGAAAAAAACGACAAGAGCGAGCTTTTCATGAATATCCTTAATATATGTGTCACGGTTATTGTGATCACACTGGTCTTTTTCATCACCTCCTGGATCTATACCGGTCATGCCCTGACGATCTCCCGTCGGTATGGGAAGAACTATTTGTCCTTCCTTAAAAAGATTCCGACTTATTTTCGACGAGACACCATCAAAAAAAAAAAAATTATTCCTCAAGAAACATAAGTGAATCAATGCGTTGGTGGTGGAAGGCCTTTGTAGATGTCCTCTTCTTTCCCGGATTGGGTGGATCCGTGTTGAATCATGAGCATTCCCATCATCAGATTTGGCCTCCATCCTTTTACCAATTCGGTAGTGTGTGGAACAGTATGAAGATTATTACCCATTCCCAACAGTGGAATACCTCTCTCTCTCATGAACCCTTTTCTTTCCAGCCTCTTGTGACCGGAAAGATAGGAGATCCTTATGCCGTCCCTCACCGTATTTTTCATCAAGATTGTTACGGATCGTTTCTTCATCAATTCCAACTTCGCTACGGTCCTACCGACCACATCCGATTGCATGTGGTCCCCTACGACTTTCGTCTGATCCATGTTCCTTCCTACCGGCAGGGATTTTTTGATCGAGTCCGACAAAAAATTCTTCAGTGTCCAAACAAGATTATTCTACTTTCACACAGCCTCGGTGGACTTGTTGTTCACTCCTTTCTTCACTCGCCAGGAGCACAAACTCTTCCTTCAAATAGGGTTCAATGGATCGCGGTGACTCCTCCCTTTTCCGGATCCATTGAAAGCCTCCAGGCCCTCCAAAACCCCCTCTTCTCTCATTCCATTGTCCACTTTGGCGGCTTTCTCCGATGTCTACCTAACCTTCATATAGAGCACGGGAATCTATGGCGTGATCGACATCGTAAGATTCCTCTTGATTCCATGAGCGAATTTCTTTCCCTGGTTCCGCAGCTGGATAGCCGAGTACTTTCAGAATTTGTGGAACCGGACATGAAACAAATCCTCCGACCTCCTACTGTACCCCTCCTCGTAGTGTACGGTAATGCCTCCACTTCCACCCTCGTCTCCTACTGTTTCACCTCCAAAACGTTTGAAACCGGTCCCGGTGATGGAACTGTTTCTGTTCAATCGGCCACCTCGGTTCCCTTACTATGGCAACCACACACTCCCGTGACCCTTCATCCTATCCAAGCTCGTCATGGATCCATTCTTGCTCACGCGGATTTCTTCTCCCTTTTGGACCCTCTTCTCATAACTCTGAAATAATTTCGTCATCCGGAGAAATATCATCATAAAGCCCAAGACAGGTCAAAATCGCCGTCCGTATCGCCTGTTCAGATGGTTTGGTCAGAAGATTGTTTATATTAATAGGACTAATGCCTTCCTCTCGTTGCTGTTGCTGCTGTTGTTGCTGTTGCGGTTGATGTTGTTGCGGTTGCTGTTGTTGCTGTTGTTGCTGTTGCTGTTCCTGCTGCTGCTGCTGTTGCTGTTCCTGCTGTTGCTGTTGTTGCTGCTGATTCGGAAGTTCAGAGTCGACCACTTCATAATCCTCTTCTTCCGCTTCTTTCACTTCCTCTTGTTCTTCTTTTGTTTCCTGGTCCGTGAGAATGGGAAGCGGAATGATTCGTTCACCAGGAGCAGTACTGGTGGGAGGATCTCCCATCAAGGTGGCTTTGATGGCATCGATGGCCTCCTTCTTTCCATAAAACCATTTATTCACACGGTCGTAAAAGGCCATACCACTGGACGGATTCTTGGGAACGGGGCGATCGAGACAGAGATTATTACGCAAATCACAGTATTCGTTCGGAGAGCAGGTGAAATTATCGGCATCACAACGATTTTTACGAAGTAACGCCTTGAGTTCTTCCCTCTTTCCGCGAAGGAATTTACCCTCACGTATGCCGTGGTCGTACAACACTTTTTCAATTGCCTTTTTGGAATGTAGCTGATTCAGGACCGACTCGGGAACCGGCCATTCTGTAAATTCAATCACCTCCTCTTCTTCTTCCACCGTTGGTGCTGCTCCACCTTCCTCTTGCGATGAAGACTCTCGATGTTCTTCGATACGTTTCATTAAGAACTCACGAACAGTATCTCGATCACTCTTGTTCTTGTTATCCCATCCCTCCATGGTGGCGAGTTTACGCATATCCGGATAGGTCATATTCAACAGCTCTGCCTTGGTTTTGGGTAGTGTCAAAACCTTTTTCTTTCTCTTCATGACCACGGCATTCCCTTCTTCGACGGCGGCCGCCGCAGCCGATGCCACCACGACCGATGGAGACGAGGAAGACGGTGGTGTGATGGTCGCATTTTCCGGATCTTTCTTGGCCAAAAACTCCTTCATGGAGGTCTTGGTCAGACCGTGAATGGATTTGCGAAAATCTGAGTACTGTTCACACTTTTGACGCAACATATCCTTTTCTGTTTTTTTTAACTTTCCCCCCGCTAGAAAGTTGATACAGCTATCACGATCTTTGTGTACCTTGGGATCATTTCCGGCCTTGCTCTTCGCTAGCTCAACCAACTCTCCCTTGTTTTTTTTTTGCATCTGCGATCTCTTGTATATTGTTTCCATGATGATTGTTTTTTCTTTCTTTTTTTTTTTCTTTAAATTATAATAAATCAATTAGTAAAAAAAAGAAGGATGAGTGGAGAGGGGGACATGCAGTTGGATCATCTTCAACAACGTTTGACGTTCTCAGAAATGCTACAGAATATTATTTATTTTTTTAATCAGGTCCACATTCGTGACTACGTGATTCACCACTTTATTCATCTCCTCTCTCACCACGAAGACCGTGTTGCATGGGATGGAACCTATTATTTCGACGAGGAAGGGATGATGGATACGTACTATCACACAGAGACTCCTGAAAAAACGAGTCTGACAGAATTCATTCGACATCGCAAGGTATTTCATTCTCCCATCAAGAAGAAATTCATCTTGTTTACCTGCTGCATTGTGTATGAGGGCAACAAGGTTCATTACCTAGCCTTTGTCTATAAAACCAGTACCAAGGTGTTGGTGGCGTTTGATTCGGGAATCCATGTTTATCCCAAGGGCCAAGAATCGCTCCTTCCGTTGATTCGCAAGAGTTTTATCAGACTGGATTTGATCACATCGGAAAAGCATTCTTTGGAACGAGTAGGACTATGTCCCCAGGTCCATTACGGCAAAACATGGAGCATCCAATATGATGGTAGCGATCCCGCTACCACTAAACTCCCCGCCGATTCTTTCTGTCAGTCCTGGACCCTCTTTTTTCTTATTGAATTCCTCCGTCACAACCTGACGGACGATTTCCTGCCTTTGTGGTGTAAGGTTCATCCGAAGCACCGCGAGAATTTCATCCTAAACAACATGTTTCTTCCTTTCCTGATCTATGATCCCTACCTTCACCGTGCCTTTAAGAAATTCTACCCAGAAGGGAAGCTTCATCTTTTGACCAATACGCTGACTCGATCTGTCTGGCACAAGGTTCAAAATAAATGATCAAGTATTCGCAATCCAGTCGGCCAATTATTTGAGTTGTGTCGATCGAAATTTTTGAGGAAAATTTCGATCTCTTTGTTTAGAATTCTGGTGATGATTCTCGTACCCATTAAAGGAAAGTATTAGGACCATTTGGTGAAGCATCGATAGTTGCTGTATCAGTTGAGGAAGAATTGGTAGGAGGTGGTGTTATAGGAGATGATGGTGGTGCTTCTTCATGGTGTTGTTGATGTTGTTGCGTTATTGTCTGTAATACCACCCCTCCTTGTTGGTGTTGATCTTCATCATCTTGATCCTGTGGATAACCAAGCATACTCGAAACATTAATTCCGGCAATATGAGTTGTGATATAGGCTAACGTCAACGCACTATATCCCATATTGGCAAAGAGGGTGGTTTTGAGTAACCAGTTGAACTTACTGATCCCGAGACTCATTGAGATGGCGCTCAAGGAAAGAGGAAGGACCGACAAGGTAATGGTCAGCAACGACCAGATACTCTTCATAAAATTATTGCTCATTCCTGTTTTATTGAAAAACTTTAGTAAGAAAAAGAGGGACATGGCAAAGTATTGAATCGTCTGAATCACAAACGTAGAAATCACGAGATTACCGGTTCCCACACAATCCCCAAAATTAGTGGTGATGTAGTTCGTACCCAGTGTACTGGCATACAGTCCGAATCCGGAATTATTCAAAGCCAGGCAAATAAACAAAGAGTGAAGACCAAGAACAAGAGAAATAATAACTAAAACGACGTCCATGTAGGTATTTTGTTTAACATATTCAGCCGCCTCGAATACTTTACCGGCTGCTGACGAAACTACACCCCCTGCTTTAGTAGCAAATTCCGTTCCTTTATTAGCAAATTCCGTTCCTTTTTCAGTAAAAAACCTTCTTGCTGCACCTACTTTTTTCGCCGCTGCTAAATAATTTGAGTCTGCCTTTGTTTTCGCTGTGCTGTAATCTGTAACTGGGTTGCGTGCCAGTCCGTCTGTAAATTTATATTTGTCTCCTAATCTCTTCTTCATCAACTTACTAAGTTTTTCATATTTGTTTCCGTTTTCATCTTGTCCTACTCCTTGTCTCAATACTCTTCTAATAGCATTACTAGTCTCTTGATTTAAACTGTCCCAGTATTGATCAGCTTGTTCTTGATTTGTATAATTTGATGAAGTGTTTAAAGTCTTCTTTAGCCTTTGAGAGTCTTCGTTCAGTTTGTGTGTGTAATCTCTTAACTTATCGAGTTGCTTAAGTGTATCTTGATCAAGCTTAATATTGCTTGATAGCTCAGTTATTCTTGCTAATTCTTGTTGGGTCATTGGTGTGCCAATAGCATCTTTTTTCAATAGTTTAGCTAACTGATTCGCGGACTTTACTTCATCTGGTAAATCTTTACGTGTAATATATTGGCTCCAATAGCGTTGTCTAGGTTTGACAGTCTTCTTTAGAGGTGGTTGTTGAGGTGGTTGTGGGATCATTTCGGTTGTGGCTGGTAATCCTGACATGGTATGGTTTCTTTTTTTATGGTACTCAATAAAAAATTTTTTTTTTTTTTAAACATTTGCATTTTGTTTTTTCGGTTCTCATTTGACAAATCGGTAGGCGATTGATTGGTTACGGCGGTCTACACGGACCACTTCGCCTCTTGAAAAGTGATAGTAGCGCGATACCGGATCGGACCGTAGAAGGACTGGTAGACAATGGATGTCGATCTTCGGAAGGTGTTTCGAGATCTCGTCTTTCGGGACACGGACGTGTGGCGAGTAGAGCCGATGTTGAGTGATATTGTACTGTAGCTCCTTCTTCTCAAACGTCTCGATCGTGTAATCCAAGAGGTGCTCCACCGCCTTTTTCGCACTTGACGTGATGATATTCTGAAACACCACCAACCCGTGTGGAATCTTGTGCTGCTGGAGCTGGTACACCAAATACTTGACACCCTCGATATTGAACTTTTCATGCCGGCACAAGTAGACCAAAATCACCTCGTCCTCCTCCTCGTTCTCCGCCAGAAACACGTCCTCCTGTGATGGACTCAGACGCCACCTCACCAGTCCCCGGTCCGTCATCATTTCTCGCAGTGTGACCACCACCTTTTCCCATGACATAATTGGTAGTTGTTTAGATCGAACTCCGTGTCATTCTCGTTTCAATTTTTTTGGTATAAAAAATCATCTGGGAGCTCAATAAAACAATGACCTGTAGTCTGAGATGGCAGGGACGAGACGACCATTCTCATTCCATCCCTCTTTATCCCTGGGATCGCGAGGACACCGTCCTGGATCGCATCGCCCTGACACAGGGCACACCGCTACGATCCCTGACTGTCCGCGGTCTCGATCTCGTCGAATGCAAACTCGTGGAAGTGATTGATTGGCCTCATCTGCTTCACCCTCTTCTGGAAGAAAAGTTGAATTCATCCGACATTCCTCGTCTCGGTCTTCTCCTCCCCGAACTCCGTCGCGTCCTCGGATCTTCACCGATCCAGGTTGAAGACAAACTTCTTCTCCGAGACCTCATGATCGAATGGCTCCAGGACCATGACAAGATTGTGGATGAGACCTCATGGCGCTCCTTTTTTCCCACCGATCCCGAGACATGGCAACAATGGAAAGAAGGCGCCGCCAAAGCGCGTGCGGAGGACCACGCTCGACACCGAGAAAGTCAACAACGAGAACGTGCCTACCGCGTCTTATCGGATGTGTATCGCACCCGAGGTGGAGGGGTGGAAGAATCCAAGAACGAGGAGGAAGACAAGATCATACGAACGTCATGGCGCGTCAAGAGTCATCGTCTTATCTACCGCCTCCAGGAATCCCGTCTGCTGGGTGACCTGTTCAATTCCGCCTCTCTCCCTGAACCATGGCTCCTTCTCCTCTTCCACGAAACCCGACTCTGGAGCCAACCCCCCAAAACCTTTAGCATGATACGCCGTTACCACGATCCCCGTGTCCTCGCGCTCGTCGAAAATCTCACCAAAGACGAGGATGATAAGGAACTTTTACAGGCATCACAACAAGGTTTGTCTCTGTACCGCGAGAACCTCGAAAAGCCCGTGCTGATTCGCCATACCAAGGATCATCTTGAAATGGAATTGGAATCACGACACGGCCTCGATCTCCTGTCCGAGGTCCGAGAACTCCTGAGCCTTCGTGGCGAGGTGACCAGCACCGAAGATATCGGACTGGTCGGCACCATGACCTATCGTGATCTCTACATTCCCTACCCGCTCTTTCAAGACGTATGCATGAATAATAGGACGGTCCACCACTTTCTCTACATCAATGAACTCCGCCGCGCCCATTATCAGACCTCTCTCCCCGTCTGGTTCCGCCCCGACCTCCGCCAGATCCTCGGTCTCCCCGAAAAACGCGATCGGACCTCCTTTTACACCCCGGACCTCACCCTCGTCAATACTCACCGACACTCCGGATATATGCTTCAAATCAATCTCACCACACCCCTCCGGGAAGACAAGCTCGAAGTCTTTATGAATATCATGGAACGCCTCCTCCACTATTTTCTTCAACAACAAAAAGATCTGGTCCACTATTATGAACAATTCCTTCCCGACTTCCAGGCCGACCTCGAAAAGACCAAATCAGACCTGTCCAAGGTGAAACAGGAAAGCCATTCCTACCTGACCCTGTACCCCATGATGTTCGTCAAAGGCCTCTACAGCGTCCGTTGTCAAAAGCCCATGCAGCCCATCCTGGTGAGTGAAAAGGAAGCCGCCTCTCTTCCCGAAAACAGTGTCCTCTTCTTCCCTCCTGAACCCAAAGGCGAGATCATGCCCGAATACTACCATTGCCCCAATCCCAAATACCCTGTCGCCGGCCTCTTCCCCATGGACATTAACGGTCTCGATGTCTACATCAATCGTGCTCCCTGCTGCTTCAAGAGCAAGCGCGATGTACCGGATGCGGCGCGGTTGGCCTCGGTCCGGACGCGGGACGACGAAGACTGGCAGGAGGCGGAGGAAGGAGGTGGTGGTGGGATGATTCGTTCGATCGGGACGGGCAAGGAGACCAAGGATGATATCACGGGGGATATGCTGATCAAGTTCATGGGTCAGAAGGGAAGAATCAATCCTCCTCTGATCATCCGTTTCTTTATGGCCATCGATCCTCTTGCCGAGTATCGTCGCCTTGGGAATCAGCAGGGGCCTTCCTCGCTCATCTCGTGCTTACTTCAACGGTACAATCTGTCTGAAAATTTTACGGATAGTACGGTGGAAGAGGTCCGAGAAAAGATGGCGCGTGACGATCGTTGTGTCCAGGCCTGTCTTCAGGAAAATCCAGGTCGAAACTTCGAGGAGGTGCGCAAAGACATGGCGGATCCTCGCCTCTATTTCGATCCCCGTCGTTTCTATCGCGCGTGTGAACTATATTTCCAGGTCCTCCTCGTGGTGTTTACCAAGCCACCCAAAATCCAATCGACGCATGCTGAGCTCCTCTTTCCCTTTTCTATGCGGTCGCATTATACTCAACAGCACCCACATCGTGACCACATCGTCTTTGTGATGGAACACTGGGGTGGAAAAACCAATATCCTCACCAAGCTCTCTCATCCCCACAACGAACTCCTCATCTACAAACCCTTTACCGAGACCAACTGGCGTGTGGATTTCACGTCCAGTCGTGTGATGGGTGTTCTTGAGACCACGCGCCTGGATTTTGATGCGAGCCGTCTCCTCCAACCCTTGGATACCAAGGTGTGGTTCCTCCGAAAGGTCGTCGGACAGACTGTCGATCCCCTCGGTAAGGTCCGTGTCCTCCATTTCAAGATCGGGAACGACGATTCTCATCCGACGATCCTTCCCGGTATCCTTGACCAGCCACTACCGATTTTGGATAAGGAAGAAGGCGTGACCGCGACCGAGATCCCGGCCATCTCGTTCTCTGACTCGACCAAGGCGGTCTCTCTATCTCCCTCGATCCTCACCTTTCTTCAGAGATTCCATCAATGGACCCGTGTACGCCTTCATCCTGACCAGAAAACCCTGCTATGGACGGTCACTCAGCCTCGTGTTTTCTGGCGTCTCAGCGACACCGTCGCTCATTCGCTGAGTCTGACGTTCCTGCTCCGACTTTCTCAACCTCTCTCGTCTGAGGTCTTGCGCCAACGTCTCGCCGAACACACCGTCCTTCAAAAAGACCATCCTCATCTCCTACGAGAATTAGAAGCCATCCCCACCCTTCCACCTTCCCTGCTTCTTCCCACCATCCAGATGGCACCGGAACTGACGCTCCAACAACTCCGTTCTACCGCGCGGTACCAGGAAAAACTGGCCCGTTGTCTCTATGATCTCTCGGTGAGCTGTTTCGCTCATTATCTGAGAGAACACAAGATCCCCATGGGCGCCATGGACCCCGATGAGATCCTCGACAGCTTTAAAAAACGCCATATCCTGATTGATCCACAATTGGCGCCTCCTCTCGACCGATTGATCGATCCCTCGACGGCAGTAGAAACGTTGTATCGCGAGAAAAAAATTCACATGCCGCATCTTGATTTTTGGAAACGTGTGGCCTACAACCTCCGATGGCAGATGTTTTATGACGGGAAGGGACTGGAGGCACGAGGCCACTCTTTCCACATGCTTCCCTATTTCTATCAAAAATTATCAGATTTTTCCGTACGCCCTCTCTATTATTTATGTGAACTTCCTTCTCTTCTCTCTGTGCTTCAAGACGCCGTGGAAGGAACCTACCCCCTCCTTACCCAGTCCTTCCAGGAAATGAACCTTGAAAGCTTCCCTCGTCTCGTGGCCCGTGTCGCCTACCATCGCCAAGAATCTCCTTTCCCGTCCCAACCCTATCTCGTCGTACTCTATCCGTCGCTCATAGCCTGTCGATACGCGCTTCACCAATACCATCAATCTTCTACCCTTCCTGATCCACGTCATCTTCCTCATGAAGAAGTCTTGGAAGGCACAGTGGAAATGGTCCATGAACCCTATCGACTCTGGAACTCTGAAACCAAAGAATGGACGCTCGTCCTTTCCACTTCTTCCACTTCTTCCACAACTGTGGGACATATTGCGAATATTCCTCTGACGTATCAGAAACGAGGTCATGTGCTTTTGCTTCCTTTTCAGTCTGACTAAAATTTGGTTTTCGCTTAGAGGACAACCATGAAATCCAACACGGGATCCAAGAGATCGTCCGACGTCTCTCCGATCAGTACTGTCTTGACAATCTGTCGTTTACGGGCCTTGAACTCTCTCAATTCATCGAGAACGTTCTTCAAGGTTAGCCCCGGAAACCAGCGTTCGTGACAAAGGATGGACATACAACAGGGACACTCGTGGAAGAGTCGGACATACATTTCCTGGAACGGAACACTTGGAAGACGCCGGAAACGAGCCATGGTCTCACCATTGACCCACACTTGGGGAGGCTCAAACGGATAGTCGATAGGAAACACGACGCGAACCTCACCCAATCCTCCGTCTTGAATCAGGATCTCCTTCGAAGAAACGATGGTGACGGTATGGGTTTGCTGAACCCGCTTGATCTCCATAGGAACACGCACCTTGAAGATCCTCGTCATGATTGTCCTATTTTTTTTTTTTGGAACATCAAAAAAAAAAACAAGTTAGAAATGAGCTTGAAAGATATAAAGTCTTTCTCTCAGGATGTGTCGTTATCAATTATCCTTTTGGTGTGTGGTGAATCGCTCGCTAGTAGTCGTCAAACATACATTTCGCTCCTACTTTGTCGTAAAAATTTCTTTCTCTGCTGTTTTGAAGCTTGAAGCAAACCAATATATAATTGTTGTTGTAAAGTCTTGGATTTAAGTTGTCTAAGTTGTTTCAAAATAGTTTCTATTGTCCTTTCATCTAACCTTAAAATATCTGAGAGAGGTAAGATTAGATTTTTTTCTTGATCTGTTCTAGTTTTTTCTTGTGGATGCGTCGCTCGTTTTGGTGGTTTGGTTGATATTTTTAATAAATCAGACAAATCAGACAAATCAGACAAAGGATTGGAATTGATTTTATATAGTTGTTGAGTTCTCAAAAATTGTTGAATTGCTCTGACTTTCGCTGGTATCCATATTTTTCGAGCGAACCACATCCACCATTCTTTATTCTCCCCCTTCCATAATTCGTAAAATTTTGGTATATATTTTAAGTGTTGTTTTGTGCCTGGTTGAGTCTTTAAAACATCTTGAATTACCTTGACCATCTTTTGATGACGATTTTTGTCCCAACTCCATAGAGGTTGATCATCAAGTTGTTTTTTAAACCAGCAAGTTTCGTTGGTGATGTTGTCATGTAGATTTTTTTATTCATTCACAAAAAAAAATTTTTATATTATTCTACGGTGACGACTTTGGCCAGGTTTCTAGGAAAATCGGGATTGTGTCCGAGGAGGATGGAGAGCTCGAGGGCGAGCACTTGAAGGATGCAGTTAGCTTCAAGAAACGCGAGATGGTGGTATTGAACAGGCAGGAAGTAAGGGCAGTCTTGAATATTCTCTTGACTGATGACGAGGATAGGTGCGTGTCGGGCCGCGATTTCTTGGTAAGCATTTTCAAGTTTCTTGCGATCTTCAGGAACGGTGGAGATGAGGATGACGAGCATGTCGGGAGTAAGAAGGGCAAACGGGCCGTGTTTTAAGGAGCTGCTGGAGTATGCCTCGGAGTGAATGTAGGTAATTTCTTTGATCTTGAGTGAGGCTTCCATAGCAATATAGAAATCAGCGGATTTGCCAATCACAAACATGTTGGTGTACTGTCGAAACCGCGGTGCGAGGGTGTTCTTAATCACGGGAAAGAGTGTGAACAACACATGTTGGATCCGATCGGGCAGCGCTTGAATCTCCAGTAGTAGCGGTCGGATCTCGGCCTTTCCTGACAAGGATGCAAAGTAGCCGACAAGGAGTAAAAGTACAATTACCTGTGAGCTGAACGACTTGGTGGAAGCCACCCCCCGTTCTTTGCCACAATTGGTATAGACCCCCGCATCCACCTCGGTCGCAATCATTGAATCCACCACGTTCACGACCCCGAGGATCGGACCCTCTGAGTGATGAGCACGGAAGCGATGCATAGACTGTAAAAGATCGAGAGTCTCACCCGACTGAGAAACAACAATCAAACAGCATCGTCCCGTCCTGGGAATCATATGGATGTCAAACTCGGATCCGTCGCACACCTGGACGGTGCTCAAGGAGGTGAGTCTCCGAAAATAGCCCGTCACGAGGGAACAGGCGTGGAACGACGTGCCACATCCCAACAAAACAAGATGCTGACAACTACGGAGCCGATCGACCATGGGATCCAAACCCCCGAGATGGACCCGTTCGTCCTGGATGATCCTGGATCCATTGTTGAGACACCGACGCAGGGCATCAGGCTGCTCCATGATCTCCTTGTGAGTCCAAAACTCGTAACCCTGGCGGTCATCTTGGATCAATGGCGTCAGGTTCTTGATAGTATAAGCCGATAATCGCGAGATCATCCGTTCCTTCTCTGGATGAAGCACCACCAAATCATGATTGTAGAGCGCGGCATAGTTGGTAATGGAGGCATCAAACGCGCTTTTTTCAGAAACCACCATCACACAGGATTCTGACATCCCCACCAACAACGGACTGCCGTACCGTATACAAAAGAGGTTGTTCCTCAAACCCCGGTACTGAAGGACCAGACCAAAAGTACCTTCGAGCTGAAGACAGGTCGCATGGATCGCTCGACAGATTCGTTCCATGAGACAGCCGTCTTCCAGGGTTGAAAAGATATACGACAAGAGATGAACAATCACCTCAGAATCCGTTTCAGAGACAAACTGAATCTGTCGTTCTTGTAACGACCGCCTCAACAACTCGTGGTTCTCAATGATCCCATTATGAATTAATGAAAAATCACCCGTGTAGCCCAAATGTGGATGAGCGTTCAGAACTGTGATCCCACCATGTGTCGCCCATCGGGTGTGCGCAATCCCATTCTGGCTACTCTCTCGATTCAAAAAATCCTCATGATGATGACCAATCTTTTTTTCAATATAAAACGTACCGTCTCCCAAAATACGACTCGATCCGATCGAATCATAGCCACGATTTTGTAGCTCATGAATGCCATGTTTTAGGATCGGTGTGACATCCACCTCTTGAGATAAAACTCCTACAATGCCACACATTTCTTTATGAAAAAGAGAAAAAAAATAGGTCCATCCATCTATAGATAAAATCTATTTTCAAAGAAAGTAAGAAAGAATGAGATATTCCTCATGGCTAGCGTTTGGATTCCTTTTTTCCTATCAAAAGGTACGGCATCCACCGCGATGGTGTTGGGATCAGCTGGATTGTCTTCCGAGTCAGTTTTGCCATTTTCCTTTCTCTCCTTTCTCGTTCCTACCCGGCATCTGTGAAGACGCCAAGCCGGTGTACCGTCCCGCCCCGGTCGTCATACCGCCACATTCACCGCTTTCCTCTTCCGCTGGACAGGACGGCGTTTTTTATAATTCTGGATCCAGGCCACCATCTCGGGCTGAGCCCTCTTCCTGGCCAATTCGACGCACCTCTTTTTTTGCCAGGGAAAGAACAGGCTTTCCTTCAACCATTTCAAGACATCCCAATTTCCTTCTCGTGCCGCCCAATGACAAGGAGCCATTGTAGGATGTATCCGACCCAGATGGGTATGACACCATTGAACGACCTCGAGTTTTCCAGTCTTCACCGCCTCGTTAAAGTACAAGTTGGGACTAAAGAAAAATGGTATCGGTTGTTCCTTCATCCAATCCAGGATTTCGGTATCACCGCGCCGGATGGCCAAAAACCAATGATGAGAAAATACAACGTGTCCCTTTTCCTGAACCAGAAAACGCAGGATCTCTAACGAGCCGACGTGAAGCGCATGCATCATGATGAATGGATTTTCTTTGGGACACCCCTTCGCATAGAGCCATTGAAGCAAGGGAAGATTGTTAACCTGGATGGCGTACTGTATACTTTTATTATCCCATGGACACTGGTTCCGCACGAGCCATTCCAAGAGAGGAATGGATTGAGTCTTGACGCCAGTAAGAAATACCGTGTCATCCCATGGACATTGACGTTCAAGAAGGTAGTTCATGATTTGTTGATTGCCACCTTGGATGGCACATTGAAAGAGACGAACATCCAATGTACCCCATCCTTTTTGTAGGGCATAAAAAAAACAAGAGACGTGACCCAACAATGCCGCGTGAAAAAGGCGGTCCTGAACCAACTGTCCCATCCATTTCCGAATCAGGAGCGCTTCCTTCAAAACCCACTGGTATTCAGAAAACGCCTCTTTCAACGCCATGGGAGAAACGTTTCGGAGATGAGGAAACAAAATGGTCGGAATCGTGGATTGTTTACTGGTGTAATCGATGGTTCGCAACAGTCCGATCACATCCGGTGATTCCATGGCCCAGAGGATCTGAAGATTGCGCTGGTGTACCTCCGGGATCGCCTCTACAGGCAATTCCGTCTCGTAACCAATCGTCATAATGTCTGTATTTTTTTCTTCGTTCCAACCAAGGAAAAAAATCATTTTAAGAAGAGTCAAAAAATCGAAAGCAATGGTCAAGCAAGGGTTGTGGTTTTCCAAGCCGTTCCTGAAGGTGTAACGAGAACAGTGGTATTTCGTTCTTGTATAGTGCGAGGAATCCCGGTTGATACAAATCATCCGTCACGTAGAATCGGGGGTCTTGGTGGTCAATGATGAGGTACAAGGAGTAGGAAGGCGGAGAATCCAACAAAAGAAAAACACGGAAGCGACGGATCGCAGGGAGAACATGGACACGAAAATAATCATGAATATCTTGAATCATGGATACATCATCCTATCCTTACTCAACCTAAAAAATACCATCGTGAAAACGCGGCATCCATGATGGCTCGTGTGCGTGAAAGATCCTTACCGGTCTGTTGGTACAGGGACTGTGCTCGCCAGAGTCGAACGGGATAGCCAATCATCATAATCAGAACCAAGAGAAGGAAGAGCGGTACGATGGGAATGGAGGGACCAAGGAAGAGGGTGAGGACACCGGTGTAAAGAAAGGCGTGGAAGGCGATGGAACCCACAACGTCCGTCTTCCACAGATCCTTCGTACGAGGGTCGGTAGTTCGCAGATAAACTCGTGTAAGTGAATCCATATCTGTCTTTCTTTTATTTATGAAAATTTTTCGCCACCACCACAAGATTGTCGCCGGTAATAGGTCAACATCGATTGAAGACACTGCTTCTGATACTGCTCGTGTTCTTTGTGGATGATGGAGGAGTTATTGTCGGTAAAAATAAAGAGGGGGCGATGAAGCATGTACTTGCGCAAGGAGGTCTCTGGGACACGGTAGACGTCCACGTCAGAGACGGTGAGAGACGGTCGGGGATACTTCCAGAACCATCGGAGAAAGTCCTGGGCGTAGGATCGTCGGAGGAGGTAGGCGAGGGTGGTGGCCCCGGCGATGGCGGGTAGAAATTGGAGCGGGAAGAGCGGTGTTTGAGGCATATCCTTTTCTGGAAGAAGAAGACTCAGGTTGACAATTCCTGCGTCCTGAGGAACAATGGCGAGAAACGATCCGAAGCTTTCAATGGGCCATTCGCTCAAGAGATCAAAACATGCATCGTCTTCCATGATTAGCGCCCATTCTTCAGAAGACGATGTGTCCTGAAGGAAGGTCTCCATCGCCTTGGCATGACTCATCACCAGGGCATGCGTTTTGAGATTGACATGAAGGTCATGCTTCTTCATCTTGCGGATCCCAAAGGAAGAAAACGGAAAGGGAATCTCTTCACTGCCATCGATGCCTTCCACTCTTGTATGCCGCGCGATGCCCAACGAGTCCAGATGATGCTTCATTCTCTCCCCTCGCTCCTTGCATCGTCCAAGACTGATCCAAAAAATAGGTGGCAGTCCCTCGATTCTTGTCTTGACGTGAGGAAAAAGTAAGGGGGGCATGGCGAGGAGAGCGTCAGAAGAATAACGGTAGACCTGGGAAAGAGGGCTTTCGTCATTCTTGGGACCGTGCCAGTAAAGTGCGAGCTGGGTCTCAGAAGAGACATGCCGCATCATCGCCTTGTGCCAAACTTCCTCCCCCTCCGTAAGAGTCTGAACTTGCCACCGGAACCGCGTCTCTGTACTTCCCTCCAAAACCAGTACGGGCTTTTTCGATCCTAGAAAAGGCGCTTCTAATGGATCGGATATATCGACCGGTTTGAGGATACCGATCCAGTCCACG